GCTGATGTACCTGCTTCAACACCTGCTGATGTACCTGCTTCAACACCTGCTGATGTACCTGCTTCAACACCTGCTGATGTACCTGCTGATAAGTCTGTTTGTTCTGTTGTTGCGTCAACTAATCCTGCATCTACAACTAATAATTGATCTTGTTCCATTTTATTGATCTCTTTCTTTTTAATTTATTATAAAGACTTTTTTTGTTTTTTAAAATCTTTATTTAACATTTGTTCTTTTTATTTTCTTTTTTAATGTATTCATAATATTCCATCTATTATTGAAATATTCAAAAGTTCCTACTTCATTAGAACATATATCACCGTCTATAGGTAATACACCAGGATTTTGTTCTTCCCAACATTGTTCACCTATAGTATCTGAATATCCTGTGCTGTTTAAACTTTCTCCTTTAAAATCTTCTATATCTTCTCCAGGATATGTAGTTCCATATGTTTCGCTTTTATTAGAATAATTTGAATTCCAATCTTCGTTATTTAAGGTATTTGTATCATAATAACCATTACTATTTCTTGGAGGTTTAAAGTCATATGATACAGATTTAACGTATGTTGGTTTTAAATTTCTTCTTCTTTCAAGTTCTGCAGATTCAGCATTAATTCTTTCAACTTCTGCATCAAGATCTATTTCAAATGAATCAGGACCATATCCTTTAGCCCATCTAATAGGTGGCTCAGGTGGAAGTTCTTTTTTTTGGATGTTTTTTATATGGTCCTCTTGATCCTTTACCTGTTGCTCTTGCTTCATAAATAATATTTTGAATAATACTTCTTAAATTTCTTTCAGATATTAACATATATAATCCTTTATTTTATACTATATATGTTTTTAAAAATATTTTTATTTGTATTTCGGTTCATTAAATATAAATGAAAATTCTGAGTTTTCATTTTCTATTAGCACTGAACATGACTCCATAAAATCGCCATCGTTGAGATATAATATTCCATTAATAATCTCCTTTTTAGGGTGATGAATATGACCACAAATTACGCCATCATATCCTAGTTCTTTTGCATCATGAGTAATTATCTTTTCATAATTTTGAATAAATGTAATAGCACCTTTTACGACTTTCTTACAAAATCCAGATAATGACCAATATTTCATTTTAAATAATTTACGAAAAGATAATTGAATTCTATCGATAAATGAAACTAAATCATATAGAAAATCGCCAAATAACATTACAAAACGACCTGATTTACTATATGTTAGTGAATCATATTTGTCGCCATGCGTAATTAAAAACTTTTTGTTATTAGAAATATAAACAGTTTCGTTTAATAAAGAAATATTTCCAAAATTAAATTTATTATCTTTTAAAAAACTTCTTAAACTTTCATCATGGTTACCAATTATGTAAAACACATTTGTATTTTTATTAGACAAATGTATTATTTTTTCTATAAGTCTAGTATGAGATTTATAAAATTTTAATTTGTGTCTTTTTAGATACCATAAATCTATTATATCACCAATTAAATATATATTTTCAAATTCATTATTATCTATAATTTCTAATAATTGTTCTGCTTTTGATGATGGATGACCTAAATGAATATCTGATACAAATAATGTTTTATATTTCATTTTATTTTCTTTTATTATTTAAATATTAAACACCTGATAAATCAGCTTCGATACTTGTAGCTAATGCTTCAAGAAAGAACTTTGTATTATAACTGCATCTAAATGTTTGTCTATTGTATGAGTTTAGATATGAATTTGTAGCCCTAAGCATTTCATTTAAATCTTGTGCATTAAAGATATTTGGAATTAAAGATTGCTCATCATCTGACAAACCTGATCTCATACATGTTACTTGAGCTCTATTGTAGTTTCTTAGATCTCTTTCATCAAACCAAATATTATTATTATTTACTTTATTATTTTGACTAAAACTTGCCATTTTTTTACCTTTCATAGATAATTTATTTTTTATTATATTATTATTATATAAAAATTATTATAACTTTACAAAACATTTATTTTGACATTTTCACTATAAAATCTCTTGTATCTGCTTGATCATTACCAAAATATAAATCGTTATTATTACATAATACCCAACATCTTCTAATACGTGATTTTTCAGGTTTAGGAGCGTCACCATCTGTCATGATAATCATGCCATCGAATTCATTTCTATTTTTATTTCCATGTAAAGTAGGTGCATTAAAATCAGTGCCACCAGAACATTGTCTATTTAAATTATATTTTTTGCCTTTTGAAAATTCTAATTTTGTAGAATCATCAACTGCTGTATCAAATTTGAATAAAGTAAAATCGCAAAAATTAGATAAATTATGTAATTCAGCAAAGAATTTTTCTAATGATCCATCATCAACAGAACCTGATTCATCAATATACACAGCGATTTTTGGTTTATATTCTTTCATAATACCTGCATGTACGCCTGGATATTTTCTATTTAATTTAGTTACAGTTTGAGTTCTTTCATTTCTAGAACTAAAACCAATAAATCTTTTTAATACATCCTTCCAACTGATTTCTTTATGTAATAATCTCCTAATTTCTTTTTGAATTGATTGATGTACTGAACCCCATGAGTTTTTTGTTTGACATTCAATATTAGCGTCTTTGATGATTTCTTTAATTTTTTGTTGAATTTGCTCACGCTCATCTTCACTCATTTCTCCCCAAGAATCATGATCATCCATTTTACCTAATAATTCTTTTAATTCATTTAATTGCTGTTCACCTTTTTCAATCATATCTTTGATTGTATCATCATTCATTAATTTTTCAAAATACCAATCTGCAGATTTTTCCGGAGGAAAATTACCAATTAGTTCAGATAATTTATTATATCTTTCAATTTGTTCAGATGTCATATTAGCAATTTTTTCATCTGGTAATTCATCAAATTTAACTCCTGGTATTAAACCACCTTTTGGTAATTCATCAGGATTTAATAAAGTATTAATACTGAGATCTGTTGCATAATTCCAAATAATATGTGGATCTCTTTTTCTAAATGTAGTGTGGTCATATAATAAATGTAAGCATTCATGTTTTAAAACACCAATAACTTGTTTGTCTTCTAATGATGCTAAAAAATTTCTATTCCAAAATAATGTAATTTTATCAACTGTTGTTGAAACACCTGCTGTTGAAACAGAAGTTGTTTCAACCTTATTAACAGATCGCAAAATTCTAGAATAAAATGGTTCATAACTAATTAATCCAATTAAATATCTAGATAAATCAAAATTCTTTAATTTAATTGGATCAACAATTTCATTCGAATGTAATAAATCATGTTCAGTTGTTTTTTGTGATTGTTTTTTAGACATTTTGATTCCTTTTGATTTTAATCTTTTTTATAATTATTTTGATATTGATTTGCTATTATTAATAATTTGTAATAATTTATTACCAATAAATTTGTGTACTTTTTGAATATTTTCAATTTTCTTACATTTAGATAATTGATTCCACATATACACTAACATTTCATCAGGCAAAATTAATCCAAATTGTGATGCATTTAATGATTGATCAACTGTCCAATCATTTGATTTTGCATGATCAACTAATTTATTGATTAAAGCATTTAAATGATCGTTTTCGCATTTTTTGATTCTTTCGATATTTTCATCAAATCGATTTAAAATATCTTCAGGCGTTAATAAGATTTTATAGTCTCTTACAAATTTTGTGAATTCAGCAGCAGGTGATTGACCTACCAAACTACAAGCAATATTATTAATTAATGCAGTATGTGCATTTGTACCAATAATATCATTTAAATCTATTTTTGCATATTTTAAACAATCATCGAATGATGCCCATGATCTAGGTGTTGAAAATACTTCACCTGGTTGGATTTTTGAAACATCAACTGCAAGTTGTTCAGAATGTGTATTGATAAATTCAATAATATATTTGTTTACATTGTTGTTTTTAGCCCAATCAATCCAATCATCTTTAGAAGATTGCAATTCAAAAGATGCAAAACGATTAAGTAATGCAGGATCCATATCATTTACACTATATTCATTACCAGCATTAATAGCAGCATAAACGCGAGTTTCAGGATGTAGTCTATATGGTCTACCATTTTCATCATTTCCAAGCTCTCTATCCAAAACAATCTGGAAAAAACTTTGCATAACTTGTGGCGTTGCTCTATTAAATTCATCTAGAAAAAGAACTACTGGTCGTTTACATGCAGCCATAAACCATGAGGGCATACAAAATGTCATAACGCCTGTTTTCTTCATACTTTCAAGATCAGGATAACCTGCAACATCACCTTCAGACATTGTTGAACCACGTACATCAATCATTTCAACACCAAATTCTTTTGCCAATGTTTTGACAACAAATGATTTACCAATACCAGTAGAACCACGAAGTAATACTGATTTATTGGGTGGAAGAACTTTTGCAACTGATAAAAAAGTATTGATATTCATTTTTTTCCTTCGTTTGTTTAAAATATTTTATTTTTATAATTGTTTAAATTATACTAAAATTATACTTTAAAATTTTTTATTATTCACGTATGTAAAAAATATAAATCATATAAAGATAATGAAATCTATATTTTTAATAAATTAAGTGGATTCATAAATATAATTTTGCCATCATATAAACAAAAAATATTTTGATTATTGTTATAATAATAATCATTTGAACCAGGATTAGGATATTTTGAGACGATCAATATTGAATCTTTTTCTAATTGTATGGAATGTATATATCCTGATTCATCTTTATAGTAACAAATTGTGTCTATTTTAGTTGTAACCAATTCTCCTTCTTTTAAATTCCATTCCAACTTTTTTTCATGAGTTATATCTTTAACTGCAATTCTCAGATTTTGTTTTAATTTATTAAGTTCTTTTTTATTTAAATTCTTTGATAAAGATATTGACATTTTAACTCCTTCTTTTATCACGTTTTATTTTAAAATAATAAACAAATAAATCTATATGTACTTATTATTTTTTAATCTTGGTTGCTCTGGCCATTATCTGGTAAAAATAAATTATCATACGCAAATTTTATATAATCTTTAATGCAATCTGCCCATTCATTTTCATATCTTTTATTATCAAATGATAAGCCTAATTGCATAGATAATATTTTACCATTTTTCCAAGCTTCATGTTCTTCAGATAATGATGCTGCTTGCCATAAAGCTTTTTTCATTTCTTTCTTTTCATCAACGCCTTTTTCTATTGTATAAGGCAAATTTTCAAAACGCCATTTGTGTATATTAATATGAGTTATTAAGTGTCCTGTTTCATGTAATAAATAAAACAATTCTAATTCTTTATCAAGTCTTTTCTTTATAAAAATTGTTTTTAAATAAGGATAAAATTCATCTTCGTTATCTTCGTTACATTTTACAATATAACCATTCTGTTTAATAAAATCATGCACAATTTCAATTTGTTTAGTAAAACATTTTTCTTTTTTGTTTGCTTTCATTTTTTGTCCACGTATTAGATTAGATATAGATTTAGTTTTTTTAATAAGAATTATATATTAGAAATTATTAATATTCACATTTGTAAAAGTTTTAATTATATTTTATAATTTGTATTTATTAACTAAATACTTTTGAAATTCTTTTTTTTCAGACAATAAAATTATTAATTTATTAATTTTATTTCTAAGCTTTTTAGATTTATTATTAATCATTTTAGCATATTTTTTTGCCTTTCCTGATTCTTTACATTTATATCCTGCTGCATATCCACATAATCCTTTTTCAATAGATCCTTTACCATATTCTGAAATCCAAAAATTTAATTGTCTAGATCCTTCTATAATTGTTTCTAAAGGTATTTTTAATTGATTACACGTTTTATTATCAGACCATTTAGGAATTATTTGCATCATACCACATGCTCCATGATTTGATATAACATCTGTTTGAAATCGAGATTCACTCCACATTAAACTTAACATTAATTCAGGATATATATTATTTTTTATACTATATTCAACTATTAATTCTGCGTTTTTACATATTAAATCTACAGATTCTGGTTTAATATCTAATTTATGTTCATCAGATAAATAAAAAAATGCACAAATTGCAATAGCTTGTAAAGTCAATTTTAAATCCTTTCTTATTGATATACTTTTATAGCGTCACTTGTAATAATTTTATGTAATGATTTATCACTATATTCAACTATTAGAATAGTTTTTAAATCAGGAACGCCTAATGTTGTCCATACATTTGTTTTTTCTTGAATTATATCAACGACTGTCCCTATTTTGTTAGTTGACATAAAATGAGATACTTTATCACCTTTTTTATAATACATAAATATTCCTTATTCATTTATATTATTATATATAAAAAACAAAATAAATACAATTAAATTGAAATGTGTAACATATACAGTTACTTAGTAATTTTTCTTTCGTCCCAACGAGCCTTTGTTCCTCTTGTATCATAGTGTACCCAAGTATCATAAATACCTAAACCACCTTGCTTCATTTTACCTTCCTTAATTAACTTTTCGCATGTATCATAAACAATTTTTGGTGATACACCTGAAACCTGTATATCAGCAGCATTTGCATACATGTGTTGCGAGTTTTTAGCACCTCCTACAGTAGCATTACGTTCAGGACTTCTATATCCGGACATAATACTAATTCCTTTATTTAAAACTTCGCGTAATACTTGCAAATTTGTAAGTAATTCTGTTGCAGCAGCAATTAATGCAGGTGGAACACGATCATAATATTCCATTTCTGAAATGTTAAAATTTTTTGTTACTTGTATATTCGTTTTTTCTTCCTTCAATAACATTTTATTTGACATTTTTTTCTCCTTTTTTGTCAATTATTTTTTCTAAAATATCTTTAACATTATTTAAATCATCTTTTGTTTCTTTTAATTCTTTATAATGTTCAATCATTTCAGCGTAAATTGCTTTATTTGAATTTTGATTGTTTTTATTTATTTGTTCCTTTGCTTTTTCAATTTCAACTTTTATATTTTCTATTTCGGTTTTATTGTTTATACAACAATTATTACTTTCAATATCTTTTTTCTTTTGTTTTATTTGATTAAAGATAGAAAGAAATAAAGCAATCGATGCAATTCCACCAATAAAAAAATCACTAATGCTATTAGATATATAATCAATATTTTTAGGGAATCTTTCTTCATTTTTTTGATTTTGTAAAACAATTCTTTCTATTTTTAATTTTGAAGGAGATAAAGAATAATTATTATTATTAATGAACGAAATGTCATTTCTAATATTATGAATATATTCATATTCTTTTTCCTTTTTCATATCCTTTTTTTTAGGTGGTGATTCATCATTTGTATAAAAAATAAATTTAGCCCCATCTTCAAATTTACAATTAATTAAGTCGTCCATTTTTACATAATATTTAGAATTCTTTAAATAAAGATATTTAGTTCCACTTTCTCCTATTGCAAATAACATTGGTTCATTTATTATACAATTTTTCATTTTAATTGCCAGTTGATTGTTTTTTTAATTTATCTTCTAAATCTTTTATTATTTGATTTTTTTCTGATATTTCTTGCTTATGTAATTTTACAGCTAATTGTGCTGTCTTTTCATTTGCTGTTTCGTTTTTCTTTTTCAACATTTTTAATGCTGTTGTGGCAAATACGCCACTTAAAAAAGAAATGCCAGCAGCTTTAGCTACAAATTGATCTTGTGTAAAAAAATAAATACTTAATGCACCAAAACCTGATACACATGTATTAACCAATTGCGTTTTTGCTTTATCAAAGCTTTTCCAAATTTCGCTAAATGTTTCTTCACATAATTGTTGAGCAAATTGACCTACTGAGGCTGACATTATAATTGCTTCAACTAATTTTTCATTTAATAAGTTTTCCATTTTTATTTCCTTTTTTTAATATATTTAGGAAATAAAAAAATTATTTTAGATAATTCCTGATTTTTTTAAAATATTAATTACATCTGTTAATGCTTTTACTGTTGAATCTGTACATGTAGATCCGGATTTACACATAATATCATCTATAAAATTAGTTAAATCATCATAATTATCCATAATTGAATCACCTACCATACAATAAGAATCATAATCTTTACATGCTTTCCTATTTGTATTTTTTGCATTACGCCATTGAGATAATAAATCAGGATGTTTTGAATGAAAATCAATATGTTCTGTATATTCATACATATCTACATCACCATCACCATCTAAATCGAAATGTCTATGTAATTCAGCAGGTGAAATATTTCCATTTCTATCTAACTTAGGAGGTTTTTCAGCAGCACCTTTTTCACCATTCATATAATAATCACTTTCAGTTCCAAACATATGTGATGTATCAAAATGATCTCCAGCATTAAAACCATAAACATTATGCTCTTCATCTCCTAATGATTCAACACTTTCATCATAAAAAGAATCTTCAGATGATTCATCATATTCATCATCAAAATCAGACCAAGATTGAATAGTCATATTAGGTGATGAACCAAAACCATTACCAGAATTTCCAAAGCCAATACCTCCAATTGAAAATCCTGCCTCTTTTAATAACAAATTATTTTTTCTATCATTTCTAATTTCATCATATAAATTATTTTGTATAAATTTTTTAGTTATTTCTCTTTCATTTAATTTTTTCATAATTACACTCCTGTCTTATTCTGATTAATACTATTTAAATATTTAGGAATTTCACTAAATTTATTTAAATTAAAAACTTTCATTAAAACTTTTGATTTATTTCTAATATCATTTTTAACTTCATCGATTTCATTAATTGTTGCATTTAAATCTTTTTTTAATTTTAAAAATCTATAAAGAAGTATAACGTCTTTTCTTTTTTCAAAAGAATCAGCTTCACTTTCTGGATTTTGCATTAATACTATTTCATTATGTTTTATACTTGTAATAAAAAGAGCTTTTCCAGATGCAAATTTTTCGATTACTTCATCATCAGATTTAATATCACTATAATTTGTTTTATTATTTGGTCCAAACATAATTCTAAAACGATTAAAAGATTCAGAATCTTCTTCACTTAATATTAATACAGCATTTTTAGAATAATCTTCTTGAATACTTTCATGTAATTCTATTAATGTTTTTATTACACCATCTAAATAATCAATAATATATTTATTTTTTTCATTAATTAATTTTTCAAAATCTTCTTTTAATATGTTTTTATTTTTTATAATAAATGAATCATTTATTGGTTCTACAACTTTTAAATCATTATCATTATTTATTGGTTCTACTACTTTTAAATCACTATCATTTTCTTTTTTAGTCAAATTACTTTTAGAAAAGAATGAAAACATTGATTTATTACTTAAAATATTTTCAATTTGTTCGTCTGTTAATTCATCATTATTTATTTTTATTGTAAATTGTTTATTATTTTTATCATTAAAAAATTGATCGATATTTGTAATTGCATTTGGCTCTAAAATATTAAATTCATTATTTTCATCATTTAAATTATCTGGATTTATTTTATTTATCACTTTTTTTATACTTTTAACTTTTTTATTTGAATCTAAATGTTTAAATGTGACTATTATTTCTTCGTCATTAAGTCCTAAACTTTCTGAAAATTCTGTAAATACTTTGTATTTTAATAAATCTTTAAATGTTTCTTTTTGTAAAGGATCTTTAAGTTCTGATAAATCTAAATTTGATAAATTCATTTCCTTTATCTTATTTACAACATCAAATTTTATATTTGCCCATAATTTATTTATTTCATTTTGTTCATTATTACTAGATAAAACATTATTAGTTAAATTTTCAAAATTTTTAGACATATTGTTTAAAAAATCATTGTATAACATTAATGATGCTAAATATTTATTAACAATATTATTAAAAAAGAAAACATTTAATATATCAATTTGCGTAGATGTAATATCATTCAAAGATGTTAAATCTCCATATATATTTAAACTTTCTACACTTTTTTTAAGATTTTTATATACATCATATGCTGATACAAAACATTTTTCATATTCTTTATGAGTAGGATTTTTTTCATCATATATAGTTCCACCTTTTATAGTACCATTTGTGCCTACTAAACTATTAAATAAAAAAAACTTTTTATTACTATTTTTTAATTTATTTAAATCTTCTGGCGTTTTTGCCTTAAACCAATCAAATAAACCTTTGACATTATCTAAATCTATTTTTTGATTTGTAATAAATTTACCTTGACCATCTAGATTAGCAAGTGCTTGTGTAATTTTATTATTAGCTTGCTTAGATCCAGGAGCACTGGCATAATTTGCATATTCTTTATCCAAAGCAACAACAAATTCTTTAACAGCTGAATCAGCTGGTTTTCCACTATAAGATATAATTGATTTTATTTTTGCTGCGTCAATTTCATCAATATCTAATAATCTAGAAATATCGCTATCAGATGTTTGTGCAGGACTTGGACCATAATCTTTGCCTACATTTAATAACATTGTACTTTCATTAAAAGCAATTGTTTCCAATTGATCAGTTAATTTTAATAAATTATTCATACCTTTTGTATTTTGAGAAAACTTTTTAACAAAATCATTAAATTTATCGAAAAACTTTGTTTTTGTTTTTGTAGAATTTTTATTTTGTCTTAAAGATATTCTAAATTTAGAATTAGTTGAAAGAATAACCTTATCAGAAGAACCCGCCACTGCTTTTTCAACAACTTGTTTTACTTCAACCTCAAAAGATCTATCCTTAGAAATTAAATCTACACTTCTACTTCCACCAGATGTAAAATTATCCAATAATGATAATAATAAAAATTCACCTTTACCTGTATTATAATTAGTTGCTCCGCTAGGCGCTACAACATTATAAATAGTTTTGGCGTAAAAGTTTTTTCTAAAATTCTTATCAGATAATTTTTTAAATAATGGACTATTATCTTTTTGCAAATCATCTTTATTATATGCTGAAAAAGGAAATTTAAAAATTGAAGAAAAATTATCTATACTTAAATTGTTTGTAAATAATTTATTACATACTTCTGCTACTTGATTTTCTTGTAAATTACAATTACGTAATTTATTAGATATTATATTACACATTTGTATAGTAATAGGATTACTAGTTTGAAAAACATTACCTACTAATTTTTTAGTTATTGCATGTTCTAATTTAAAAGTCAAATCAGACAAAATATTTCTAGATAATATTTCAAATAAACTTATATTATTCCCTAAACTTTTTTCATTAATATTAAAATAATTATATAAATTATATAATTTATTTATTGAGTCATCATCTATTGAATTAATATCAAACATATTTTCAGAAATATTATTAGGCATTTCTAATGAAAACTTCATAATATTGCCGGGTTGTTTGTTGTTTTTTAAAATATTATCGATAAAATCATTTTTTATATTTAAATGAGATTCATCAAAACAAGTAGATAATATACTTTTAAATTCATCAAATTTACTTTTTTCAATATTCAATGAATTTCCTTGCACAAATTGATTACCTATATCATTTAATTTTTGTAAAATTAAATTATAAGAAGACAAAATTAATTTAGATTTAGTTAAAAAATCAGTAAAATTAGTATCAAAAAAATTATTCCAAAATTTAGTATTAATATCTTCAGAAGATTCATTGGATTCACTAGATTCATTTAAAAATTTTAATTTTTTTTTCCTTTGATTCTTACGATATAATAATTCAATTTTTATCATCTCATTTATTATTTGATTTTTATTCAATTTATAATAACCTTTTATTTTATAAATATATTTATATCATTTAATTATTATTATTATACTTTTTGAGAAGGAATATATTTATCTTGTGGATATTTTCTTTGTAAAAATAAAAATGTTCTCCTACATGAAACATATCTAGGATCTAATTCAATTTGTTTTGATTGATTTATATAATCAGCAAAAAGATCAATTGACTTTTCTTTCATTTGAGAACCTAATGTTACTAAACCTTTACGACAACTATCGGCTCCTAAAAAATCACCCATATTAATATATTTTTCATATAATTCATTCAATTCTTGCGCAGCGTCAGCATGAAAACTTTCTTTTAAAATTCTATCAATCTCACGTTTATAAGGTAAACATATAAATCTTTTTCTATCAAATTCTTTTAAATCATACATAAAAGGATTTTTGTTAAAATCAACATTAGGATCGATTTCTTTATCTTTCTCTAATCTTTCATTTAATTCTTTATCTTTTTGTCGTTTTTTTTCTAAATCAATTTTTTGCTTTTCTTCTTTACTTGCAAATAAATAATCTAAATCTACCATAAAATTTTTTCCTTATTAATCAATTGTTCCACAATGTTCGCTAATATAACCTAAATTTTCACATGTTTTCAAAACATGTTCATTAACCCATAAAAAAGACCCATTCCAATCTGGAAAAGACATTAATAAATCTGAATTTAATAAATAATCACAACTTATTTGAATTATATCAGATATAGTTGAATATAAAAAAACGTATTGTTCTTCTGTCATTATAATCTCCTACAAAATTTACTACAACTTTTGAATGTCGCTTCAAATTTATCGTTCTTTAAATTTTCTATTTCTAATCTTAATCGTTGATTTTCTTCTAATAATTCTTTATATTCATTATGCTCTTGTGCATTTAATTGAACTGAATTAATTCCAATAAACCAAGTAGATACCAATATAATAAAAAGTATCCATAAATAAAATGTATAAAATTTGATAAAATTATCTTTCTTTTCCATTTGTATCCCATTTCTTTAAATAATTTAAAACAGCTTGTTCTTTCATTTTTGCCTCAACAACAACATCAACATCAAGATCGTAATTATTAAATGGTTTATAAATATAATCTGAATGTGCTGTTATTACAACGCTATTATCTTCATATTCTTTTTTACTATTACTTAAATGACAAACAGGTTTTATTTTATCCCATGTCAAATATGCAGTCTCAAATGCATCTTGTTGTGATTGATCTTGAGGTCCACATTCCCAATGATGTTGATCATAAACAATAGGCACTTTAATATTTTTATAAACACCTTCATACAACATATTTACAGAAAACATACCTTTTTTATCATCATTTTCAATTGTCAATCTAGATTTAACAGATTCAGATAACTTATCAAAATTTCTACAAAAATTGTCCATTGCTAATTTATGATTTCCGCCACATGAGGAGCCTAAATGAACATTTATTTTATTATAATGTGTTTTAGAAACACCAATTAAATCCATTATTTTTCCATGTATTTCTAGATCTATGATAGTATTTTTAATAACATTTTCATTATCAGAAGCTAAACAATCAAATTGTCCAGGATGAAATGTTAATCTTTGATTATACAATTTAGATAATTCACCAATTTTATATAATACTTTTTTTATTTCATCAAACTGCGGTAAATCTTCCATATTGTATTCAGATGCCCATGGCATCATATCTGATGACATTCTATATAATCTAATATTATTTTTGTTATTCCATTCAATTATTGGAATAATAGCATTAAAATTTTTTAAAGCAATTTCACCTGCATATTCAATACCTTTTTGATCAAATGTTGCTTTACGCATAGTAGAATTTGCTGATGGTAATAATGTATTAATACATGCATAACCTAAAGAAACTGGCATATATACTCCTAGATATATTATAGCGAAAATAAAATAAATATTTATAATTAAATTATATTCTAATTATATATAATATTCACGTAGATTACAAAATTTTTTAAATTTGATTTAATTTTTTATATTTTATATTTTATATTTATTTATGTAAAAGTTTCATAATAATTATTTTAAGATACTAAATAAATTTTTATTATTATTACATTTTTTTATTTTTTTTTCTATAATTTAATGTACTTTTTAATCTATAAACTATTTCTTTAATTACATTGTCATTTAATTTTTTAGATAAAAGTTTTGCTAAATGTGTATTTCTGCTATTTAAATTAGAAAATATAATTTCACCAGGATAATTTTTATTTAATCTACCTGTTAGTTGATCTGTTGAAGTAATTTCAGAAATATCATCAATTGTTGAAATAATACCTATATCTTCTTCTATAAGTTCATCATTCCAAATATTTATACCTTTACATGCTTCTAATATTTTAATAACATTAGAAATGAATAAATTTAAATTCATTTTATTACTTTCTTTAACATGTATTTTAATATTTTTAAACATATCAATAAATTCTTTCACATTTGCCTTATTTGGATTAATATAATGATGAAATAAAAAAGAATATAATTCATCTATATTTTTATTAACAATATCAAGATCTAATTCATCAACATTTATATCATTAAATACATCGTTAAAAAAAGCTTTACCTTTATCTGCTTGATTTGCTATAGCATAAGCGCCAAAGCGTGAATTGCACATATTGCCTTGAGAATTACTATCAGCGCTTGCGCTATTAAAATAATCAGAATTTATTTTGTTTTTTAATTTTAGAAAAGTTATCCATTCTTTTTTAATTTTATCATCGATTGCTTGTTCAATTAAAAGAAAATGTTCAGATAATAAATTTTTAATAATTTTTTTTAATTTTATTTCATTTAATAACATGAAAAGCACCTATTTATTTTTAATATATATATATTCATTTATGAGATAATTTCATATCTAAGTACCATTTTTTAATTTTTTTACGATCATCCGGATCAGTTATCCATCCTTCTTTATCTAACATCATATCATCAATATGTCCATCTTTATAAGATTCATCTGAATATGATCCTGAATATATTTCAAATAAATATTCTTTTAATAATTTTTTCAATTTGTTTTCATTTAATTTCATTTTAAAAGTCTTTTCTGATTTTTCTTTTCATTTTTTCTTCAAAATATTTTTTATCTCTTTCTTTTTCAATTTGCTGTTCATCATCATCATCATATGAAATGCCAAAATCAGGATACTTTTTTTGAAGTTTATCCAAATCAATTTTTCCATTATCATTTTCTTCTTTTACCAATAAATTTAATAATTCTTTTATATATTCTACCAACTTTAATTTGTTCATATTAATATTTTCCTTTTTTTATATATATCATAATATTAAATTAAAAACATGGCTCAATATAACAACTTGCAATATCCATATTATTAGGTTTACTAATCTCTTGGCATGAATTACCAATAGACATTGATACAGCCCAATTCCATTCATTAGCAAACATTTTACCTGCCAATTTAGGTGTTCCATTCAAATCATATGTAATAATCTTAATCTCTCTAATCCAACGACTAGTCTGACGATAAAATATTCCTTTTCTATTTCTAGGCAAAAATACTGAAAAGTTTAATGATGTTGTCACACTTGTTGAAATTGTTTGTGTTTTACTAATACTTTCAGCATTACCAACAGATACTACATTTTCTTGAGATGTGCCATTTGTCATATCCCAAACACGAGTATTTGATTGCTCCTCTGCAGTTTCAATTGAATTAGAGAATGACTTACCTACTACATAAGCTCCATTTAATCCAGTTGTCGCTTCATCAGTTTGTACAGATCCAAATGATTGTGACTTTTCAGAATTTCCGCTAATACTATATCCTCGTGTTTGTTCAGTAGAATTAGTATTTGCATTATTCCATCCTCTTCTAACGCCACCTGTTGTTGAAACATTTCCACCAATTTTACCTAAAAATGGTAAACTACCTTCTCCTTCTACACCAACAGTTACACTTCCATTAATTTCATTTTGCGTTTCATTAGTTTGTGAATTGCCAATTGAATTTGAATTATTAAATTCCCAACTTTCGCCATTTGATGTTGACCAATTAAATTCATTAGAACTAGATTTTGATTGAGACGTCTCCCAACCATTCTCAGTTGATTCAGATTGTTCAGAAGATGAAGAAATGGAATTCCCTATTGTTTGACTAATTTGAATACCTTCTGTGAGTTCCTGTGATACAGATAAACCAATTGATTTATTCCAATCTTTGCTAATTGATATATCAATTGAATTCTCACGAGTTTCTGATTTACTTTCATTATAATCAATTCTATTATCAATCGAACCTGTAATACAGCCTGATACAGGCACAGGTTCGAAAGTTTGTGCTAATTCATAAGTTCCGTCATATCTTATTTCTAAAGGTCTAACAACTTTAACAGGTAAAGCATTTAAAACTTCAAAACCATTAATATCTGATACAATTATAATAATTGATGTTAAATAAAAAGATTCATTATTTGAAGGCTTTTCCCAAATTATATTATCTAAATAATCATCAGAAACAGGTGTATTATATGAATGTTCAAATGTAATACTTTCTTTTTTAGTATTAACAATATATTTATATTTAATTGGTTGAAAGCCGAAAGATTCTATTTTAATTTTTTGTGGTAAATCTCCAATAACATTACCTGTTAATGTATCACAATTATTAGTTGCACAAAGTGATTTAATAACTATTGAAGGATTTAAATTAATATTGATTTCGTCAGATAAAATTATATTATTATTTTTATCAAAGCCTAAAAATTCTATTTTATTATTTTTTGAATAATTTAATTTATCTAAATTTGAAAAAATTCTTCTAATTGTAAATATACCATTAGCGTTTTGCTTATTATATATTTCAATTGTTCTACCGTTTTCTGAAATTAATGCTGCTTTTATTGTAGATATATCTTCATTTATATCATATTTTATATTTAAATTTTCTCCAGATGTCACATCTTTTTTTTCTGCTTTTAAGTTTAAATTTAATGATTTTTCAGAATTTGTGCATGAAAATAATATCATTAAAAAAAAAATATAAGTAATTTTTATCATTATTTTTTAACCTTTAATTTTTGTTTTATTTTAATAATTACATCTTCTAATAGAATATAAATGAATATAATAAAAAATATTGATATTAACAAAACAATTGTTAAAATATCCTGTAATAATTTTATCATTATCAATAACTCATTGATAAAGCTTCAGGTCTTTCTGATTGAATAGGAGGTAATAATTCCAATTCATCTTCAGATTTTTTTGGTTTAAATCTTATAATATTTACATCAATTACATCTTCATATTTTTGTTGTAAGTTTTGATTTTGAAAAAATAAAAAATTAAAAGTTATTAATAAATGAATCATTTAATATCCTTTGATTTTAAATAATCTAATACAGTTCTTAATCTATCTTGACAAACTGCTAAATAAGTTTGACACCATTCAGGTATATCATCTTCATTTAATAAAAAAGAATCTAATTGTCTTGCGTTTTCAATTATTGATTTACAAGTTTCTTTTGCCATTTGACCTTCACCTGAATCTGACATTTGTGTGCCATAATCAAAATTTCTACCTTTTTGATTATTAATTTCATTTTCATGTTCTTTATTCATTTGATCTGCAATATTATTTGAAAAATTAATAATTTCTTCAAACCCTTTTTGACTATCAAATGCTTCTTTTAAAGATAATTTTTTCATAATAAACCCGCTAATTTTTTCCATTTATTTAATTGCAATTTATTTTCATCCAATGCTAGTCTAATATCACTTAAATTAACCTCACCATCAGATGCTCTTGATAAGTATTGTCCTGAATCATCAAATTGTGGCATTAAATTTCTATCATTATATTCAGCTTCAGAATCGATTCCATTTGATTGTAAAAGCATACAATTTGCTGTAATAAATCTAATAATACCTGCTTTATTTTGAAATTTTTTACTTAATAATATTCTATTTCCTATTTTGTTTAAATTAATAGATTTAATATAGTTTAACATAAAATCATTTGTTATTTCATTTGCTATATAGTTCATTATTTCTGATCGATCAGCCTTTATTATATTTATACCTTTTGCCTTTTTAGATGGCATAGTTCCTTTTAATTTAGATAAAGTAGCGATTATTATTTGCGATAATTTTAATGCATCAACACCTTTTTTATATGTACCAATATCTTTTACTTCAATAATACAATTTGGATTTAATATAAAAATTGATGACCATCTATGATGACCATCTACTATATATTTTCCACCTGATGTTATAATTGATCTTCCTTTACTGTCATATATATTTTCATCACATACTTCATTACTGCATATTTTTATAATTTTTTCAATAGGTAATCTATTTTTTAAAGGAAAATCCAAACTTTCAGATGCACCTATTTCATTTTGTAATGGTATTAAATCCTTACATCTTATTTGTTTTGTTTCAATAACTAATTTATCTTCTCCTTGTCCATCGCCTTCTAAAGAATTCATAAATTTATCATTACTAGTTAATTCTGCTAAAGCAGGAACAAATTCAGGATATGATTTTTTAAACAAGTTAGATAATTTTTTTTTATTAATTTTAGACATTGATTTTTTTTTATTTTCTTTTTTTTCTTCTTCACTTTCGAAAAGATATTTATAAGAACCTTTAATTGAAAACATTTTTATTATAACCTTATTATGATATTATAATATTATATATATGAATATTTAATGTATCTATTTTGTTTTATTAAATTTGTCTTTCATTGGCTTAAATGCTTTTTTAAGCCAAGAAAAATCCCAAGAATTATCTTCTTCGTTTTTTTTATTAATTGTTTTACTTTTAATTTTTTTTATAATAATCTCATATTTTTGATTAACTTTTTCTTGTAAATTTAAATTATTTGTAATTAATGATAATTCATCTTTTAAATATTGTATATTTTCTAATTCTTCATTTGTTATTTTTTTTGTATTTGATGCATTATTTATTAACTGTGAATATTCTTCAAATGTTTTTTTTATTTCATTATCATTTTTAATATCTGGATATTTTTCATTAATTTCTTTATACATTTTTTTAAATATATTAGACAAATCAACAACATCATAACTTATTAGAGATACATTTATTAAATTTGTAATAATATTATACATTTTTATTTTATTTTCGTTTTGAAAATCAATATTATTTAAAATATTTTTATTTTTTAAAATATTTAAAAACTTTAAAACACCTACACCGCCAATATTAATTAATGCATCAAATAATTCAGGAGAATATTCATATTTATTTTTTCTTTTATTATATTCATGATTTGTTAAATCAAGTATAACATTAATACTTGCTAAAATAATCTCAATTGATAATATTCCACCAGATGCTGTCAAAGAAACAGGATTTAATAATAAAATAAAACCTGTAAGAATTAAACTAATTTGTACAATTGCTTTTATTTCATTTTTTATAAAATCGTAATTTTCATTTTTTTCTTCAACTAATATTTGTATAAATTCTCTAATTAATTTTTCATTTAATAAAAATTTTTTTTCTTGCATCATAATAATTCTTTTATTATTATTTATTCTCTTCTTTTTTATTTTTATCTATATTTGAAATATTTTCAATTTTTCTTGTTTCAATTTTTTTATTTCTTTTCTTTAGAAAAGAAATAAAATTTAAAATATTACCTATTATCATTTTAAATTATCAAAGCCTCTTAACATATTTTTTTTAATCAATTTTTTGAATGAATTAAGTTGATTTTTATGTTTTTTCATATATCTAGATTTATTAAACCAAGATAAATTATCTAAAAAACATTTACCATTTAATTGATCTATAGCAGACTGCATTACGATTGACATATCATCCCAAAATGTTACAGTTTGTTCTTCAAAAGTAAAATCATTAATATCTAAACCTTTAATAATTGAAACATCATTTTCATTTTGACTTTCATTTTCAATTGTGTCTTGTTCTTTTAGTTTAACAATATTAAATTTTACTTTTACACTTTTACTTTTTGTTGATGCACATTGAAAAAACGGTGTTGAACCAGAAGTTTCCTGAATACAAATTGTTTCATTAGATTTATCAAGAATTTCAGGATTTGCAATTATTAAAAATCGTTCATCATTTCTGAACATTTTAGAATAAATCATTTGTAAATCAAATATAGCAATATTTTCAGAAGATTCAATTTGCGTTGTTGTTAAAAATTTATTTCCTTCATAATGCCTAATTGTGTCTAACAAATCTTTAATAACATTTCTCAAAGTATCTACTTGCAATTCACTTTTATTTGCTGCTTGTTTTAGTTTATCATTAGGATAAATCAATATTTTTTTTACAGTCATTAATTTTTACCTTTTTCGTTTTCTTTTATTAAAATTTCTTCTTTTAATATTTCAATTATATTATTTTGAAAACTTGCATTAATTACAATTTTTTCTAATTTTTCTTTATCATGATACACATTATAAAATTTACCAATATGATCAGCAATTTTTGCAAAAGATTTAATCATAATTGCTCTAACATTATTATGATTCATTTTATCACCTGAATCTGTCATAATTTTACTAATTTCTGTATATGACAAGCCTGTTGTATTTGCAACTGATACATTTCTTTTTCTTTTTGTCATTTTATTTATCTCTTGCGTTTAATGTTAAAAGTTCATTTAATGTCATTGGAAAATTATCAATGTCATCATCACTTGAATATAATCCAAATCTTAATCTTAATATTTTTTCTTCTCTAGGACTAAGTAATTTTAAAGAATCAATTAATATTTTTCTTAATTCTTGATTTACCATCTTGTCATATTGTGATGATTCATTAGATGGAATAACATCTCCAATACTTGTTTTCTTTGCATCTGATGAAGAATTATTACTTTGAGAATTTAATTCTTCATCAATTGAAATAATTTTAAGAGAATTTTTTTCGACATTATTTAATGTTGTATTTGAAATACCTAAAATATCTGCAATTTCTGAATTATCAGGTGTATAACCAAAATTCTCTAAATATTCTTTTCTTATTTTTTTTGCTTTTGAAGAAATAACTCTATTGTTTTGAGGTGTTTTAATTAAACATGAAGAGTCATTAATAAAACTCATTAATGCTTGTTTAATCCACCAACAAGCATAAGTGGAAAATTTAAAACCTTTTTCATAATCAAATCTTTCAATTGCTTTTAATAAACCTAATTGAGATTCAGCAATTAAATCACGAAAATCTAAATTTTTATTGTTTTCATAATATTTTTTAGCCATATTAATAACTAATCTATAATTACTTTCAATCATTTTATTTTTTGCATTTAAATCACCTTCCTTAATTTTTTTAGCCAGAATTACTTCTTGCTCACGTGAAAGTAAAGGATTTGATTTAATAATTTCTTGATATTCAGATAATATATTTGACATTTTATAGCCTTTGTTTATGTTAATGTATTTAAATTTTTAATATTTAATTTTTATTATAACTCAATTATAATAATATTATTATTATTATTCACGCATGAGTCTTCTTTTTTTTCATTTATAATTTCTTGATATATTGGTAGTTCTAATTGTAATTGTGTAAATTCTTCATTTTGTTTTTTCTTTTTAATTTCATTTAATAATGAAATATCTAAATCTTCTAAGATAAATTGTTTATTCATTTTTTTACCTCCTAATATTTAGGTATGGTGTGAAAATTGAATTATTATTCCATATTTTCATCTAATTGCACCATTTGAACATCTTGTTGATATTCTTGTGGATTATCTAAAATAACGCATCCAATATTTATTAATGATGAAGCAGATGATGCTGCATTTCTTAATGCTGTAATCGAAACATGTAATGGATCAATTATACCTGCATTAATTAAATTACAAAATTCTCCATTACTAATATCATATCCATAATTAAAATCATTAATATCTTTTATTTTTTCAATAATATAATCTGATGATAATTCTGCATTTTTTAAAATTTGTCTCATTGGTGAAATGCAAGCATCTGCAACAATTTTATTTATAGTTTTTTGTTTTAAATCACTACATTCAATATTGCTTAAAAATTGACCAGCTCGTAATAATGATAAACCACCACCTGGTAAAAATCCTCCATCCATCGCAGCTTTTGTTGCATGTAAAGCATCATCAACACGATCAAAAGTTTCAAGTAATTCACTTTCAGTATATGCCCCAATTGATAAAACAGCAACTACACCTTTAAGAATAACTAATCTTTGTTTTAAAAATGATTCTTCTTCTTTTGATAAATCTTTGTTTTGTAATAAAACGTCAATTTGTTTAATACTTTCTCCGGTATTTGTTTCTTTTGATTTCTTAACATTATTTTTACCACATTCAACAAGTAATGTTTCATTATTAGAAATGATTGCAGATTTGCATGTTCCTAAATCGTTTAAATTTAAATTTTTAATTTGCTTTTCATCAATTTCGTTTAACACTTTACTATGTAATGAATCAGCCAAATCTTGAAGAATTTGTGCTCTATTTTCGCCATAAAAAGGAGATTTAATTGCACAAATTTTTAATGCGCCTCTTGTTACATTAGTAATCATAGCTTGAATTACTTCATCTTCAAAGTCATTTGCAATAACTAAAATACTTTTTTCTGAAGCTGCTACTTTTTCTAAAACAGGAATTAATTGAGACAAAGAATTTAATTTACAATTCAAAATTAATACGAAAGGTTCTTCTAATGTACATTTATTTCTTTCTTCACCATTCGCAAAATAATGAGAAATATAACCTCTTTCAACTCTAACACCTTTTACTAATTGTAGATTTGTTTGAGTTGTTTTACTTTTTTGAACAGTTACTAATTTTGCAGAACCTACCTCTGAAATTGCTTGTGCAATCAGATCACCAATTTTTGTATCTCCATTCGCTGATACTGCTGCAATTTGTCTAATTTCTTCATTAGTTGAAATATTATGAGCGTTTTCGTTTAAATATTCTACTAATAATTCAACTCGACTTTTTAATAATTTAGACATTTCATTTGAAGAAATAATACCAGTTTGTAATGCTTGAATTGATTTATTGTATAATTCTCTTGTTAGGACTGTTGCTGTTGTAGATCCATCACCAACTGTTTGCGCAGTTTGTTCACTTGCTTGTCTGATTAATGACGCGCCTAAACTTTCAATAGGATTTGATAATTTTACATTTTTTGCAACTGTAGCACCATCTTTTGTTAAATGAGGTGGTTTTCCCATTCTTTCAATTAATGCTAATTTGCCATGTGGTCCCATTGTTTGAGAAACTGCCTTATATAATTTTTCAACGCCTACTCTTAAATGTTGTTGTGCTTCAATATCAAAAAATAAAAAATCGCTCATGTGTATATTATCCTTTTAGTAAACTAGATGTTGATTTATGTTCTGTTAGTTTTAAAGAAACATCAATTTTTCTACGTGTTTTAGTTAAAACATTTTCAGCTAAAAATAAATCTCCAACCTTCATTGCTACTTCATCATTACCAATAACTTTTTGTTCTCGTAATTGTTTTTGTGTTGAATCATCCAATACTTTTTCCATTTTTTTTCCTTATTATTAAAAGATATAATTTATTATAATATAAAAACAAAGTTTTTACAATTTTTTTATTTAAAATATTTATCAAATGTTTTTAAAAATTTATTCCAAGATGTATCATTTGTCAAAGAATAAAAACGTAATTCTTGAAATAGTTTACGTAATTCATTAAATTTATTTTCTGTTTGTTTTTGAAAATAATTAATTGTTGAAATATCTTCATCTGATAGTTTATGAAAATTAATTAATTCAACATTATAATTAAATTTTTCTAAATTATTATTTTCATTTAGAAAAGATTGTAATTTATTTTCATCTAAAGATAATAACTCAGCCTTTTTAGGACCAATCCCATTAAACCCGTCAATATTATCAGAAGAATCGCCTTTTAATGACTTAAATGTAACATAATCATATAAAGTTTTTTCAGTAAATTCTTTTTTAATAGGACTATATAATTTAATTTTATCTGATATTAATTGAATAAAATCAGTATCTGATGATACTACAATTACATCATTATTTTCTTGTTCTTCTTTTCTAGCCAAATAAGCAATAATATCATCACATTCATAATTCTCATGTTTTACAATTTGTATCGGAAAATAATTTTGTAAAATATCTATTATTTGTCTTCTTTGCTCTTTAAACTTATCAGAATTATCTAAATAATTTCTATTTGCTTTATATTCAGGAAATGCTTCAAATCTTTTTTTAGGATAACCTTCTAATACTAGAAAAATATTGTCACAATTTAATGTATCAACTATCAGTCTAAGACCTCTAAAAAAATTAAAAACAGTTGTTGTTTCATTATCTTTAACACCTGAAAATCTTGCCCTATAAAATAAATTGTAGCCATCTAATATTAGTGTTTTCATATTATGCCTTTACATTTCTTCGACATTTACATTTTGTAAATCAGGAATTGATACATTCGCTAAGCTACCATCAGATAACTTTACTTTAATTTTATCTAACTTTTTATTATTATTCACGTGTGTATTATTTTTTAATTCAACATCTACTTTAGGCCAAGTTTTATTTTGAATATCTATACATGTAACACACATTTTTTCAATAGTTTCAGATGCTATTCTTAATAAATCAGCTTTTGCTTCATCTAATGAAGCAAAAATAGGGTCTGATAATTCTGAAAATAATAATTGTGTTGAATCTGGAGCCATTAAACTCCAATCAACAAATTCATTATTTTCTGTTTTTCTAATAATTTGTTCAGTTATTTTTACAGGAATAATTAATCGTTTTTTTGTATAATTAATATATGCAAACTGTCCAACTTTAAATAAATATGACATAATAGCCTCTTTAAAAGATATAATAAAAATATTATAATAAAAAAATTAAAAAAATACAATATAAAAATTAATTTTTATCTAAAGCCTGGCCCTAACATACTTCTTGTTCCGCCAGCACCTTTAAATATTCTATTTCCAGCAATATTATTATATGATGAAAAACCTGGTCCTACAAAACCCATTGCAGCTGATACAGATTTTGTATTTTGTGCTGTAATAATATCACTTTGGAAATTTTTTAATTTCATTTCATTTAAAACATTTCTAATTTCTTGTTGAATCATTTCTGCTAGATCATATGCATATACAGGTCCTGATTCTGTAATTAATAAGGGTTCGCGTCCTTTATTGAAACCTGAAAGTTCCATTAAACGTGATTTTTGAATTCTTTGCTTGCTCATTTATTCCTCTTTCTGTAATGAGTTTTTATCATTAATCTTATTTATCATTTGATCTATGTTTTTTTGAATTTCGTATGTTTTTTTTGCGCCTTCTAATAAAGCAGTTTGTAACGGTTGTAAACCAATCGCAAGTCTAACATCATCAAAAAGTTCAGGAGATAATTTTTGTTTTAATATTGTCATATTAGCGTAAGAATGAACAACTATTTCTTTTTCAAGATGCTCTAAATCCAAGTTATCTTTTGTTTCTTGGGATAAATCCTTATAATCCTTAGCCTCACAAATAAATAAACATCCTGGCATACTACGTCCATATGGAACGTCTATAAATGGCAATCCACCAGTAATACCATCTTTATTTTCTTCATAATATATATTTGGAATCCATTTTGTATTTGACATATTAATACCTTATTCTTCTTTATTTTTTACTTTAATTGGTGTTAAAGACTTTTCATCATTTGATATCGATAAAACAGCTTCATCATTGTCTTTAACATCATCTTTATTGTTTATATCTTTTTGATTTATTAATTGATCTTTTTCGTTTTTATCTAAATTAATATCGTGATTAGATATTTTTTTATTTAAATTTTGTAATATATCTTTCAATATATTTTTAGAATCAATTTTTTTCAATATTTTTATACATTCATTATATGCATAATAAAATTTCTGTATATTTTCATTGTATATTTTATCAAAAGATTCAAGATTTATTTTTTCACAAATTTTTCCAAATTTTTGATTTAAATCATTTTTCATTTTTTTTAAATCTTTTTCGAAATAATTTTTATTTTTTTCTAAATCTGGTAATAACTTAGAATATAATTTTTCATTCATTGACTTTGAATTGTCTTCGATGTTTTTAATAATACTTTTTAATAAATTAATAATTTCTGATTCATTTTGAATTTCTGATCTTTTTTGTACTATTTGTATTATATTATCACAAAATTGAATTGATTTCTTTTTTAAATTATTAAAACTTTCTCTTGATTTTTTTAAATTATTTTCAAAATTTTCCAAAGTTTTAGATTTTTCTCCAAATTCTTTTTTAATTTGTGAATGTATCGTATTAAACTTTTTTAATGTTGCATTATCATTAATAATTTTTTCTTTTTGCATCAATTTATTTTTAAATTCATTTATTAATAAATTAATATTTTTATTTTCACTTTTTTCAATATTCATTAATAAATTTTTTAATATATTCAATTCTTCTAAAATTATTTCTATATTCATGATATGTGATATACTTGTTAATCTGCTATTTTCACAAATTAATTCAAAATCAAAATTTTGTTTTGTCGCAAAACCCTTTGGCGTCATTTCAAATCCAAATTTTTTTTCAATTTTATTATTAAAGTTTTGAGTATACTCGTTTGATTCATCTTCTATTAATTTTAATTTTCCTTTTAACTCATCAAATACCTGATCAAAAAATTGTAAAGAATATTCCATCATTTCTAGAATTAACTTATTTTTTTTATTTTTATTTTCACCTGGTTTAATAGCTTTTACTCTTAATATAAATTCTTTCCAATCTTTTAACTTTTTACTTTTATCAGAATCAGGTATTAATTCATTAATCATTTCATTTTGTTCATCTAAAAATTGTATTGGCTTTTTTTTATTATTAGATTTTTCTTGCATATCATTTTCTAATAATATTTTTTTATTTCCTCTTAATATTAATTTAGATTTAGCTACATTTGATTCATTAATTATAAAAGCATTATCAAGTATATTTAATACTTGTTGTATAAATCCATTTATTTGTCCAGGTTCAGCAGGCGGATTTATACCTAACCAACTACCAATTGTGACAAAAGGGCTAGTTGATGCTGTAGCAAAATTTGAAATAGCAGAAGGTATAAATGTTGTATCTTCAACAATATCATCAACAACATTTGTAGCTCCTAATACCATCATAAATGCGTCAGATACTTCAAATTCTTCATCCATAATTAAACGATATGCATCAGGTATAGTATTATTTAAATGTGATAAATTTTGATTACATCTTGTCATAAAATCATTTAAAATGATTTCTTGATCTTTTTTTAATGCTGTTTGTTGTCTATCCCAAACATCCCATTCAGGAGTACCTTGTTCAGGTTCTGGATTTGATCTATGTTGCATTTCTCGGCCTAAATATGTTAACATTGTATCATTAGAATTTTTACAAAAATCATAAAAAGTAAATGTTCCTCTGTTATATATTTCATAAACATCTGCAGATTTAATACCATACCAAATAAGTGGCATTTTTGTTCTTAAATCATTCATATCTGTTATTTGTAAAGAAGTGCCTGTTAAACCTCCTCTGTCAATATATTTTTGTAAATATTTTACATTATCATATAATAATTCTTTTCTCACAAAACCATTATACCAAATAATATTATTAAATTGTAAACCAAATAATCCTTCTTTACCCCAATTTTCAACACTTGTTTTAAAAAAATCACCTGATATTAAACTTTTAGCAAATTTATAAAAAGGTGTTGCTGATAATATACCATCTTTTTCAGATAATGCGCTAGTTGCTTTTTGTAACATAAATGCACCTGGATTTGAAAATTTTAATAAAGTATCAACATCATCCTTAATTTTATCAGGAATTGCTGCATCATATAATTCTGCAGATTTTTTTAATTTTTCTTCAAAGTCTTCATTTAATGCTTTCATATCTGCAAAACCAATAATTTTTGTTGCTAATATGACATATTCTAATTGAGCACTAAAATTTCTAATTGTTGCTTCTGTAGTTTTCGAAACAATTTGATAAATATCTGTAACAAATGCTTTTAAATCTCCAACAGAATATTGTGAGGCATCTTCCTTCAATATTTTCATATTATTTTTTATAATTAATTTATATTGATTATGCATATTAATTTTCTTCCATTATTATTTGATCATTTTCTTTTTTATATTTTGAAATATAAATAGGAATTTTAAATTCATCACTTAAATTAACAATTAATTTATCAAAGTAATTTTGAATATTTGATAAATTTGTTTTAAAATCATCTTTGTCCACGTAGTAGATTGGGTTGGTTGATTGGTGTTTTGTTTTTTTATTGAAGCCTATTTCATCACAAATATTATTTAATATTTCATTTGGTATATTTAATCTTTTTAAATTTCTTCCTTTAATATTAACATCAAATGTTACTATTCCCCATAAAGTATCATTTATCATTAAAAACCCTTTATTTGGATTTCTTCCTACACCATAAAAATCTTGATTCATTTTATTATTATTAAAAAGTTCTGTCCATTTATTTTCGTATAATCTTCCGCCAATATCTATTGGATTTCTTGTCATTTTATCCCATACCCATGATCCTGAAAGAGTTCTTCTTATAATATACGATTCTCCTTCATTTATTTCCCAAGAATCAGTTGTGTTTAAAATATGTATTAATTTTTTGACATCTTCTTCGTTTTTAATATATGGATGATTTAATATATTACATGCGTATAAATGCTTCATAGACTATCCTGGGATCTTCTCTATTGATTAGAAATTATTTTTATATATAATTTTATATATTTTAAATAAAAATTAAACTGGTAAATTCTGGTATATCTTTTTAGCAGTTTGTAGTTCTCTACGTAGTATTCTTAAAATACCTGAGAAGTATACACGTCCGTCTGTTCTTGCTTGATAGCTATCTCTAACCCTTACAGCATCGCCAATTCTATATTCAAGATCTTGAATACATTTTTTACTTCCAAATTTTAATCTTTCACCATTAATACTGATATAATGTTCATGATCAATATTTTTTCGAAAGCTTTCTAATAAAATTTGATTAACATATAAATGTACTGGTTCCATGTTATTTTACTTCTTTTAATAAATTATCTATTGATGTAAATCTTTTTATTGATTCACCTACTGTGATAGGAGCCATTGAAGACATTTTCTTTTCAGCTTTTTTGTCACCTGAAGCTGCAGCTGAAATTGTTTTCATATGTTCTTCGTTAGAAGAAACCTTTTCTTTTATTTTAATACCATGTTGTAAAGGTGTCTTAGGCATTTTAAAATCTGCATCTGTATTTGCATTTAAAACTTTTGTCATTGAATCAAAAAATAAACAAATTGTTTGCTTTTCGCCTAATGTTAATTTATTATAAAATTTTTCAGCTGCATTACTTTTATTAATACTTTCAGCTGCTCTGAATTTATTTACTAAATCTTTAAAATAAGTGTATTGTTTTGCATTTGATAATTTAAATCCTGATCTTTCTTTTTTTTCTCTTTTTTCTTCATCATCTTCATCAATATCTTCTGTATCATCTAATTCTTCATAATCTTCGTCTTGTGAATCATTTTTCTTTACAGATTTTTCAAATGCGTCATATGGAGAATCTTGATCCTCAGAAACTTCTTCATCATCTAATTGATTATTATTTTTTTTATTTTGATTTTTATCGTTTTTTTTATTATTATCTTGGTTTTTATTTTGTTTTTTAGGTGCTTTTAAACTTGGAGATATTTCTAAATCAATTGATTGTTGTTGTTTTTTTTCATTAGCTGTTACATCACCCTCTTTAATTGATCTTTCTAATAATGAAATAAATTTTGATATATTCATGTTATTTACTCCAATTTATTCTATTCTGCCAAAGTTCTCTTTCACGATACATTCTTAATCTTTTCATGTATTCTTCATGAGTACCTTGTTGATCTAAAATAGGCATTTGCCAATTTTTATTTCTTTTTTGATTATATAACATATCTGTCATAAATTTATCGAATTGATTGCTCATTTTAAATACCTTTAATTATTACTTTTAAATTGTAATTATTTTCATTGCTATAAATTATACAATATTTAATTAAATATTTATCTGATTCAAATACTCTTTTTTCAAAGTCTAAATTTAGTTCAATCTTTTTTATTTCGTCATTAATAAAAAAATATTGTGCTTCATTTTTATTTAAATCCAATGAAATTTTATAATTTTGTTCATTTGATTTTTTAATTAATTTTTGTATTTTGCCTTTTCTAATAGATATATCACTATTTTCAAACTCAAAATTTATATTTAATTTATCTTCTTCGTTTCTTTTATTATCATCTTCATATAAATAATCGATATCTATTAAATCAACTAAGTTTTGACTTAAAAATATATTTTTATCATTACTCATTTAAAATTCATCCTCATAATCATATTTTAATTTTATGTAATTAGTATCATTATAAATTTTATCAAAATATTTACAAGCTTCTATTTCATATTCATTTATAAAAGATGCTAAAGCCCTAATAATAACTGTACATTTTTCCTTTTTAAACCTAACCTCTATATTATGTTCAGAGTTTGAAATATATTGCATTATTTGTTGCATAAAATAAACTGAATGATCCTTTTCAGAAAATTCGTATATTCTTGACATAATATTACTTTCTATATTCCATTTTGATTTAGAAACAACGATAGGTATTGATTTATTTTTTGTATTTAAATTCTCATTTATCATATATTGATTTTCTTCATTAAAATAATTTTTCATTAAATTAGATATATTCATTTATTTTCCATAATATTATATAAAACATATTTTATTATATATAAATATCTATTTTTTTAATTCTTTACTCTTAAAATAACTTTCAGGTTCAATAATTATATGTTCATCTTTTTTATTAAATCTTGAATAAAAATTAGTTGCATTTAAAGATTGATTAAACGCAGATTGTCTAACAGATTTTGATAAAGAATTTACAAATTCTTCATATTTTTGTGTTACATTTGGATCATAAATATTTTTTAAAAAAGCAGCTGCTATTTGTCCGCCAGGTCTTCTTTCGCCAGTTTCTTTTTGAAATGAAAGAGTTGTAGCGCTTTTTACCAATTCATTCCAAAATGCTTTTCTTATATGTGGATATTTATAAAAACCATCAATTTGACATTGAGACAATGTATTACAAAAACCTTTATCTGTCCAATATTTTTCAAGATCAGCTACAAATTGTTTTTGATTTTGTTTAATATAGGTTTTTTTAAGAGAATAATCATATTCTGAATTTGAATATCCAAATGTGTATTCTTTAATATATTTTACTAACAATTCATCTGATCTATTTCTAACAACATTTATTTGCCCATAATTTTGATTTAAATAATCTATAATCGCATCATTTACAGATGTATAATATGATTCTGATTTTTCTGAATCAAAAAATTTACTAACTAATATTCTATGATAATTTGAAAATGGGCTTTTATTATCATTCATTAATTTTTCAATATAAAAAACGTCTATATCTTTACCTACAAATGATTTCCTCATAGAATCTAAATACATATCTCTCAATGTTTCACCTAATTCAGATTGATCAGTCATATCAGGATAATTATAATATTTTTCAATCGCAGATTTCATATTTTTATTTATCTCAAGACGTTTATCTGTTGGATTATAATCTGCTACCTTTGCTTGATTTAAAATATATTCAGGTGTTAATGTTTTATCTTTTCTAATATCATTATCTATAAAACTATCAAAGTCTTTTTTATCATATTGTTTAACACCTTTAACTGTACCAGCTTTTATATATGATTTTTTATTCCATGAATCTAATTCATAAATTTCATCTTGTATTTTTTCAATCTGATTAATTATTTCATCAGACATTTGTTTTTTCTTTTCTTCACGTTCAGAAAAATATTCATTCTTTGCTAATCTTTCAAATTGATATTCAATTTTAGACATTTGTTGCTTTGTTTTTTCATATTTTTCTGTAAAATAATTTAATTGTATTTTTAATTCACGAATACTGGTTAATTCAGAACCACCCATGATATCCATCTCTTCAATTAAATCTTCAATTTTTTCTTCATATTCATAATATTTATCTGTTAATTTAGTATATAAAGGATCTATATTTAAATTATCAACAGCAATTTTTTTATATTCTTTTCTTACGACATCTTGCGTTCTTGGTTTAATTTTCTTTTTTTCAGAATCACTTAATTGAGAGACTAATTGTTTTAATTTTTCTTGTAATGTTATACCTTCTTTATATTTTTCTTCATAACCCAAAGATAAATTATAATTTAAATCAAGATCATCTAACCATGATTGCATTGATATAATACGTAATTCTGCTATTTTGTTCTGTTTTAACATTGATTGTGCCCATGTTGCTTGCATAAGCATTTCAGCCATTGATCTTTGTAAACCAGATGTTGCTATATTTTTTCCAGTTGTATCAATTGCATATAAACCTCCCGCTGCAGTAACCATTACTGGTAAAGTCCAAAATTTATCTTTTTTAGGATTGTTTAATTTATTTCTATATTGATCTATATTTCTTGCAATCATTGCCAGTTTATTTGTTGCAATAGGATTAGATGATTGTATATTATTAATCATTTTATATACTTGCGTTACTACCTCTTTTAACGCAGCATCCATTTTTTTAGTAATATCACCATATTTATATTTAACATTTTTTTGTTTAGATAAACGTTCTGTAATCATTGCAATATCAGCTTTTAATAAAGCATATATATAAAAAATATCTTCCAATCTATCAATATTTTTTGGATTATCTTTTCTAGATAAAACATTATTTATTATTTCCCTTGAAGAAATTTTTTCATTATTTTCATCTTGAATATCTTCTATTTCTTCAAATTCATTATTATTAATATTTTCAAATTCAGAAGCGTATTTATTTAAATTTTCAGGTAAAAATTGCTCGCTATTTATCATTTTGTCTAATTCATTATATGCAGCAATATATTCAATTACCTTTTCTGAATCGCTAATATATACATTTGAATCATCTCCATTTTTTATTTTATCTAACATTTCATTTGATTGTTCAAAATCTTCTGCACGCATTTTCATATTTTCTTCATCTGACAATAATTTTGAAGAGAATAATGCTTTAAATTTTCTTTCTTTTTCTTTTTCAAAATTTTTAATTTCATCAGCGACTATTTTTTCACGAAATTCTTCAGTTTCATTTGAAAATGTATCATTTAAATCAGCAATTATTCTTTGTAAATCAGCGTCTTGCTTTTTATTAAAATTGTCTATTCTTACATTAATATCATTTTCTGAATTTATTAATTGTTGATATTCTATTTCTTTCTTTTGTTCAAAAGCTTTTATTCTATTATTTAAAAATTCATCTTTTCTTGAACCTTGAATATTTGATGGATATCTAATATTATCGATTAAATTTTTTAATTCTCTTTCCTTGTTTTTATTAAAATTTTTAATTTTTTCTTCAATTGATAATTTATTTTGATTATTATTAAATGATAAATCATAAAAATCTGAATCCATTTTGTTTTGCTTAAATGCCACTTGATCATCATACGATAAATTATCATCTTCATTATTAGATAATCTATTATTTGTAGACATTAATTCATTATATTCATTTGTTTCATTTTCAAAATCAGATTGTCTTTCATTTTCTTTTTTTATTTCAAATTCTATTTGATCATAAGGATTATTAATAAATGATTCTTTTATTTCATCCAAATCTTCGCTAGTAATATTTTTTGAATCAAATTCACCTGTTGATATATCAATACCAGACATATCTGCTAATAATTTATTAGCAGCCTCAAAATTATAATCCATTAAGTTTTTATCTTTATTTTTTTCAAGATAATAATCCTCAATAGCTGTATTATCTTTCATTACCCAATTTGAAAAAGTTTTTTCTTTAAAAGAATCGTTTGTTGATTTAATATTTTTAAAATTTAACATTCTATCATAATCAGCTTGTGAAACATCTTTATATAATAAAGTTATTAATTCTTTTATAAAAGCAGCTTGAAAGCTATTCCATTCTTTAACAGATTCTTCTGTTTTTCTAGGAACAGCATAATCAATATAGTCAGATGCAGTCCAATCTAAAACTTTACCTGTTGGATTTTCTTCATCATCTTTGTCTGCAAGCGCTCTTTTATTTTTATCAAATTTTTTATTTCTTTCATATGATTGAGAATTTTTTACACATGCATCTAAATATTTAATATATAAATTTTTCCAAAAATAATTACCTTTTAACCATGCTATATAATAAAATAATTTATTATTTTCAATTTCTAATTGTGCCTTTGATACATCTTTAGCTAAAGACTTCTTATGTAATTCAAATTCTTCATCTGACATTTGACCACGTTCAGTACTTTCCTGTGCTCTATCTGCCGCGTCTTTTAAAGCATCTTGGAAATCTTTCGTAAATAATCCACTTTTATAATATTTTTTTTTGTGTTTTTTTAATTTAAGAAATTTTGATTTACCTACTAATGAAATTTCACTTCTATATTTCCCTAATTCTTCTTTATTAATTTCGAAATCATCATCATCATCGTTTATAGATTCTATTAAGAAATTTATTATTTTTTTATTTAACATTTTATTTATTATCCTTTAAATATTTTTTGCTTAAAGATTTTAATTCATCATAATATTTTTTAACATTACTATCTTTAACTTCTTTACCAATTTCTTTACCAATTTTTGTCATAACAGTTGGTAATGTTGCTTTTGGAGGATAAAAATCGTCATTATCTAAATAATTTTCAACATCACCTTCTGATGTTTCATAAAAATTTGGTGACATTTCATAAGAAATATTACCTCCATATTTTTTGTCATTAATAGGTAATTCATCATCGACTTCAAATTCTTTTTCGCCGTATTCTTTTTGTTTTTTTATTGATGAAGTTTTTGGCCCTTTTTTGAAAATATCTGCTTTTTGATTATTAGCAGTAGTATTAATATTACTATTACCTCCACCTGTTTTATCAGGAGATAAACTCATTTCGTGCAAATTTATTTTTTCATTTGATTCAAATAAAATATTTCTTGCTAAGGCTCTAACTGTTTTTTCATTTAGATTAATTTTCATATATTTACCTCGATGCTTTATTATATAAACAATAATTATCGATTTAAATTATAAATAATTTTTTTATTATTGATATTTTTTTTTATTTCTTTTTATAAATTCGTCAAGATCTTCAATCGTTTCACTATTATCATTTTCAGATTCTTCTTTATCTTTTTCATTTAAATCTTCATCTAAATCTTCATTTAAATCTTCATCTAAATTTACAATCTTTATGCTATTAAAAAAATATAAAATATCAGTAATTGTTTTTGCTATTAAAGCAAAATCTTCATTTAATGTTTTTAAATTTTTATCAAATTGCAATATATTTTTAATAGATAAATCTTGTAATTTTTCAATTTCAGATATTTTGTTTTCTATTTTTGAAATTCTTTTTATAATATCATCATTCGTCTGAGTCTCTTGAACATATTTCTCTGTTGACTCTAAGTCTTTGTTTATAATTTTTTGGTCCCCACTCTGATTCATTATACTCTGTTTCTCCAATTCCTCCTGGATCAATTGGAGAATGTTTTTCAATAAGCTCATATATATTTTCCTTATCATGATTTACTAATCTAGATATGCTCTTGTCTTTTTTCATTTTATAAGCTTCTTCAATTAAACCAACTATTTTTTCATCTTCATCCATTACTAATCTAAAAAATGTATGAAAAAAATCTTGTGTTGTTAAATCTCTTAAAACCAATAAAGATTTAAAAAATCTCATTTGAGGATGAGTTGTACTAACTCGCATAATATATTTTTGAGCAATACCAAATTTTTCAGCCTCTGTTTGAATTGACAATCCTTTATTTTTATTGTTATCTTTCATAATATAAAATTATATTCTTTTTTTTATAATGTTTATTTTTTATTGACTATTTGAAGCACCAACTGCTTGAATATCAGGAATATTTGAATTAACTGCAAATTTATCTGTAGGATAATTTTTATAATCAGGTATATTTTTTAATGCTGATGTATATTTTTGAATAAAATCTGCCAATTTTTGCTTATATTCATTTGGCGCATTTTTATTTTCTTCTTGCTCTTCGCCTGCCATTTTACCAAATTTAATAGATACAGAATTTATAATTAATGATGGTATATCAACTTTATCTATAAAATTATTCGTCAATTCAACAGCATTATTTACAATAGCATCAATTGGTGCATTTTCTTGCCAAAATTTATCACCTATAATATCGTCAGTTTCATTTTCTAATAAAATTTTATTCATTCTTAATAATTTTTTTTCGTTTAAATAAAAACTTTTATCTTTTAATGATAATTTTTTATATTTTTTAATATCATAATCTTTTACATTTTTAAATAAAAATTTGCTAATATTTTCAATTAACTTCTTTTTATTTTTATTGTAAAATCTTGATTCATTTTTAATATCAAATAAATTCTGAGTAATTTGATGACTTATATTTGGGTCAAAGCCTCCGCTAGACACATCATATAATGTATCTGCAGCTAATTTAAGACCTTTTTTAATTTTCTTTTCCTTTTCATCCTTTTCCTTTTCAGGATCAGCAGACTGTTGACTAATGTCTTGTTGCGCATTTGGATCACCACCTCCACCTGCAAAAATATCTCCACCACCTACATCTCCACCACCTTCTTCACCGTCGCCTGTATCTCCACCACTTCCTGAATCTGCAAATAAATCATCTAACCCACCACCAGTACCTCCTGTATCACCACCCGTGTTATTATCTGCAGCCGCACTATCACCAGAACTACTTTGCCTTGATGAATCAGTACTTGAAGATTTATTTTCTGCAGGTTTTGATTCTTTAGTTTTTGATTGTTTTTCTTCGTCTTCTAATAAAATTTTTAAACTAGGCAGTTTTTTTTCTAATAAAAGTTTTTCAATATAATTTAAATTATTTCTTTTGATCATTTAATTAAAGCTCCTATTTTATCTGCTATTTTGAAACGTTCTTCAATGACATTCCAATTTAATTCTTTCATCATACCATATACATAGGCTTTTCTATTTTTTAAATAATCTCTATAATAACTATGTTCCCAACAATCCATAACAATTACAGGAAAAGAACTTATTAAAACATGTTGATCATGTAAATCTACTATAGTATTAATATATCTTTTTAATGTTGAACTATATACAGTCATAGCCCAACCATTTCTTGAAGACATACAACAAGCAATAAAATCTTCTTGCCACAAATCAAAACTTCCAAAATCCCTTTCAATTCTCATAAATGCTAAACTATCTGCTGTTATTTCACTATTTACATCGCTTATATTTTGAAAATATAAACCGTGTAAAAATGAAGCATTATGATTATGTATTTCATCTAATTTTAAAGAACGAAATTGACTATTATTTGGATTAACATTTTCACGATCAGCTGTATCTAATTTTGCAGAAACAGTATTTAATTCTTTTATATAACCTTCAAATAATTCCTGATGGGCTATTTTTGTTTTTTCTGATAACAATTCAGTATTTAAATTAAAGTTTGTTGGTTGTGCAACATATGCTTCATTTAATTTTTTTTCATTTTCATTTTTAATATTACTATTTTTTAATAAAACGTTATTTTCATTCATTGTTTTAATAACGCTTTGTTTAACTAAATTTTCTAATTTTTTATCAAACATTTTATATCCTTTTATAAACTATATTCTTTAATAAATTCATCTAAATCAACGATAATATAATCTTTATTTTTAGATATGCTTGAATCATCATCTTTATTAAAATCCATTAATTTTATTTTATCATTCGTTGTTTTTCTAGAATCTTTTTCATCTTCATCGTCTAATAAACTATCTATTTTGTTTAATTTAATACTTAAATCATCAACACCATCATTATCAAAATCAACCTCAGTTAATTTTTTTGTTGATTTAGGTTTATAACTAGAATCAAATCTAGAAAATTCAGGACATAATAATACAACCTTTTTATTAGCTTTATCAAATTTTAAAACAGTATATTCTAAACCACTTTTATCATTTCTTACTTTTAATTTTGAAGCATCTGACAATACATCTATTTCATTTGAACCATTTTTATACATTATAGACATTTCTTCTTGTAAAAAATGTTTTAATCTTTTAAAATATTCCTCACGCATAATACGTTTCATACTATTTTCATTCAATTGAAACATAATAACATAATTCCTTTTTATATTTTAATTATAAAATATTGTCAATACTTATATATTAATTATTAATATTTTTCGACATTAACTCCTGAATTTACTAATATATTAATTCCTTCAATATCACGATATTGATTTTTATATATAACACTTTTAATACCAGCATTTACAATTGCTTTTGCACATTGTGCACAAGGACTTAACGTTAGCCACATTGTTTTATCTTTATAATTATTATAATCTAATTTAATTAAACAATTTATTTCTGCATGTAATAATCCACTCATACCAGGCTCACAGCTATCAGGTATATTATTACCTCCTGCTTCATTACCATTATAACCTATTGATAAAATTTGTGTATTATCATTTGATGTAATAATTGCACCAACCTTAAATGTAGGATGATGAGAACGTTGTGCAATTAATTCTGTTACATTCATCCATATTTCTTTCCAAGTAGGTCTTGTCATGATTTTATCCTTTGATTATTGGGAATGCAGACCAACTTCTTGGTTCATATAAAATGTCTCCACCAACAGTAACTTCTTTATAATCAAATTTGGCCATTGTATAGTAAGCATCATTTCCTGTTATAGGACATACAGCGGGACAAATTTCAATTTGTGTTGCATAAGGCATAATTTTCATAATTTCAGTAAATGGTTTAAAATGTGCATCTAATTGAATAGACGATACAATAATTGTATAACCATTACAAAATAATCCAATTAATGCATCTGAACAATCATCAATCATAAATGCTTCATCTATTGCAATCACATCATAATTAATTTTATTATTTAATTCTTGCTTTTTTAATTCATTTAATAGTTCATGTCCGTTTGATACTTGATATGCTGTAAATTTACCACCATTATGAGATTGTATATATGAATCTGCATATCTATTATCTATTTTAGGTTTAAAAGCAATCACATTTTTCTTTTGTCTAGCAAATCTATCAATCATCGCTAACAATTTAGTAGTTTTTGATCCATACATAGGACCTGTATATACAATAAATTTAGGGTCAATCATACTCACCTTTTATTTTATAAATTTTTATTATTATTTATTTTTTTTTATTTTATAAAAATTTTTTATTTAAAATTTAAATAATTATAAACCTTCTATTTGTCTAAATCCATTACTGCAAAACAAAAAAGTATTTATTTTTTTGTTTTCTTTTAAATCTATAAATTTTAAAGTTATAAAATCATTATTTTTATTTTGAAAAATTAAAGAAAAATTTTGCGTTTCAATATTTACTTTATTGTATTTTTTAAGTAAATTTAATAATACATTTTGACAAAAATACTCTTTATCTTCTATTTTTACATTCATAATATCAATAATTTTTATCAGATTTTTATATAAATTTTCATTTAAACTATTTAAATCTAAATTTATATTTCTATTTAAAACTTCATTTACATTTAAATGTGTTTGATTTAATTTATTATTTTTGATATATTCATCAATCCAATTACCTACAAATATTCTTTGTCTATGATTCGTTGGTTTTTTAGGTTCTCTTTTTCTAAGTGCTTTAAAATTAGTACACCATAATTTAACTAAATTTAGATCACTTTCAACTTTTCCTGTAAAATTATTTTTACCTACATTATTATTAATTCTTCCATTAACATTTTTATGTAACCAACAATCAACAACAGTACCTGTTCTTCCAATTCCGCCCCAACAATGAAGATATATCTTTTCGCCATTACATAATAATTCGTCAATTTTATTTAAAATTTGATCCATAAAATCAACACTAGGTGTATATCCATCTTTTATTTTAAAATTGATTCTTTTAACACCTGGATATTCTTTTTTATATTTATCGATAATATATTCATATTCTTTTAAATGCTTATCATCAGTTAAATCAACAAAACATGTAATACCTGATTTTAAAATGTTTTTTATTTTTTCATGTGATTCATCTTCATCAATTGTTCTAGGATATTCTGCAGCTAAAAATGTATTAGGTATTACCCAATAACTATTCTCAATAGGTTTATTTAGTTTTGAAATGCTATTCATCATTTTACTCTTTTAATATTATTAAATTTTGTAGTTATAAAAAAATTTTAAATAAAAAATTTTAAATATTCACGTATGTAATATTAATTATTAATTTTAAAATTAGGATTATTCATAACATCATCGATATTTAATGATTTTTGTTTTAATAAATTGTTTATATTTTGAAAATCTTTTTTAGGTTGTGCAATAGTTCTGTCTTCAAAATAAACGTAATCTTTAATTAAATTTTTAAAAGTGCCAATATATTCATAAAAACTATCATTATCATCATATTGTAAAATATGCATTTGATTAGGTTCATTATGATGTATTACACCTAAACCACGATCAATTACACACTTTATATTCAAACTATTTAATAATAAACCAAATAATTCAGAATTATTTTTTAATGATACTTTTTTTGATATTATACCACATATTTGATATAATTTTATATAAAAATTGTTATATTGTTTATTATATTTTTTTAATTCAAAAAATAATTCATTTTTATTTATTTCAATATTTGAGTATTCTTTACATATTCTTATTATTTCATTTAAACATATTTTAAATTCAATAATTGATAAATCTTTTCTATTTACTGTTTCATCTTGATTTAATATCAATACACTTGGATGATTTAAATCTACTTTTAACAAATGAAAATAATCATTTCTGATTGCAAAATTAGCATTTGTAGGTTTACCTTCATTTATAAATTTAATAGCATTTTTTATATCAAAGGGATAAAAATATATTCCGTGTGGAGTTCCAAACTTTGCTATAGGATTTATTGAAAAAGTAGGAATATTTTGATTCCATGGGTTTGTAAATGAAATAAAAACATCAGGTCCAGAAATATCTATTAAATAATCTTTTAAATCATTTACATTTTTTATATCTATAAAATTTAATCTTTGATTAAAAAAACGACTAATATTATCTGCATTTAAGTCATCTGAAGCCATTGCTAAAAATTTAGATTCTAATAAATTTTTTATATATAATCTTATTGTTTTTTCTTTCATTTATCTAACTCTTATACTTTTTTAAATATAATTATGAATAAAATATAAGGATATATTAAATTGATAATTAAATTAGCAGATTTCAAAAAAATAATAAGAGAAAATATTTTATTTGAGACAAAATATAAATTATTTAATTTAAAAGAAAAAAATGTTATTTTCAATTTAATTAATGAAACATTTGAAAATATTAATATAAAATATTCTTTATATAATCAAAATTCACCAGGACGTTTTTTTATTGATGTTTTATATGAATGTATTAATGATATTTCTAAATTTAATGAATCAAATATACAATATTATATAGAAAATATATGCACATCATTATTGTTTTTATATCAACAAAAAGATGTTACATCTAAAAAAACAACAAATGGTATTATTTTTAAAGATTATATTTATGATTTTATGTTAAACTATAATAAAAATAACTATGAATATTCAACAAATACATATGAAAAATTATTATTTGTTTATCAAAAAATACAAGAAAAATCAGAAATATCAGGATTAAACAGAATCATTGAAGAAAAAAATTTATTAAAAAAAAATAAAACATTCTATCCATTTAATAATAATATTATTGATGGCTTTTTAGTAGTTTGTCCATTAAATATGGCGTCTTCAATTTTTTGGGCTAGAACAAATTGGTTAGCTGAGGATATTGTTTTAAATAATAAAGATGATACAAAATGGTGTACAGCTCGTTTAGATTCAAATTTATTTAATACATATTTTTTCAGCGGCGATAATATATTTTATTTTTTACCAGAAAACGATATATCAGGACATAATAAAATTTCTTTAGGTTTAAAAAAAATAATAACTAATTCTGGCGAAAAAATATATTGCAATAAAATAACCAGCGTAATTACTTCAAATAATACATTTTACTTAAACTCAAAATATGGAGAAACAGAATTTGAGTTTAATGATAATTTAAAAATAGAAATTAATAAAAAAACAGGAATAAGTTTAAATATTTTAAATCATTTGGAAAAAATAATGTTAAACATACAACCTATTGATAAAATGAAATATTTTTCATTAATTGATTTAAATCAGTTTAAAACTTTAACAAATTTTAATACTCTAGCACCTATTAATCATAATACAGGATTAAGGGATGAAACACAAATAGATTATATAAGAAATATTATTAATGAACTATTAAATGCTTATCTTTCAAGAGAATACACTTCAAAATATAATGTAGATTTAAATATTTTAGATTATATAGAAGATAATATCGAAAAATGGAAAAAATATGGTATATTTATTTCGAAAAGCACTTTAGAAAATATATTAAATTTTTATTAATATAATAACTTTAATTTTTTATACTTTAAAGCATTAAATATTTCTTTATTTAAATTTTCATTTACAGTAGGATTTCTCCAGTGAAATTTACCAATAGGCATATTCCTCATATTACGACCATCTTTAAAATGCTTAATTTCATCTTTTTCTGGCTTTTTACCAATTGCGTTTGTATAACCATGTGGCATATTTCCATATTCATCTTGAAGTAGATAATAATCTTTATATTTAGTATCATCGAAATAATTCTGATTAATTTTTTCAACAATATCACGATACCAATTTTCATTTTTTATGTCGTCATTTAATGCATATATTTTTTCATATATATCTGATAAAATATTTGTTGCTTTTAGTTGATTATATATTAAAGGGTTTTCTGTCGAAAGTGCTTGTGTTTTATCTTTCTTTTCAATCTTTGGATTTTTTGGTATATATCTATTTCCTGGAGGTCCCAATGGGCCATAATCAACTTTAGGTTTATTGTATCTCAAGACATATTCTAAATATGCATCTGTCAATTTTCTTGCACTTTTTTCATTCTCTGCTTTAAATTCTTTAGGAGATTTGTTTCTTAGATAAAAAGCAGGTTGAGTTCCAGTAAAATTTTCTATATTTTCTCCCCCTAATGCGCTAATAATAAGTTCTCTACGCTTTTTTTCTCTTAACTCTTCTATGGCTTCACCTTGATCTCCATATTCAAAAATGTTATCAAATGTGCCAATATATCCATAAAAAGAATTATCCTCTCCAAATGTTGCAATATGCATTTGAGATGGTTCATTTCCATGAACAGTACCACTACCTTGATCAATCACACATTTAATGCCAATTGAATTTAACAATAATGAAAAAAATTCAGATCTTCCTTCATGAGAACTAATAAAACTATTACTTTTTGCATCATGCATTAGACGTGTAATATTAAAGTTTTGATTTTTTTGATTATAAGAAAAAATCCTTGATATAAAAAATGCTGCTTTCCAAATACGGACGCCAAAATCTTTTATTTTATTTAATTCATCTTTAATAATAACTATATTACTAAGTATCCTATCAGCCAATTCAGCATTTGAATTAGTTGATATATTTCCTAGAGGATCATGCTTTTTATATTGAAATTTTGCATTTAAAACATCATTATTTGTCATAAAATCTTTAATATTTATACTATTTGTACTATCAGGAACTAATTCTGAATATCTTTCAGGCAAATTTTCTTGCATATAATTATCATAATGTTTTTTCATTAAATTATTAAATTGAGGATAATTTTTTACAAAATTTCTATAAATACTACTTTTTGAAGGCAACTCTTCTACTGTTATATTTTTAAATTCTTCAACAAAATCATAAAATTGCTCCTCTGCATTTTTATCAAAATTATTTTTATCAATATTATTACCAATTATTTTATTAACATAGTTTTTCATAACATAGTCTGTTAAACCGCAAGAATTAGCAATATCATTTATTATTTCATTAATTTTCTTATCAGTTAATTGAGCATCAATATTTAATTCTGTTGCTACTTTCTTAAATAAATATCTTAAATTATTTGTAACGCCTGTGTACATATGTGAAATACTAGTTTTTGTATGAGAATATTTTAAATCTGTAATATTATTTTCTAAATCTAAAATATTTCCTGAAAAATTACGTGATAAAGGAAAATTAAATAAAATATTTGCCATTCTAACAAGTTCATTAAAATCTTTTTGATAATCATTTTTATCATACTTTCTACTACCAATTTTTGAGTTACCTGATTCATCGATATTTAATACATTCGGATGATTTAAATCAACTCTAATTAAATGAAAATATTCTCTTTTTCTAGCGAATTTTGCATGAGTTGCTGTACCAGTAGCTATATAACTTAAAGCATTATGTTTATCAAAAGGATATGCATATATACCATGTGGAGTCCCAAATGTCGCATTTGGATTTATACCTAAAAGAGGTACTTTAAAAGTGCCATTTTTATTTTTTTCATATGGATCAACAAAAGAAATAAATATATCAGATCCTGATATATTTAATAAAAATTGTGCAAAATTAACTTGAGCGTTATAATCTGCGCCTGTTTGTTGTTCATATATTTGTTTTTTAGTTTGATTTGCATTCGGTTTGGCAGACACAAATTCTGATATATTAAAATATTTTTCATCGATATCAAACTTTATATTTTCTGTATCATGTACAGAAAAATCGTAAACACTCATTAAAATATTTAAAAGTTTATTAAGTTCATTAATTATTAAATTTTCTTCATCATAATTTTCATCTTCTTCATCTATTTTTTTTAATATTATTTCGCCTTTGGAAATATTTGTATAATCAGCAGTTGTATAAATAGCGTTTTCAGGAATGTATATATATTGATCATTTGTAAAATTTTTTTTTATAAAAATATTTTTTAATAAACTATTATTTAGTAATTTACCTAAAATAGCATAATATATTGCTAAATTTTTTTTATAATTTATATCTTCTTTGTCAATATTATAATTATTATGCATTTCATCATAATCAAAATTTTCTAATTTTTCATTAATTTCAGCAAGTAATTTAAAATTATATTGATCGATATTAGATTTGCTTCTGTTTTTTCCAAAAATTTTAGACATATATCCTGCATTTAATTTATTAGGACTTAAATCTGTAGATGCGCTACCCTCAGATATCATTTTAATATAATTTTTTAATATATTTAGTGACATATATTTTCCATTTCTTTATAAATTAATAATTATGTTTTATTATAAATATTAATCAAAAATAGTAACCCTTTTCATTTTAAAAGAATTAGTTGATAATCCCCAATCTGCTTGCATATTCACTTCAGCTATCCAAACTGTATATGCAAAATCATTTGTATCTATGTCACCCCATATTTTAATTTTACTAATATTTCCTTCATTATCTGACACTGCAGCTTTTATAAAATTTTTATCATTTTTTGTTTTTTTAATTTCAAATCCATCCATAATACAGAACCAAGCAACAAACTTACCTTCAGGTAATGTTAATGCGCTAGGTATTTCTTGCTTTTTTAACTTATCAATTAACTCAGATGGATACAGGAGCTCATCTGATGAATTAGAACTAAGTTCGAATTGATTACTAATCTTTTGCGTACGTGACCAATCTGAGTGATCCTGTAATATATCTGATAATAAAACATCAATAATTAATTGTGGTTGTTCACCTCTTTTTTCAATCTTTTTTCGTGCTGCATCTGTTATTCCATATTTTCCTTTTTTCAAAGTGTCATAATTTCCAATGATTAAATCGTATAATTGTCTATGATTTGCAATATGCCCATTCTTCATTTCTTCTAATGAACCAAATGCTTCCATTTTACATAATGAACCAAATGAAGCTTTATTCATTTTTGAATGTTTCCATTCACCATTTTCATTATATAATAATTCTTCTAAATTATTATATGGTCTATATTTCATAATTTCTTCAACAGCTTTATCACCTGTACCTTTTAATGATGATAAAGGAGGAACAAAAGCCTTTAAATCATTTGAATAATACCATTCATCACCAGAATAATTTACATCTATTTGACTAAATTTATATCCATAAGATTTAACTTCTGAAATAGCTTTTGCCATACGTGCAGGATCTGTTTTTTCTGTTTCTAAAATTGTAGATAACCAATCTGTTTCATAATGTGTATGTAACCATGCAGCGTAATATGAATCAATTGCATAAGCAACAGCATGTGATTTATTGAAGCCATATTGCGCAAAAAAATCAATTTCTTCCCATAAACCAATTGCTACACTTTCTTGAACATTACTTACTTCTTTTGCACCTTTAATAAATTTTTCACGAGCATCTTGCCTTTCTTTATAAATTGCATCTAATTTTTCAACAGATTTCTTAACAAGCGTTTTACGTAACTTATCACCTTCTGCAGGACTAAATCCTGCTAATTTTTGTGCTAATAACATAAATTGTTCTTGAAATGCAATAAATCCATATGTAGGTCCTAAAACTTCTTCGATTACAGGATGCGCATATTTTGGTTTTTTAATCATTGCATCATTTTTAGCTTTTACATATTTTTTATGCACATTTGCCTTTAAAGGGCCTGGGCGATAAATTGCTGTAACAGCTGCTAAATCTTCAATATTTTGTGGTTTAGCCTCCATTGCAAAATTACGTGCGCCTGTTTGTGCAAATTGAAAAATACCTGTAAAATGTCCCATTTCATAAACATGTTTCCATACAATTAAATCATCTTGTTTAACATAACGACAATTTAATTTTTCATCAAAAAACTTTTTAATTTCTTCAAATGTTGCTTTTCTTTTATTCTCTCTTTTTAAGATTCTGTTAATACAGTTTTCAACATCACGTAATAATGTTAAACCTAAAAAGTCAAATTTTAAAAAACCATTATCTTCTAAATTTCGAAAGTTAAGACCTTCAGCCCATGGCGTCTGTAATTCACCACGTACACCAACCATTGGCATTGTTTGTTCTAACTCTTTAGGGTCAGCTACAATAACGCCACCTGCATGTCTACCAATAGATTTATTTTGAGTAAATAATGTTCTGATATGTTCTTCTACTTTTGGATATTTTTCCATAAATTCTTTATAACGCGTGCTATATTCCATACAATCTTCATGTTTTAGAACAAACACAGATTTTTCCATAGATTCATCCATCGCATGATACATTACTTCATCTTGTAATGGACCTGTTACTGCATTAACTTCTTCAAATGGAACATTATAAAACTTTGAAATATCCTTTACTAATGATTTTAATTTAAGAGTATTAAAATTGCTGACAGGGATTACAGCTTCTTCGCCAAACAATTTTTGTGCTGCTTTAATCAATTCATCACGATTACCAGCATCAGTATCAATATCAGGCCAATTTACACGATGTCGACCTAAAAATCGATTCCAAAGAAGATTGTAAGGAATAGGATCAAGTTGAGTGATTCCTAATAAATAATTAACTAAAGATCCTGCACCTGAGCCACGACCCGGTCCTAAAAATGTATGTTTTTCTGCTTCCTTAAAAATTTTATACATTGTTAAGAAATAAGCCTCATGCCCCAAGTATTTGATATCAGATAATTCTTCTTTTGCTCTTTCAATATAAATTTGATTATCTGCAAGACCTTCATTAATTAAAGCTTCTTTAACTAATTCTGTTAATTGTTGCATTGTTGTTTTATTAGGTAAATCAGTTACAGGTAATTTTACTTTTGTATCAATCCATGTATCTTCACACATTTCCCATGCAATATCATATGTTCTTTCAATTGCATTTTTAACAATTTCTTCATTACCTTTATAAAAATCTAATTCTTCCCATGCTGTTTTAAATTCTTGCCACATTTGATCAGCATTTTTAGGATATAATTCACATTTTAAATCTTCAAATTTAGGTAATTCTGTATTTAATTCGCTACCTAACCAACCTAATTTTTTATACATTTCACGTGCTTGCCATTTATCAGGAGTTGGATAATGACTATCGCAAGTTGCAATTAATGGAATCCCAGTTAATTTAGAATGTTCGATTAAATAATCGTTTACAACATGTTGTTTTTCTAATTTATTAAATTGTAATTCCAAATGAAATCCTTCACCAATATATTGATGAAAACGATCTGTTAAATTTTTTAATTCATTCTGAATTTGATCACGTGATTGACCATGTGCAACACCTCTCAAAATACGATTAGAATAAATACCACCTAAACATGCAGTTGAAACAATAAGATCAGAACCGAATTCTTTTAACATTTCAAAATCAATTCTAGGATATCTATAAAAACCTTCTTTATAAGATTTTTTTACCATTGTGAAAAGATTCGATAAACCTTTTCTATTACGTGCCAATACAACTAAATGATAACGTCTTTTCCATTCATCATCCATTACATTTAAAGATTTTGATTCATTTTCATCTTCAATTACTAATCCGCCAGCATCAACATCATCATCTGCATCAATATCAACCTTAGATTTTGCAATTTTTTCAGCTTCAGCAGCAGTTCTAGCATCTTTAATTGTTTGTTTATGATTTGCATAATCAGACGCCCAATCTTTTAAAGAAGGAACAAAATAACATTCAACACCATAAAGTTGTCTATAATCAATTCCTTTCTTTTGCAACTTAGCAGTATGACTGCGTGCATGTGCTAAACCATTAGCATTACCATGATCTGTTAAAGCCCACGCATTCATACCATTTTGTAATACAAAATCAATATGATCAGATGGATAACCTAAACCATCATAAACAGAAAAATGTGAATGTGCATGAAGTCCTACAAATTGTTTAGGTGTTTGAAAATTAGAAAACATTAAAAATTATCTCCTACTTAGAGTTGTAATAAAGATATTATAAAAAATTATAATTTAAATTATTATAATATTCATGTATGATTTAAAAATATTTAAAATTTTTAATAGGTTAAATTTCTTTTAAAAAGTCTGATAATACATAAAAAACTCCATAATCATTATAACATTCATAAAAGCAATAATTAATATTATTTATTGTTATATTGTGTTGATTTACTAATGTACAAATATCAGAATATTTACCTTGTTTTGATAATAAAGAAAAATATTCATCATCATCTGTGTATTTAGTTTTTTGATTATTCATGTAATTGTTTAATATTTTATTTGTTTCAATAAATACACAATTAAAAGCACTTTGATATAAATTACATAAAGTGTTTATACTTTTATTTGGTTCATTTTTTATATTCAATTTTTTATTTAATAAATATTTTTTACATGAAACTTTTTTAATTTTTCTCTTTACATTCTCATTATAAATATTTATTATTTCTAAATGTTTAATATATAGTTCTTTAACGACAGAATAAATAATAGCAATTGATGTAGCATGATTTTTTTCTTCTTCACTTTTTAAATTAATTAAACTTAAAAAATTTGAATAACAAATTAAATGATTTAAAAAATTATCTTTTGATAATATGTTTTGATTATCAATAAATTCATAAATATCATAAATTTTATATATTTTGTTTTGTATATTATCCATTAATATAACTCATCTATCTTTTTATCAATAGTTTCTTGTATGTTTTTTGTTAAAAATATTTTATTATTTAATCCTACTAATCTTTTTGCCAAAACACCATCAGATGTAAATAGTAAAATAGTAGGTAATAATGATACATAATATTTTGAAGCAATACCTTCAGAATCAGAAATATCTATTTTAATAAATTTCACTTTATCTTTAAATTCAATCTCTAATTGTTCTAGAATTGGATTCAATTGTTTACATTGCCCACACCAAGGTGCCCAAAAATCTACCAAAACAGTTTGATTACTTTGTAAAACCTCAGCTTCAAAATTTTCACTTGTAATATTTAACATAATATTAAACCTTTATTATCAATAAAAGACTTCTAAATTTGCTTTAACTTTTTATTTATTATATACTTAAAAACAGATAATTACAAAATTATATAATTATAGGTTATTTAAAATGAATTATAAATTAAAAGAATTATTGTTTGAAAATAAAATTAAAGAAATACATAAAATTTTAGAAAACGAAGAAAATAAATTTTCAAATGAAATAGATATACAATTATCAAAAAATATTAAATTAAATTTATCACCTAATATTCAAAATAAAATATTAGAAAAAATGCAAGATGTATTAAAAGATTTTGATTTTAATTTTCAATTATATGATAATACTGACACTCAAAAATTTAAAAATAATTTTTTGCAAACGTGGAAAGAAGAAGTAGGCGTTGATACAGCTAAAAATTCTTTGTTTAATTTATTAACACCTACATTTAAAATAAAATTAGATAATAATCACTTTATTAAATCTTTAGAAGTAGATTTATATAGAAATAAAAATGATTTAGGTCATGATGAAACAGGTATCACATTTAAATTTTCTATTTAGTAATTACAATTTAAATTATAATTTTTAGAAAAACGAGTTGAAAAAAGGTTTAAGATATATTAACATTAAAGTTGAACCTACTGAAAATCCTAAGGCGTTTGAAATACCAATAGCAATTCTCTCTTTCTTATCAGTGGCATCAAAAAATAAAAACCCAGATGTTAACCAAATTGCTTGAGAAATTAAACCCGTTGCTATTTGAGTATATATCCAATCATGAGTAATTGCATAATGATCAAAAGACGACCATAAGTCGCCAATACAACATAAAACAAAACTAATCGCACACTTTTTTAAAATAGCTTTATTGAAAAATGTTTTTTTAATAATGACACTTTCATTTCGAGAGATTTCAGCCTCTATTAACTGACAATATTCGTGATCTGAAATGTGATGAATCATACATTATTCAATTTCTCTATCATAATTTTCTACAATTAAACCACCCATTTCAAAACAACGATTGAAATAATCTTTTAATTCTTCAATAGATGTACAAACTTTGATTCCTGATCTAGACAACATTAAATTAAATTTTGATCCTGCTGGTAATCCCGAACAATAATAAACAATCGGCTTTGAGTGAGCATATGCATAACCAGCTTCCCAAATAGTACCCATATCTTTATCACGTGTGTTTACTAATAGAAAATCTGCTGTTTCAATATGATGACAATTACCATTAAATGTATCATCTTGAACAGACTGAGAGGCGTCAGGAGGACAAACAAAAATACGTCGTGGTGCTGCTAATTCAATCTTTTCATTTAATTCATCGAAAAAGTTTTCGAGTTGTAATAATTCTTGTAATGCTGGCGGATTAAACCAACCAGATGCCAAATAAACCTTCCAACGATCAGATCTTGTTTTAGTATGTTTTTCTTTATTTAAATTAATAACTTCACTGTTTGATCTTTGTACAGAAACATTTTCAGTTAACATATATGCATTTTCGCTAATTTTTTTTAACATTTTTATCCTTTGTTTGTTTGTTTTTTTATTATATTAATATTATAATTTTATTTTTTAACTTTTACAATCCAATAAAAACATTCTATTATATAATTCTTCAATTTGTAACTTTATTTTTTCTTTAACTTCATACTTCATTTTATCAAAAAGTCCTTTATGAAATTCAAAAATTTTGTCAATCGCATCTTGAAATATAAGATCATCAAGCAACATTAAACAAATCGTTTCTTCTAATATAGAGTCTAATAATAGAATATTTTTATCTTTTATGTTTTTATTTTTTATATTCAATATTTCTTGTGTTCCATTTATTAAACTTAATATAAACTCAATTTTAAAATATGTTAGACCATCAATATTTCCTGAATAGTTTATGTTTAATAATATTTTTGAAGAAATAATTTTACCTTGATCTGATATTGCATTTATATCATAACAGATATATGTTTCAAAAAAATTTATATCTGCTAACTTATAATTTATATCAATTTCAAAATCTATTTCTTTATTATTTTCAAATTCATATTCTATTTGTTTTTCAAAAATAACATCATTATTAGATAAAAAACAAATATCAATAGTATTTCCAACTAATTCAAAACGAGCATCAAATTCATTGTAAATACCTAAATAATATATCAAATCAGTTTCAATATATTCCCAAATTTCTGTTATTATTTTAAAACATGATTGTCTGTTTTTAATAATTTTTTGTATTGTTCTATCATTTTTTCTATACAATTTTTTTTCCTAATTTTAAAATAATTAGGAAAAATTTAATAGGTTTAATATTTATTTGTTAGACGATTTCTGATAATTTCATCCTTTTTATTAAAGGCATCAAAAAAATCGTTTTCATTAAACCCAGCCAATATTAGTAAAGAGAAAAAATAATTAAATGAATCAACAACTTCTTCTAAAAATTCATCCTTATTAACATCAGGCATATCTGTTTCTCTATGTGATTTCCAGTTTTTTAAATGCTGAAGTGCTTCAAACATTTCTTCAACACCTTTCAATGCAATATCTCTAATATTTGATTGTGCATCTTTATTACTTAAATCAACTGGCCATGCAACAGGATAAGCATTTGGGAATTTTTGTCTTAACAAATGCATAAATGATTCACGTTTAGTAAACATATCAGATAATCTATCAAAATTTTGCATTTTTTTCCTTTATTATTGTTCGTTTTGTGTTTGTTGTAATTTCATAAAATCTTCAATCATTTTATTAATATTTAATTCAAATGATTTTTCATATTCTTCATTTACCTTTAAATAATCATTTTCAATATCAAATTCAACAGAACGTAGATTATCAACAATGTCTGTTCCTGTTAAAATTGCCATTTGCACAATTTTGGCAATATGCGAAATTGAATTATCATGTAATTTCATTTTTACTCCTATTTAATTTTATATTAGCGTAAGTATATAGAATATTATAATAAAATGAGTAGTGTTTTACAAAACATAGATAAAAAAGAACAGTTAGTGAATAAATTATTTAAAAAAGATGATGTATATGGTCTTTTTATAAAAATAAATTTAGCTGAAAATGACGGTGGATATGATGAAATAGAATATTTTTTAGATGGTAAAAAGAATATAGTACCATTAGTTTGGTTGCAACATTTTATAGATGAAATTATAGATTAAATATCTAAATTTATATTCAACATATTTTTTTGTTGCCACAATTTTTTCATTTTTTTAATAAACAAATTTTTAATTTCTTTTCCAAGCTTATCTCTATAATTATTTAAATCAGTAATATTTACTGACTTTGTTTGAGGATCGTTTAAGATATCAGTATCTGTTAAAACAGATTCAGATCTATTAATATTTACTGTAGGTGTGCTTTCATCAAAATAAATATTACGTTCATTTGATTTAACAGATAATAAATCAAATAATAAGTCTGATTGACCAATTGTTATATAATTAAAATTATTAATAAATTCATTAATTATTTCATTAAAATCTTCTGTAAAATTAAAAGATTTATATGGTAATTTATTATTAATTAATACATCATCAATTACAAACTCTTTATTTTTTAAACAATTAGAATTCTTTAAAAATGCCTCTAATATATCAGTTTTTGTTTTTGAATCTTTTTCAAAAGCATATTTTTCTTTAAATAAATCAGATTCAATAAATTCAAAAAACCAATCTATTGCCGATTCTACATTTGCAAAAAATCCAGCAGCAGCAAATACATATGACATTACAAGATCATTTAATTGCGGAATTATTTCAACTGGATCATATCGATATAATTTAGATTCGCGATCACTAGCAATATTATTATTTTGATTTACATATTTTTGATTTGAATATTTTAAAATATTAGGATTTGTTTTAGTAAAGCCATATCCTTTTCTTTTTTTATTAACACTATATTGTATAGATATTGAAGGACTTTCACGTAATGTTTCTAATAATATTAGCGTCAATTTTTTAAAATGAAGATAATCAGTATTTTTATCTTTTAAAAAAGATACAATACTTGATTTAATTGGTATGGCAATATTTTTACCTGCTAACCTATCTTTAGCCCTTATTTTTCTTTCTTTATTTCTTGTCTGCTTTAAAATAGGATTTATATAATTAATAAGACGAGTTTTCATCTTATTTAAAAGATTATTTGTTGTCTGAAATGCGTGCTCTAATTCATGTCTTATTACTTTTAATAATTGAATTTTAATAGAATCACTCAGATATTTATTAAATACATTTTCCCATGAATCATTTTTTCTTGTAACACCAACATAATATATAAAAAAAGAGTGATATATAAAATGAAATAAATTAAAAGTTATATAACATTCTATACCTGTTTGTTTATATCCGACCAATTGAAAAAACCCTGCATATGCGTCTTTTGGGATATTTATATTTGTTATATTATTTGACCATAAACCAGCATCATTATTTGAAAAAAATATTTGAACATTAAAAGGAGTATCAGAATTTAATATTTTAAATCCACCTAAATTATTATTAATTAATTTTATAAATCGAACATTATCTGGAGTCAACATTTCATTAATATCGATAAAATTTTTTAAATCAGGAAGTTTAGACAATATTGATGTAATAAAAGCAGGATCAGATAATGCATTTAATAATTTATCTTTATGTACTGTATATTTATTATTAAATGATTTAAATATAAATTGACTTAAATCAGGATAAAATTTATTTAATTCACCTAAAACTAATGGTAAAATTTCCTTACATATTTTATTATAAATAGGATTTATAAATTTACTACTATCAACAAAAGAAATAGAAGGATTTTGTGGAGTAAAACCTTCAAATATTAAATTATTAATATATTTTCTTAATAAACTTTCATCAGATATTAACACTGTTTATTCCTTTTAATTAATATCTATTTATTCAATATTATTATTTTTTATTATTTAAATATGATTCATATGCAAAAGGCCATAAATCTCTAATAATTTTTTCAACACCTTCAGCCAATTGTCTAATCTCATATTGCGCATCTATATGAGATCTTTTAGATACAAAATCCATCCAATTATTTAAATTAGCTGTAGCCCAATATGTAGTATATAAATTCTGAGGTAAATACATTCTAGCCATTTCTCTTCCTACACCTTTTTGAATCATTTCATCATATACTTTTTTTGAATTTTCACAATGTAATCTTAAACTATTAATAGCATCAAAGCCTGTTGTTTCTAATAAAGGATTATATTCTTCCATCAATGTTGCTTGACGATTCTTTTTATCCTGCGGTCTTAATGAATCAGGGATATAAAATTCAATTTTTTCTGCTGTATATCTTCTACTTATTTCATTATATGATTGTGTTCTATGCCTCATATGTTGTTTAGAAATAAACATTGGAACTTTACATCTAACAGTTAAGATATTATGTTCAAGAGTTGATGTATGTCCTGATTTGATCAGAAAATCTAATAATTTCCTATCTTTCTCTTCAAAATTTACAGATTCTTTTCCTGTCGATACACGCGCAGCATTAACGATTGTTAAATCATTACCAACATGTTGAATATACTCAACATATCCTATATTATCTTCATATAAATAAATTTTGTTATTATATTCTACCATATTTTTTTTCTTTCAATCAAATTTAAACGAAATGTCAACTTTAAAATCAATATTTAAATTAGGATTTCCTAATTTATCACACATACCTATCGCAAGAGCTTCATCAGGATTAATAAACCAATCTGCTCGACCTTTATCATGAATATTTTTATTAAAATAACCTTTTTCCTGACAACAATTTCTATCAACTTCTGCTAAAATTTTACTTTGTAATCTATCAACTTCTTGTAATGAACTACGTATTTCTTCAATTTTACCATAAGATGAAGCACTAATATCATGCATCATAACTGTTGCATCTTGATTACAATAACGATATCCTTTGGTTCCATATGTCATCAGAATAGCTCCACAACTCATTGCTTTTCCTTCAACTATAGTCGCAACAGGTAAAGTTGCATTTTTAATAGCATCAATCATACGACCTAATGAATATACATCACCGCCATAACTATCAATTACAACAGGAATAATAGGCTGTCCAGTGTTATGTGCTAATCCAATTTCTTTAATAAATTGATTTGCATTCTCTTCTGTAAAATCATTAACACAAATTATAACAGGCGCCAATCTCATCTCTAATTCTTTAATCTTTTTAGAAATATTTCTAATCAATTTCATTGACATTCTCCTTATATTTAATATTATCAAATTGATATTCAGGTTGTATATTTACTTCCATCCATGGCAGTTTAATATGATCAATCAAGTTATAATCAACAGCATCAGAAGCTTCAAAATACCAATCACAACCACCTTTATCTTTGATAAGTGATTCAAAATATCCTTCTTCTTTATCACAATTTTTGTCAAGCATTTTACATACAAGTTTATATAATCTTTCAACTTCTCTACTATCAGGTTTAAAATCACCAGTTTTACCCCAACTTTCTTTACTTACATTATTTAACATTAATGATGCATTAGGAGATACAAAACGTAAACCTTTGTTTCCCATAGCAGCCAAAATAGAAGCACAACCTAATGCTTTACCTATTACAATCGTAGCAACTTTTCGCTTAGATTCAACAATACAATCAACCATAGATAACAAACTATGAACATTACCACCATAACTATCAATAATAATAGGAATAACTTCTTGTCCTGAATTATGTGCCATGGACATGGCATCTCTAAATTCAGCTGCTGTTTCTTCATCAATCGTTGTAATATTTATCATCAACGGATCTTGTCTCAATTCAACAACTTTTAAATTAGGAGAAACATTATAAATACAATTCATATTCATTTTCTTTCTAATAAATCTATAAAATAAAACTTATAATACTATTATAATAAATAAAATATACTTTTACTATTTTATATTTTCTATGAATTATCTAACATACGCTGACGCATTTTTTTCATCTTCAATCTCTGCAATCGCTTCTTTCGCATCTCAATATTGTGTGCAAAATCATCAGATATCTTCTTCTTCCTAAACTTTTTCACACGATTCCACTCAACAGGATGTTTTGATCTAAACTCATCTTTATTATATATAAAATTTTGCACATCTTTCAACGCATGTAAATGCTGATCTTTACCATCTCCATATCTATTTACTTTAAACCATCTAGCCAATGCTTTTCGATAAATTGATGCTAAAGATCCAGGAGGCATATTATGCTTTTCAGCTGTATCATCAATCTTATGATCAGTCTCATCATCCAACCACATAGATACAGTCTCAGTCAAATACTCCTGATCAACATTCATATTTTCATATATACTCTCTCTTATCAAAGAATACAAATCTTCAACTCTAACATATATCATATCATCTCACATAAATACTTCTTAATATTAATATATATCTATTTTATATAAACTAAATTTAAATCATAGATATATTTATTATTAAAACAATTTAAAGGATTTTTATGTTAAAAAGAATTAACGAATCAGTTATAAGAAAAATTATAAAAACAAAGCTTATAGAAAATTATAAAAAAAAATTATTAAAAGAAGAGGAAGAAGTTGATGACGTTGTTGGGGAAGAGCAAGATGACACAGCGACTTCAGTCGCTGATCAACAACAAGATAGCACAGACAATCAATTAAACGAATTCTTAAATTCAAGTAATACAGACAAATCAGTTTATTTGAATAAAGAAATTGCAGGAGTAATTGAAAATTACTTAAAAGTGGATGATGATATTGCAAACAAAAATTTATCTTATCGTGATAATATAATTAAAGGAGATGCAAAAAGCAATCTTTTTGATGCTGATCCTACTTTAATATTAAAAACAAGCGAACTTCAATCAAGTCATTTTGACGGTGGTAGGCACAAAATAATAATGATTAAAAAGTCAAATAATAATATATATGATGAACTTCAAAAGAAATTTGCTCAATTTGAAGGATATACATATGATTCTGATCTTGTTAATTATTATACTGAGTATGATTCCGTCACGTTATTCGGTGCAGAGAAAAAAAACTTTTTTGATGCTAAGGCAATAATTATATTTACTGAATCTGACCTTTACAAAAAATTAATTGACGTAAGTGCTGTATTCAAATATTTAGATGATGAATATGTTAATAATAATAAAGATTATATTGCTAATAATAATCCTCAAACACAAAATCAAAATCAAAATAACGTAACAGTTGAAAGTAATGAATTGCCAGTATTATTTAGAATCCCTCAACTTAATGGCGGTTATTTTGAATTGGCAAAAATTTTGTTAAATCCACAATTAATGAATGCTTTACAAGACACTTCTAAATCTACTAAAAAATTTGAACAAATTTTGGCTAAAAAAGGAATTAAAAAATTTGGTCCAATTACAGAAAATAAAGATTTAATTTCAAAAATTACTGATTATTTAACAAATCCGCAAAACGAAATACTTGTGGGTTTGTATAATAACGATAAAAATAGTGATAAACTTCAACCCACTATAGATAAGTTAAAAAATGTTAATAATTTAGGAAAATATTTAGCTGCTTTTTATGGCAATCAAATGTTTAAAGTATCACAATATATTGTCATATCAAGAACATTATTTAGATACCTATATTGCATTGCTGACAGTGATAAAGAATGGACAGACAAATCCCTACAAGAAGCAAAAGAAAAAGGTTTAAATAAAGTACTTAAATCAAATATTAATGTAAGTGATGCATTAAGCAAAATAACAGAGTTAGAAGACGCTGCCAATATTTCATTAGAAAAAATGTTCAAAGACAGAGCTGCTAAAAAAACATCTAATAATCAACTTCAAACAAATTCAAATAAACCAAACACAAAGACTATACAGTTAAATCAATCAAAATAAAAATAAATTCAATAAAATTATTGTTATGATTAAGAATGAAAATTAATCAATTTTAATTTATAAATAAAAAAAAGTATAATATATTTATTTTATATAAAAATAGGATATAAGTTTTATGAGTGATATAAAAATTATTAATGAAAGTCAAATAAAAAAAATAATTATAGAAAAAATTTTAAAAGAGCTTAATCAAAATAATTTAGAAGATTCATATGACGAGAAAGAAGGACAAGAAGATGATTCAACTATAGGAGACGACGTACTAAATTTATTTTATGAAAAATGTTATAAGATTATTACAAATAATCAAATTATGAGTTCTGTACAAAAATTATATAATCAAAAAAAATCTCTTACAGATAATTTACCTTTTTTTAACACAAATATTAAAAAAGAAATTAATAAAAGTATTGCTAAGTTATCTGGTTTTGAAAAATTGTCTCAAGATGATGAAAATTTAAAAAAATATTTTACTGAATGGAAACAAATACCTATAGATAATTATCAAAAATATACTAAATTTTTTAAATCTATATCAAATGGCGATAAAATTGATAATAATAAACAAAAAGAATATAATGAATTAATTCTAACATCTAAATTTAAAATATTATTAAATGGAAATAAAAAGAAAATATGTATAATGTTAGATAATTCAGAATCTGAATATATACGTCATGCAATTTCTGATGTTATTAATGAAGAAGGAAGTAGTTTATATATTTCTAAACAAAAATCTTATTATACAGGCGATGAAGATTGGATAGATTATTTTGAAGGTGATGAAGGAGATGGATTTACAGCCGTAACAAGTCTAGTATCACCAGGTGTAGCTAAAAATCAAACTAAAAAAATAGGATCTTTTATTAAAAATAAAGTTAAAGATGCTTTTAAACCTATTGACGTTGCCGAGGAAGTGCTTCCAAATAAAGTAAAGGGTTTTATTCCATATACCGAATCATATGTCAAATCTTATAAAAAAACAAATAAATTAAATGAGGTGCTTTTCATTCCTGTATTAAAATTTATAGGATCTTTTATCGCTTGGTCAATTGCAGATGCATATTTTAATAAACATTTAATTGTACCAAATTCAAATTGGATTGAAAGTAGAAAATTATACGTTTTTGATTATCAATCTGGCGATATTCCAGAAGTTGATAATATTATTAATAATTATCAATCATTTATTGAAAAATTAAAAAAAGCTCATGGTGGAACAGATCCTACTGAAATTACAGATCAAATTATTGATGTTTTTATATATTTTCTACAAAACTTGGAAAGTTTTTGTAGAAAGAATAAATTACCACTAATGAATGATAGAAAAAAAATAGTAAAAATTAATAATGATATAACATTTTTAAAAAATATATCAAACTCAAATAATAAAATGTATGATTTTAGGAAATTTTTAAAACTAGACAATAGTAAAAAGTCTAAACCTTCTATTTCTTTATTAAAAAATTTTAAAAAAATAGTTAATGAAAGAAATATTGATTTAGAAAAAGAATCAACTGAAAATATTACAAACGAAATATATCAATATTACTTAGAAAAATTTAATGAATCAAAGAATAATTAATGTAATATATTTTTTAATTCATATCTAATTAACGCTTTTAATTTTTTTAATGATTCATTTTTATTTTTAACTTTATTTTTTATATATTGCTTAATTTTATCTTCCATATGAGGTAAAGAATTTGAAATATAATTAAAAAATATATCAATTCTTTTTAGATCATTAATGTTTTTATTTATAAACATTTCTATAGTATTTTGTTCTTTAAATAAATCGATATCTGTTGCTTTAATTATATTTTTAAATATATCTATATCAATATTACTTAATGTATTAAGCAGGAAAGTTTTTGTTGCATTATCTTGTTCGGTTATTTTTTTATTAAATTCATGTTCATACATTATTATTTCATATAATAAACAAAATGTTTTTAAATCTATATTTCTTGCTGCTATTAATATTTCTAGACCATCAAATTTGTTTAATACATGTTCGTGTAATAAAAATGTAATTTGACTTTTACTTTTTTCTTTAAATAATGATATCCAGTCTTTTAAAGAAGTATACTTGTTTGATATATTTTCTTCGTTTATACCTAACCATTTTTTTATATTTTTCATACCACTAGCACTTACTACAGAAGTTTCTAACCAATTAACAAAGTCTTGTGATATTATTTTATTAATAATATCTATTCTTTCTTCTGTATCGAAACAAAATGTCATTAATTTTTCATAAATTAATTTTACAAACAATGACATTATATCATCATCATTTTTATATAAATTAAAAATAGTATCAATTAGATTTTTATCAAAACATTTGCTACCGTCTAATTTTGAATAAAATTTTACAATATCTGTATACTTTAAATTTGAAATATAATCTGATAATTCTTTTTCATTTGCTTTTATATTATTTTTAAATGTACCTACGTATTCATAAAAAGAATCATTTTCGCCAAATGTCAAAATGTGCATTTGCGTTGGTTCATTTTCGTGTATTGTACCTGTATTATTATCAACAATACATTTCATACCAATTACATTTAATAATAATGCATATAGTTCTGAATTTTTTTCTTCAGATCCATATGACTTTCTTAAAACATTTTCAAAGCATAAATAAAAAGCTGCTTTATATAATTTATAATAATGATTATTTAAAAATTTTTCTTTTAATTTGTCAAATTTTTCATCATTACTCATCCCTAGATCTCTTAATTGAAAATGTATTGATTCTTTAAGCCTTTCATTAATTGATTCTGAAATATTTTCTTTTTCATTTTCATCTTTATTATAATATTTACAATGAACTCTTATAAGTTCATTAAGTTCTTTTAAATATTTATTTCTATTTATACTTTTATTACTACTACCATCTGCATTAAAACTAATTACATTTGGGTGATTTAAATCAATTCTAATTAAATGAAAATAAGGTCTTGCAATAGCAAATTCAGCATTTGTAGGTTGTCCTGTTATAATAAATTTTTCACAGTGTTTAGTATCAAAAGGATAAGCATATATACCATGAGGTGTATTAAAAGTAGCATTTGGATTTAAACTAAATGACGGAACCTTCATCGCAGATTCAGAATCATCAGAATCAGCGTCTTCTTTTTCATAAGGGTCTATAAAAGAAATAAAAGTATCAGGTCCTGCGATATTTTTTATAAATTCTTTAGATTCTTCATTAGAATTAAATTTCATGAAATTTAATTTTGAACCTATATTTTTAGACATATTTTTTGCTGATAATCCTGTTGATTTTTTTAAATTTTTATCATTAGAATCAACATCTTCTTCTTCATAATCACCGAAAATAAATCTGGTTTCTTTTAAATTATTTTTTATTATTTTATTTAATTTGTTTCTAGTTAATATCATAATTTAATATATACTTTTTTTAATATATATATATTAAATAAAATTAAAAATCATCATCATTTGAATCAGAAGAGTTCGAAACTTTTTCATATCCAAAATATTTTTTAGCTATTTTTTTCAATAAAAATGTTAACCCTGAAATTGCAGATATTTTAACTTTTTTCTCAAAAGAAACCAATAAAGGTACTTTTAATTTGCTTGATATTTCTTTCCAATCGACTGGTATAAAAATTGGTGGATATCCTAATTCTGTAGTAAAAAATGTATATAATTCTTGATAATTTTCTTTTTTGAACTTTTTTTCTAGATTTTTTGTCATTCTTGTAGGCTTTATTCCGAAAGTTTCAATATAATCTTCATAATCTTCATCATCCCATTCATCTATTAATGGAATAACATCAGGATCATTAGAATATTCATTTTCAACATCAACATCAACATCAACATCATTATTAATTTTATGATGTCCAAAATCCTCAGGGTGTTCAACCATATATTGTTCTACTGATGTTACCAATTTTGCCTCAGCATTTGTAATATCACAAACAAATATTTTTTTATCTTTATCAATTGCAATAAATTTTTTATTAACAGATAAATTATTTTTTAAGAAATAATAAAACAATTCATCTGATGCTGTTAAATTATTATGATATGTACCTAGATATTCATAATAAGAAGAATCATCTGCTAATGTTAAAATATGTACTTGACTTGGCTCATTTGGGTGTATTGCCCCTGTTCCTTTATCGATAACACACTTTATACCAATCCTATTCAATAACAATGTAAAAAATTCAGAATTTACCTCTCTTGTTTTTGAAAATTTAACATTTAAGTTGGCATCAATATTTACATCTGATGATGAATCACCCATATATTTATTTTTTGATAAATGGTATGCTGCTTTATAAAGTCTATAATAATTATTATCAATATACATGCTTCTAGTTGAAGATCTTAAACTATTCAAAAATTTCTGTAATTCTTCTTTTTTAGAATCTTTAAAATAATATTCATCAATAACAATTTTAACATTTTTATTTTTATCTGTTTGCTTATTAACACCACGTGGCCAATATTCACGATCATATTTCATTACACAATTCATTATTTCATCTTTAAAAAACAAATAATGCATTCTAATCATTTCGTCGATATTTGCCTCGTATTCTTGATTACTAATATTTCTATTACATGTTCCATCTTTATTAAAAACAATTATATTTGGATTTGCTAAATCAATTCTCATTAAATGAAAATATTTACGTCCTGTAGCAAATGGAGAAGGTGTAGGTGAACCTGTCTCTATAAATCTTTGTGCATCGTTTTTATCAAAAGGATAAGCATATATACCATGAGGTGTATTAAAAGTAGCATTCGGGTTTAAACTAAATGCAGGCGATGCTAAATAACCATCTGCACCTTTTTCAAATGGATCAACAAAAGAAATAAATACATCTGGACCTGCCAATGAATATACTTCATCAATTATTTGTTCTCTTTCATCCTGATTTGTCCATCTTTCATGCGGGTTTGATTGTTTCCCCAACTTTTTTGATATATTAACAGCTTTTAAATCTGTAGAATTTCCTTGATCGTCTTTATAATCACCAAAAATAAATCTAGATTCCTTTAAAACTTTTTTTATTATTTCATTTAATTTTTTTTCATTTAATATCATAAAAATACCTGTTTTTTATTATATATATTTATTTTTTTTATATTTTATTAATTAATTAAATCCCAACCCCAAGTATTTCCAGACATACCATCAGCATTATAATCAGTTACAACTCCCTCAAAAAAGTTTTTAAAACTATCTCCATTAATAATCCAGTCCAACCAAGATAATGGATTTGTTTTAATATTAAAAATAGGTTTTAATCCTAATTGAATTAATCTTCTATCTGCAATATACCTAATATATTCCTTCACTTCATCAGAAGTTAATCCTTCTGTCCCACCCATATCATAAGCTAAATCAATCACTTTATCTTCTAAATCAACAGCATTTGTAAACATACGATAAATTTCTGACTTTAATTCATCATTTACAATTCTAGGATTTTCCTTTACGTATTCTCTAAATAGCTGCGTCATACCTTGCACATGCATTGTTTCGTCTCTAATTGACCATTCAACAATCTCACACATACCTTTCATCTTACCAAATCTTTGATAATTTAATAACATAACAAAAGCGCTAAAAAGTGACATGCCTTCATTACATGCTGATTGGGCCAAGGCACATGCAAGGCCTTTTTTGGTTGAAACATCAGCTTTTTGCATAAATTCAATTTTTTCTTTTAATTGATGATATGATAAAAAAGCTGAATACTCTTCTTCTGGTAAACCTAACGTATCATTTAGAAGGGCGTAGCTACGTTGATGAGTACCTTCACGGTTTGCAAAAGAAAGTAGCATAGAACGTATCTCGTTATTCTTGAATTTAGGTATAAAGAGATCACAATAATTTCCGCCTACTGCTACATCAGACTGTGTAAAAAGACGTAAAATTTGTGTAATATGATTTTTTTCAGATTGTGAAATTTTACCACTTTTCCATTGATTAACATCTTCCTGTAACTTTGCCTCCCAACTTCCCCAATGAATCTTTTCATGTGATTCAGCCATTTCCATTGCCCATGGATATTGAAATGGCTTATATGTAATATTACTCTCTGTTAAACTCATTTTTATTCTCTTACTTTTTATTAATATTATTAATTATAAAATCTTACTTGATCTATTACATTATTACAATTATAATCTAACACTAAATGTTAGCATAACTTTTTATCTGATTTTTTATTTTGTTTGATAATCAAATTCATTTGAATATTCAATGTTTTTTTTAATTTCATGACTAAAATGATCAGGTGGATTAAAAACCTGAAAAGGAGGTCGTTCAGTATTTTTAGTGCCTAAAGAACTATGAAACCAACGCATCTTATTATTCGGGCCACAACATAATACACCTGTTTTTTCATCAAAGAAATAATGCGTTGATTTATGTTCCTGCCAAAATTTACTCTCAGCCATATGCACAGCACTCTGGTGATAAGGATTATTAAAATCTATAGTAAATAAATATCGGCCTTCTACATGTTTACTATGACGATTCTGCATACTCACGTGACAATTTGTCATGAGGTTTTTGCGATATAAAAAAATATTATCTGAAATACAATCCCACCACGCTACATATGTTAAGGAAATATCTTCTTGCGGTGATTCATCTCTATCAAAAATTGCATTTTGTAAAACTTTGTCATAACAAGCGTTATATTTTGGTATATATACCTCATATAAAGGTGGTTCATAAGGTGTTGCCCTCACACCAATTAAATAAGACTCCAACATATGAGGATCGTGTCCAGTTTTAAAATTATCAGGTCCTTGAAGAAAACTTTGTTTGACCCAAACTTTTGTATAAGGTAGATTAAGATACATAAATTATCCTTTGAATAATTTAAATTATAATATTATCCTTGACAACTTAAACAATCAGTATCTTTAAAGTCTTTTAATTTATCACTTCTGACTTTTTCACTGACATTTTCTGCTTTTGCACCTGAATTTGTACGAAGATAATATAAACCTTTTAATTTATTTTTCCATGCTCTTAAATGCACAGCATTTACAATTGCTTTATCTGTACCTGCTGGAAAAAATAGATTTACGCTTTGTCCTTGACAAACAAATTCTTGTCTATCAGCGGCATGATCAATTAACCATCTTTGATCAATTTCAAAAGCTGTTTTAAATACATTTTTTTCCCATTCATTTAAACAATCTAAATGCTGAACTGATCCATCATTTGTAATAATTGATGTCCATAATTCATTTAACCAAATTTGTCTATTTTCTTCTTCAATTTTTAAAGATTTTTCATTTAGTATATTTTCTAAATAACGATTTTTAACTAAATGAGCTCCTGCTCGAGTACGATGTGTATATGCATTACTTTTATATGGTTCTATTGACGGAGAAGTACCTGCGATAATAGAACTATTTGCATTAGGGGCTATAGCTAAAAGATGAGCATTTCTGACGCCATAACCAATAGCATCAGGGGCCTCTCCTCTTTCTTTTGCAAGCTTTTTTGTCTGTGAAAATGCTCTTTCTTTAATTAATGTGAAAATTTTCATATTTTGAGATTTAGCTAATGCACTTTCCCATGGTATATTTTTTGATTGTAAATAAGCATGAAAACCCATTGCACCTAATCCTAAAGATCTTTCTTGAATTGCGCTAAAACGAGCCTTTTTTAATCCTATATCTGTAGCATTATCAATGAAATATTGAAGTACGTTGTCTAAAAAAGTGATGCAATCTTCGACGATTGTTGTATTTTTCCATTCTTCAAATTTTTCTAAGTTTAATGATGATAAACAACAAACTGCACTTCGATCTTTGTTAGTTGCGAGATGAATCTCGTTGCAATTATGAATTAACATATTATTTGCAAAGAAATTTTGATTATTTTCTACTTTAATATCGTATACAGCTTGTGTATTTTCAATTTTCTTTATTTTAATTGCCATTTTTTAATCCTTTAATCTCATTGGCTGTTAACCAATCTTTTCTATCAATGTCTTTCTCAAAACACTGTCTTCTTTGTTGCGTATGTATATTAATATACCAATGCTTTCCATTTTTTGAATTGGATAACTTTGATATATGTTCTTGGGTTATGACATATTTGAAATCATTATCATTTAGAGAATATATTTCTTTCATCGCATTTTTAAAACCTTTTAAACCTGAGCCATATTCTCTAAATCTAAATTTTGAATATGACTTAGGAAAATTATATTCTTTGCTACTAAACATTTGCCATTTTCGAATCGGCATATGATTTGTCTTAAGAAAATAATCATATGCTTTTTCTAAAATTTCAATATCCTTTACACCTGAATATGTCGGATTTCTCTCTCCTAACATTCTTTCACTTTTTGTTTTCTTCCATCTTTCAAGTTTAGCATCAGGAACAATCCATCCTCCATCACCGCCTATTGTTTCATTTAGACCATTTTCAAATGTGTCAAAATTTTTTATCATTTCGATTTCTTTTTCTTTTGCTTCTTCTTTACTTTTACATTCATGTAAAATATGACTTTCAATATCAGATACTCCATATTTTTTTATAGCCCTATAAAACTTTGATTCAAAACCTGCTTTACAATTTAATATATGTTTATGCAATCTTTTTTCAATAGTTAATGATGTATAACCAATATATGATTTATTTGTTGATTTAAAAGTATGAATATAAATAATAAATTTTTCACTCATTTGTTTTCCTTTTTTTTATATAGAATTATGGCTGAGTGAATTTCATTATTTTATTAACAGTTCATCTTGTTCTGTAAGGTCTTTAGCCATCACGTAGCCTCTGTTTTTTGTAAAAATCAAATGCTCAGGTGTACAAATTAATTTAAATCCTGTTTCATCATCCTCGATTTCCAACAATTCAGCACTTTCTGACATTAATTGACCTTCTAACACTTTTTGAAACTCATTTATTTTCTTATCAATATTATATGATAATACATAAATATCTTTATTTTCTTCAAACTCTGTAATAACGTCTTTAATATTCATTTCTTTGATTTGATTATCAATCATAACTGTTAATAAAGAATCTCCAGTTATACACAAATTGCTGCCATGTATCTTTAAATCTTTTTCTTGTTGATATTGTGGTAATTTTCTATTCGCTTCATCAATGAAATTAAGATATGGTTCACCTGTTCTAAATCTGACTTCTAAAATACGTTGCCATAATTCACGTGCATTAATAGTATCTCTAACGCTTTTTGTTTTAGGATCAATTAATTTCCAATCTTGGTTTTCCAATACTGCATTCATAAAATCATCTGTAATATTAATTGCATTATTAAGATTAAAACATTTACGATGACTATCACCGCCTGTAGGTACTCTAATATTTAAAAATTCAACAATATCAGGGTGACTAATATCAATATATGCAGCATAACTGCCTTTACGAGTTTTTCCTTGTCTATAAGCTGTCATATCTGCATCAACAGTCTTTAAAAAAGGTATAGGTCCTGGAGAAATTTCGCTATTTGCTCTAACTGCTGACCAATGACCTCCAACGCCACCGCCTTTAACAGACATCCATCTTAATTCATTAGAGTGATCCATTAAACCTTCTAATGAATCATCAACATAACTTAAAAAACAACTGATAGGTAAACCTTTTGAGTTTTTCCCGTCTTGCGTTTTAGCGTTTGACAAAATTGGAGAGCTAAACATAAACCAGTTTTTAGCTGCATATTCATAAATTCTTTGTGCTAATTCAAAATCATTATAACAAAAAGCTAATGCAGCCCTAGCATAACTCATTTGAGGTGTTGTTTCACCTTCTAACATATAATAATCTTTAAGTAATGAATATGCTTGTTCACTTAAATTATTATCATAATTAACATCAATTTCTATACCATTATATTTCATAAAACCTCAATATATAAATTTATTTTTTATCAGAACTTCCTACTTGTCCGTTCTGTCTCAAAGATGATTTAGTAATTTCTAAATATTCTTCTTCTTGAATTACCTGAAAATCATTGTCACATTTTACAACAATAATTTGAAAAGGTAATTTATCACCTTCTTTAATTAAATACGAAGTATCTGAAACGTTTACAGCATTTACAAATATTTCACCCGTATATCCTGGATCAACTACACCTGCCCTTACTTTTAAAGGTGTTTTTGTAATTGAACCTCTTTCAAGAATTAAACCTGCGTATGATCTAGGTAATGCAATATGTAATCCAGTTGGAATAGTTGATCCTTTATCGCCTAATAATGAAGTTGCTGGATCAAATTGTACTTTTTGTGTTGCGTATAAATCTAATCCTACACTTTCTCCAGCATAAGCAGGAACATAATTTTGAATATTTTTTTCATTTAAAACTTTTTTTAATTTTTCTGTTGTATATACTTTAATCATTTATTATTCATCCTTATTTTGAACTTCATTCCATTTTCTTTTTAAAATTTCTTTCATGTCTGTCTTGTCTTGCTGCATTATTTCATTCAATGTCATTTCTGTATCATCTAAAATTGCAAACTTAGATTTAGCTGTATCAATTGATATTGGAAATAAAATACCATCACGACCTGCTCTATTTTTAGCAACAAAAAGTCTTGCTTGCCCTGTTGCTTTTTCTGTAGGTTTTCTGCTTAAAGATAAAACAATATCGGCGACCATTGCTTTACCATAAGCCTCAGACATATTTTCAAGACCTACAACATCTGAATTTGATGCGTCTCTATTTGCTTGCGATGCTGTCCAAATAGGTAAATTTAAATCCATTGCAAGATTTCTTAATTCTTCATATACTAATTTTAATTCATGTCTTAAACTTTCCATTTTACGACTAGATCTCATAACATCAGCATAATCTACAATAATAATATTTGGTACAAAACCTTTCAACGATAGTTTTTCAATATGCGTTCTTAAAGTATTAACAGTTGCTGTTCCTGTTGGATATTCTTTAATAACAAGTCTACCTAAATCCATGTTATTATATTTTTCAATTACTTCGTCTTTTCTATCAACAATTTCATTTGAAGGAATATCACATAAGTTTGAATCATATCTTAAACCAACATCAGTCTCTGTTAATTCAAATGTATAATGAATAACATTTTTACCATGACGCATTGCATTAGCTCCCATTGCAACCAAAAAATGTGATTTACCAACACCAGTAGGTGCTGCAAGAACACCAATTTCTCCTCTACCTAAACCACCTCGTAATAAATCTTTATCATCAAGTCTTTTTAAACCTGTAGGAACAGCTAATCTATTGACTTTTACAAATCTTGCTTGAATATCTTCAAAGAAATCATGTCCTTGAGATGATGGTAAACCTGCAGCAATAGCATCTTTCATGATACCTAAAACAGAATCATAATTTTCTGTTTGAATCATTTGCACACTTTTTTCTAGAGCCTCTTTAAAAACTTGTCTTTTACAAAATTCCAATGATTTATCTTTGATATATTCAATATCACCTAAATCAGGATTTGTTTTCATTCTAGTCAAATATTCAATAATTTGATCTCTTAAAATAGTATCGTTATTTTTTTCAAACTCTTCTTTTACAATTGTTACTAATAATGATAAAGTAGGAAAAGATTTATATTTATCATAATACTTAAAATATTTCTCACACAAAAATGATAAATATTTAATATCAAAATAACTAGGATCCATTACCTCAATCATTTGCGCAGCCCAAATACGATCGCTTAATAAACTTTGAAATACTTTCTCTTGAAATGATTTGCCGTATTTCGAAAAACTTTTTTCAGTAATATTCATTGAATTTTCCTGTTAATTATTAAAAAAATAGATTTATAATATAAATTAAATATTATTAATTAAAACATACATTTACAATTCATTAAAAATATAATTTTTAATCTTTAGCCAATGTATTTTGTACCATCATTCCAAATAAATCAACGTCAATATTATTTAAACCTTGATTACTAAGAAATTTCTTAACTTCTAGCTTTGGAGACATTTTTCTCTGTAGATCATGTTGATAAATTAATTGTTGTATTTGTGTAGCAGACATTTGCGGATTATCTAGATTCATCAACTGCCAATTCAATTTGGCTTGTTGTAATGGAAAACTAGCGATTTTTTCACATCTAACAATTGCCTTTTTTTCATTCTTGGCTGTTTCAAGAGACATTGCTGCTTCTGCTAATACTTCTTCAATTGTTACAGGATCATCACCAGTAATCTTTGGCGCGTATTTAATTAAATACTTATAACCAACGCCTACTATCCCTCTAATGTTATCAGATGTATCACCAGTGAAGCATCTAGCTACACAAAAATTGTGTGGGGGTATACCAAACATTAATTTTACTTCATCTTTATCATATAAATTATGATGTTTTCTAGGCGTCCAAACTCGTGTCTTATCATCAATTAATTGTAAATAATCATGATCAGTACTAATGATAATTTTCGCATCTTCTCTAGACTTCCATTTACAAATATATGCAATAACATCATCTGCTTCACAGTCATCTATATATATTTGACCAATTTTTAACATTGGTAAAAGATGAATCAACGTTCTTAATTGCCAATCCCAATTATCATTTTCATTTGGATTTCTTTTCTCATAATCTGAATATGGTCGATTTAAACTTAATGGCTTACGTCCTGCCTTATATTCAGGATATAATGCTCTTCGTCTGATACTACCACCACCTTCCCATACAACAGTTACTTTATCAGGTTTATATTTTTCAATACCTCTATATATCGTTCCTAAAACTCCTGAAATTGCACCACAAGGTTCATTATACATAGACATTTTAGGATTTGTCGAGAAATGTCGAATAAAATTATTTAAACCATCAATAAGTAATTCAGTTTGCATCAATCATCACCTGCTAAATAATCATTTTCTACTAAAGCCATCGCTGCAGCTTCATTTTCAATATAAGAATCTTGATCAATATCTTCTACTAAAATATCATTGGACGATTTTGTATATGCTTTTTCAATTGCAACATCAATGTATTCCTTATATAAAGGATCATTCATGATTTTATCGAAATCAGACTTATAAAACTTTTTTTCTATCTCAATAACATCTGTCATTGTAGTAACTACTAATGATTTCCAAGCACCATTGCCATCAATACACACTTTTTTACCATTATATTCAAATTCACCTAATTTTCTTAATGTATCAAAAATTTCTTCATGTTCAAAAATGCCTTTACCAAAAATAATTCTAAATTCAGCTTTTCTAAATGGGGCTGATACTTTATTTTTAATAATTTTCGCTGATACATTAATACCAATAGGTTCTTTATCTGCACCTTCAATTGGGCTACCTGCGCCTAATTTAATTCTTACAGATGAGTGGAAAGGAATTGCGACCTTTTCTTCATCTAATTTCTTAGATGTTTGGACTATATCTTCAAAAACTTTTTCATACGAAATATTTTTAATATCATTTTCCCAATATCTTAACAAATTAAAATTTTTATTAAGAATATACGCACTTTTATTATTGTCTTTTTCCCATATTTTCTGGGCTGAAAATCTTTTTGGTCCAATAATATCTGTCGATTTATATATCTCGGGATTTGCATGCCAATAATTACCATCGATTTCAACAATCAAATTATAGTCAGGAAGATAGAAGTCGCAAATATATTTACCAACTCTTTTCTGCGTAGTAAATGATAAGCATAGATTGTCTAAAATATTCATGAATAATATTTCAGGTTTAGTATTTCTTGAATTAGAAGGTAAAACATTCCTTTTTGTCCAATCCTCTAAACGTCTATTTGCTTCTTCTAAACCGTATAATATTTCCCATCTTTCGAAATTAGATTTTTTCATCCAAGGTGTAATTCTTTCTTTTGCTTCATTGTAAAAAGAAATCATTTTCTCTGTTTTTGCAACTAATTTCATTTTTTGGGATTGACTACTTTTATATTCTTGACTTTTTGTAACTTTTTTGATTGATTGTACTCTTCTTGAATTAATATCATCATTTGAATAAACTTTTTGCGACATTTTTATGCAATTTTGTTTATTCTCTTCTGACACTCTCCAATTATTAAATCTTTCAAAATTTCCAAAAACAACATTAGGATACATATCTTTGTATTCATATGTTGTAATTTGATGTTTCTTTAGATGTGAATTTGTAATTGACTTGAAATATTTTCCACAAATTTCGCATTTATATTTTTGTTCCGCGCTCATAGGTCTTTTCTTCTTTATCTTTCTTCGTTTTTCTGTGGTAAATAATGACAAATCGATAAAGGTTACTAACACTAGTCTCTGAACCTTCAACCTGTCACCAGGATGCTTGGCTGCTGATTGCCTAATTCTTTATTTTTTCAAACTTTCACACTCACAATTACTTATCATGTTGTAGTAATAAAGACTCTAAAGGGTTTCCAGCAATTCACGGAATTAATTTTCTATTTATACTCTAGAATAGGGGGCGTAGCTTTCACCTCCAGGAGTTGTTGAAGGATCGCCATACATTACACCCATCTTTGTTCGTACTTGATTAAGACAGACAAAGAGAATATTCTGATTAGCGATAACACCTGTAATTTTTCTCATACCTTTTGAAATGGCTCGAGCTTGAAGACCGATACTATCTTTATCGTATTCACCTGCCAATTCAGCCTTAGGTGATGTTGCTGCAACTGAGTCCCAGATAATTGTTACAGGAACATCTTTTTGCATAGCTTTAGATTTCATGATAGTACTTTCAGCGATACTAAAGACTTCTTCTGTGCAGTGTGTATCGACATAGACAAAGCGCTTTGAGATATCGACACCTAAAGTTTTAAGATTTTCAATACTAACAGCATTTTCTGTATCAATATAAACAACAATACCACCTGCTCTTTGAGTTGATTTAGCAATCTGAGAGGCTATATGTGATTTACCAATCGATGGTGGACCGAAGATTTCGATAATACGACCTTCTGGAAGACCGCCATTTTTACGATTTGAAATAATATAGTCAAGTTGAATTGAGCCTGTGCTAATCCAACGTTTGACATGTGTAGGTGATTCATCTGATGAGAGATTGTATGCAATACGCATACCACGTTCTTTATTTAGAGATTTAATGAGATCACTAGTAAAGTCATCAGTGATTAGATCAGGTTGTAAATCCTGACTTATTTTCTTTTTAGGTGCGGCCATAAAAAAGTCCTTTTGTTTAAAAGTAGTTTTAATATAATATATTTTAGTAAAAAATAAGAAAAAGCAAAGAAATAAAGAATAATTGTATTCAAGATCTGCATTTATTCAAGATCTGCAAAGGCGTCATTTAAATTTGAATATTTAGAATTATTTGTTTGTGAAGGTTTTGTTGTTTTTGTTTGTGAAGGTTTTACTTGGATTTCTTCGTCATCTTCTAAAAAGTCGCTTGCTTGTGTGTTTGAACCACCTTTAACTGTTCCTGTTTCTTTTTCATTATCACCATTTAACCAATCATTAACGATCTTTTCAAGTTCAACATATGATTTTGTTTCAAATAATTCAGAAACATCAGGAATTGATGCAACCAATTTATTAATTGCATCTTCACGATCAGCTAAAGGTGTATTTTTTGCACGAGGCCTAACTTCTGTATCAGCAAATGTCTTTCCAGGTGATTTTGTGCATGTTAATTTTAAATCTCTACCTTGATGAATATCAGTAATATCACCATAATCTTCATCTAACATTAGATTTAAGATATTTTGATATAAAGTTTTGCCAAATGACCAAATTCTAACACCTTTATCTTCTTCACCTCTGACAACAACAGGGGCAAAACAACGCATTTTAGGATAAAGTTTCTTTGCAAGTTCATAACTTTCTTTTGAACCTTCATCTCTTAATTTTGTAATCAATTCTTGAATAGGATCTGGTTTTCCAAATTGAAAAGGTGCAACAAGACCTGGATTAGTACCAATATTATAGTAAAACATGATTTCTTTGAATGGTTGTCCATCATTATTTGGGAATGATAACAAACGAACTTGATATTCTTGACCTTCTTCAGGACGCCATGTGATGTTTCTCTTTGAAGAAACGCCAGAGATTTGATTTAATTTTTTACGAATAGCAGCGAGATCGATAGCCATATAAATTTTCCTTTAAATGTTTAGTTTTTAAATGTTTATATTAAATTAAATTATATTATTTAATATATATTTATATTATAATATTATTTTTATTACTTTACAAAAGTTTTTATAAAAATTTTTTATTATTAATTGCCATAATCTAAAAAGACTAAATTTTTCCATGGCTTTTCTTTATTCATATCATTATTCCTATATCCAATATTATCTACATGGAAATCTTTAAAATTTGCATTAATTACAATATTCATCAAGTAAGTTAAATCTGGGAAATCATTAAGAGACATATTTAAATCAGTATACATATCATTTAATAAATAACTTAAATTACTTGATAAATTTCCTATTTCTAACATAATATCTTCAACAATACCTGACAAATAATTACCATTTCTTATAGGAATATTATATATTTCTTTATTTAATTCTTTTAAATGTTCAATATCGGAGATTTCTTTAAGAATTGCTGTTACTAATTCAACGCCAGAAGATTCACAAAAAGGGTTAGTAATAAATATAAATTGTTTTAAAATATCTTTAAAATTAAAAATTCTTTTATTTTCTAATCCTGAAAAAATAGAATCCATAAACTCTACTTTTCCAGCAAGAAAAAAAGATTGTAAAAATGAATCACTATTAATATGAGTCATTACTTTTTCTTCTGTTATATCTTCTATTCTAAAAAATATTTTTATATAACTAACAAGCAATTTTATATATAAGTTATACAAATATGGAAAAAACTTTCCGAAATCTTTGCCATACAGTTTATTTACTTTTTCTGAAATAACCCAATAATTATTTTTTTCATCAACGGCATATTGCTTTGTAAAAAATTTATTACCATATTCCAAACTTTTATTATATTCAATGCTATTTCCTCTAGCTGTATCTTTTTTTGCTTTCCTAATTATATCAAAATGTGTTTCATTATATTTTTTAGGACTGTCTGGAAAAGCGATATTATATTGCTTTTGACCTTCTATATATTTTTCTACATCATCGTCAATTTCTTCTATAGTTTTTCTTGATAATTTTATTATAAAATCCACTTCAGGTTTAGAATAAACTGATCTATAATTACCTTCACCTAATAATTCATAGTTATTTTCTAATATCTTTTCTTTTAACTTGTTTAAACATTCTTTTCCTACGTATTTCTTTGAAACGTCTTTTAATTCATCTATTATATGATGTAATTCATAATGGCTTTGAGGATATTTTTTTTTAATAATTTCAGATGAATATTTATTTTCAAGTGCAGATAGATCTGATGATTCAAATAACAATTTAATATATTTTCTTAAATAAAGCATTTATAAACCTTTTTTGTTATTAATTATTATAATTTTATATTTATATATTATTTTGTCCACGTATTAGATGGTGGTGGGTTGTTTTTTTAATTTTTTTATGTGTGTTGAATACCAGCAGTATCTAAGATAATTAGATCTTTAATTGTATATTTGTTTTCTTCGTTTTTTCTATATCCAATATTGTCAATATGAATATCTATAATTTGTGTATTATTCAATACACTTTTTAAATAATCAATATCTGATGTAACAATATTGGATATTTTTGATTTGATATTATCTATTTGTTCTGAATCTACATTAATAAAATAATCTTCACAGTAATATAGAAAGCTTTCAAATAAAGATACGCTATATTCATCAATTGTTTTTTGTATAATATCGTAAGTTAAATAATATTTTTCATTAAAAGATAAATAATAATATTCAGAATAACCTTCATATATTTTTTCGTCTAATAAACCTTTTTGAATTAACTCCTCTATTATATTTATAAGTTCATTTGCAGTTGGAAATATTTGTAAAAATACGTTAGAATTGAAGTCAGTATGATCAAATTCAGAATCTACTTTTTTAAATAGCTCTACTTTTTCTACTATCATCCAATAACCTTTATCTTCATCATATGCATATAGTTTTGGTAAATTAATTAAATTATATTTTAAAATGTGTCTAATTTCTCTTAAATTTTCTCTATCACCTGTTTTTATTACAAAATTTAATCCAGGTTTAGAATAAACTGTTCTTGTTTCACCTTGTCCAATTAAATCAAATCCTAAAACATCTGAAATAAAATTTGAATATTCGATTGTATATCTCATTTTATTTTCTTTTAATGCTTTAATTGTTTCAAATAATTCTTTTTCATTATCAATATTATAATTTCCAGATGATTCAAATAATAAATTGATATATTTTCTTAATATTTCCATTGTAATAATAACCTTTAATATTTATATATAATTTAATAATCCTCAGCAAAATCCAAAAATGCTAGAGATTCCCATGAATTTAATGATTTTTCTAAAATATGAGGTCTATAACCAAGATTTTTAATATGCATATCTTCCCACATATCATTCGCAAAGTCTTTATAAATATAAGCTACGTCAGGAGAAAATGATTTAAAAATACCTAGATCATCGCAGATTTTAAAAGATATATTAACAAATTTTCTTTCTAACACATCTGATTCGATATATCTTTGATGAATCTGCTTAAATAAAAATTTTAAAAAAGTTGTATTAATATTTGTATCATTAACTTTGCCTTTTGAGAAAAATAATTCATTTTCTTTTTGAGAAAGATTATATAAAGAAGGATCAGTAAAATGTTTTTTCATATTACGAATTGAAACTCTTCTGAATTTCTTTAATTGTAATAAATTATCATAAATTAATTTCCACCAATTCATTGTATTCATATCTTCTGTTGTATATCCTGCAGCTTTTTCATATTCAGGATCATCATTAATATAATCAAAAATAGAATGTTCAGCTAATCCTATTTTGATTAATTCATTTAAATATAAGTCTAAATCTCTATAAAAAGGTTTAAAAATACTTTTTAAAGTTGAAACGGTTTTAATTGGTACTACTTTTTCAAATATAATCCATCTAACAGGACTTTGATCATCTTTTATCAATTTACCACGTAATTTATTTACAGTATTATCCCATGCATATATTTTAGGATATAAACCTAATGTTCCTGTTCCCATTTTTTTATAAAAATAAATATTTAATTCCCTAGTATTATAATTACCCCTAAGTGATTTATCAACTTTTATTACCCATGGACAATTACTCATAGAATAAACGTCTCTATAAGCTCCACTACCTAATAGATTATAACCTTTACTTAATAAAAAATCATTAATTGATATTTTGTCTGGAGAAATAAAATTTTTTTTACTTATTTTTTTTAAGTCGTGTATAATCATATCTAATTCATACCAACCAGGACTTGATTTAAATTCAATATCTTTTAATTCGATATCATTTTCATATCTTTTATCTAAATCCATTTCAATACTTTTGGGATTATCTGTAGATTCAAATAAAAAATTATTTAAAATATTTTTAAAACTAGTCATTTTATTCTCTTTCTTTTGACTCATATGAATCTTTGTTAATATCATAATAATATTACACTTTTTTAATAAACTCATATAATATTCATTTTAATATTATATATTATTATTTTAAATTCAATCGATCTATTTCCCTATTTAAGTACCATAAAGCTTTACTTAAATCATCATAATCACTTTCACCATCTTTCTTACCAGCCCTCAATACATATTTAATTACATTTCCTAAACTAAAATTCAAATCATACATTTCAATTATATCTATTGGAGATACTTTATTTTTATAATGTTGTGGATTTGATTTATCTTTTTCTTGCATTTTTACATCTCTTTGTTGAAATCAATTTCAGATAATTTTTTTCTTCTTTTTTTTCTAACTCGATTTTTTTTATCGATAATATATGGCGCAGGTGAGCTAAAACCTGTGATTGCACCACCACCTAAAGCAGAAAATTCATTTAAATCTGATTCTGCCAATAAACGATTAAATATATTTAATAATATTTGATTTTGATTCATGATTATCACCTAATATTATTAAATATATTTTTTTATACATTTACGTTATTTAATTTAATAAATTTTCTTTCATTCTCATAAGCTAAATCAAAAGACATCATAGCAACTTTTGAAACAATAGGTAAATCATTTACATAAAATCTGTTTTCTTCTAAATGCATACCTTCTGAACAAATAATGCCTAACATTTCTTGATATGTTAGTTTAATATTATAATGTTGTAATAAAAATAATGATCTGTGTGGAATTGACATTTTTTGACAATTTGGATTCCAATCATATAATTGACCTAATTTATTTCTGTGCCAATCACTCTTTTGTTCGACAAATTGTTCATTTTCTAAATCACCCATTCTGCCAATTAATCCTAATAATGTAATTAATGCTAATGATTTGATTGAAATCTCTTCTTGATTCACATCAAATTGAATTGCTTTTAACATTTTTGTTGAAATTGCAAAAGAATCCAATGCATATTTCATAATACCACCTGGTCCACAATAAGGATCATCTTTTTTTAATCCATATGTAGATAACAATAATCTTTCTCCATTTTCTTCTAAAAATTTATTAATATTTTCATCTTGGAATCTATTCAAATAACCAGAATATGTAGTATATAAGTCTGTCAATTGATTTTCATTCATTGTATTCATAAAATTAACTCTTTCTTTGTGAAATAGTTTCTATATTTAAAGGAAAGTAACCTAAGTTATTATAATTATAATTATTTTTTACTAACTTTACAAAAGAATTTTTACTTTCTGCTGCTACATCTACCAACATCGCATCATGAATTAATCCAATTGGTATCATTTTATCATCGAAATTATTAACTAACTCCAAAAATCCTGATAATGCAACATCAACTGCTGTCCCTTGAATATAACCATTCAAAATTTGATTCAAATGAACTTCTTCTTTATTCCAATGAATAGGTCGACCAAAATAAGTCATATAATATCCAGATGCGTTCTGTTGCATCGCAAGTTTAAGAATATAATTTATATTAAAATACTCCAAAACTTTCATCCTGATGTCTCTAACCTTATCTAGAGACAATTCTCCAATATTCATACTTTCCTCTGATATACCATATAACACAGATATCACAGCTTTTTTCATCACACTTCTATCAACCAAAAAATCCATTCTATCACAAATGTCCTGATATATATCCTCTGCAGCTTTCTCACCCACTATATATCTTGCAACTCTCGGTTCCAAAGATTTATAATCCACCATCAAAATCTCGCCATTATCAAATCGACTTTTCAATATATTTCTATATTTTTTAGGCAAATTCATCAATTTAGGACCATTCTTAATACTCAATCTACCTGTTACAATCTCAGATCTAGTATATTCAATACAATCACCATCACGAAAACTATTCAACAAAGAAATATTACCTTCATGCTTCTCAATCTTTTTATACATACTCAATAATAATTTATCAACTCTTATATCTCGTATTTTTTTAAATAACTCATTATTCTTATTAAACACATATCTATAATTTTTCTCATCCTTCTTAATAATCAAATTTTCAATCTTATCAACTTCTTCTTCATATCTTCCTATGAAATGCTTAGGTAAACTCAACATATTAAAATCAGTTTTTAAATCCTTAAAAAACTTTTTAAAATCTACAAATACTTCATTTTCTAAAAAAATTGAATACAATTCTTGATCCATAAAAAAAACCTATATAAATTTAAAGTAATGTTACATCTAATCTTATTATATTATTAACAATATACTTATACAATTCATTTAAATCAATAGAATGTTCTTTAATTGGGTTTTTCAATCCTTCATATATTTCATTTATATATCCTTCCAAAGTAAGAATATAATATCCTCTCATACCTACAGTTGAAAATGCCATAGGCCATAAATCTGCACTAGCATTTGTCAACTCAAAATAATTTGAATATATATTCTTATTGTTAGTAATTATATGACATATGTTATTCCAAGCCCGTATCTCTGATTTAAATTTTTGTAAATTTCTTAATGATAACCTAGTATCATCAGATGAAATTAACTCATAATATAACTGAGTTATATTTCTTAATTGAATATCTTTTTCTGTACTTTTATTTTTTATAGCTTCAGCAAAAGCGTCACTGGTATCTTTATCTTTTGTATAACTATCTAAAAATAAATTATTATGAATTAAAGTGTCATTTTCGTTTATTTTGAAATTGTTAAAATTAATAACATGTTCATTATTTGCTGCCGCTTTAAAAAAATTATTAATTTTAAATTTACTTGAATACTCTGCATAACTATAATTTGCATTATTTTCGAATGGTTTATTTCTAATTGAAAAATTGAAATTGCTTGATAATGTTATTTTTTTTTCATCAAAAGAAATATTAATATCTAAATGATCGAAAGGTGAATCTTTTTTACTTATTTTTGTTTTTTTAAAATATGTTTCTTCTGCATATAAAATATTTTTAATATTTGTTGAATTATTAATGCTTTGCATAATAACATCAGAATAAAAAATAATATTATTGTCTTCTTTAACTAAAAAGAAAACTTCATATTTAGAAGAATTATCTTCTAATATTAAGTCAATTTCTCTGATATCATTACTATTAAAATTAACATTTGTTTTATCTTTTACTTTTGATATTGTTGCATCAATATCTACTTTTTTTGATATATCAAATATTCTAATTACTAAAAATATAGGTTGCATTACATAATTTAAAAAATCATCATCTGAAAGTTGTGTATCATCTTTCAATAATCTCATTGGAAATATAAAATCGAAATATGATCTTTTTTGGTTATTTTGTGTATCAAAACTTTTAAAAGCATTAAGATTATCAACAATTTTATCTATTTGTTTTTCATTTAAAATTTTAGTATTTGTTATTTTACTATTTTTATTTGTTCCAGCAAGTGATACAGTTTCTTCATCTATCGAATTTAAATAATTAATATAATCATTTGCTCCTATTTTATTACGAATATCATTTGTTATTAATTGAAAATCATATTGGGGACTTATATATAATCCAGGTTTAATATGATCCGCAGATATTTCTAAAAATTTTTTTAATATTTTATCATTTTCTGTTTCGTTAATTTTTATTATATTTACAAAATCTTTATTTTTTTTTAAATTATTAATCATTATCATTCTCATTATTTGATGTTGGTTTTTTTATGTTGCTAGTGGTTGGTCTTTCTTTTGCTTGAAATATTATTTTTCCTTCTTCTTCTTTCCTAATATCTACATGTATAAAATTTTGTTGTTCATAAACAAAAAATGTTTTAGGCAATGAATCAACATCTGTACTATTTATTTGTAATACCTGACGTTTATATGCTAGATCTTTAAATGTAAAAATATTTGGTTCATTTGAATTAGTATTATTATTTTTAATATCAAATAAATTATTAAGAGTATTATCATCTATTTTATATACATCTTTTAAAATTAAGTAAGAAATTTTTATAACATCAACTATAGCGTCAGCTGCATACTGTAAATTAAAATCAAGAGCTTCGCCTGTTAAATGTTTTGAATTTTGTGCACCACCGACACTATCATTTGAATTTACACTTCTATACCCAGATATAAATGGTAACTTAAAAGAACCTATATTTTCATTACCATAAAAACTTTTATTATCTATAACAAAACAACGATTTAATAATGCTGAAAATTTAATTAATAAATTAGTTGCGTTTGTTTGATATTCTGGTGGAATTATATCAAGACTATTAATTCTTTCTAAATTAGAAAGTGATAAATTTATTGATTCAGTCCCTTTAACTATAATGCTAACCGGTTTATCACTGCTAGGTTTTAATCCTAATAAATTTAATGTAGGTTTTAATGTATATACAAAACTTATGCCTCTGATTTCACCAATTTTATCAATATTACTATTTATCATATTTATTCTTTCTTAATCTAATTTTTAATCATCATTATTTCCAGCATGATTTTCATACTGAATGTAAATATCAAACAAGTAATTTGCTTCTTGATTTTGAACAATAAAATCTTCAGTTTTTGATTCTGAACCTGAGTTAGGTGATCTTCTTTGCATTTCGATATTTGCATTTGCTGCATCTTTAAGTTCATCTTTTTTATTAGCGTCATTTAAATCTCTGAGATTTATTAAAAATTGTGCGATAGATGTTGCTTGTGATTCATATCTTGAGTATAAATCGTTTTGAACCAATGTTAAATCTGTTGAAAATTTTCCTGGTGTAATTGAATGTTTAATACCATTTACAAAATACATATTATCAACAGTTGTGCCTGTATTAAAATCTAAAAAAATTAATTGTGAAAAATTAATTAAAGGACAGCCAATAATTTGTGCAGACGCCTGTGAAGGTATTACAAACATCGGTGCTTCATTACTCTCATTAAATAAATCTATATCAACATCTTGTTCAGGAGAAGTAAATACTTCACCACTTTGTCTTGTCAATAAAGCAGTTGAATACTTAGCATCTTGATTTGTAGTGATGTTACCACTCAATAATGCACTTCTAGTTTGCCCTAATGTCAATGAAGGCATATAAGATTTAAATTTTTGTTTCAAATTTATAAACTGATTTGTTTTATCAAATTTATCTGTTATATTAATTTTGATGCTTGATAAATTATTATCAAATAGATCGTTTGTTTGAGTTTCTGTACCATTATTTTTTTTAGTTAGTTTAATTATTTTTTCTGAAATTAAATATTGTATTATTTCTTTTGCTTCATTTGCTAATTGCTGTTGTTGAATAGGTTCATTTGTACTTGTTGTTGTATCTGTTGTTGATACAGAATTTTTACCTTGATATTTTGACATTCTGTATGTATGAATAGAAGATAAAGCTTTTGAAATATTACCACTTTGTATTGAAGAGATTACATCTGTTAATGATTCATACGGATTATCTAAATTATCATAAAAGTGTATTCTTAAAATTGAAATATTTTTATCGTTCTCATGATAAATTGAATCAAAATTCATAACTACTTTTGGTGTATTAAATGTTAAATCATATATTCCTTGATTTAACTCGTCCAACTTTTTTTTAATTGCTTCTTCAGTAGTATCACGACCAAATTCTTCAATTTTAAAGTCATAATATTGTTTAAATATTTCTCCTTTTAAACTTTTATTTATTTGTTGAATATCTGCTTTGTTTTGCTCTTCAGTTATTACTTTTTTTTGATCAATATCTTCATTATTTTCAATCTGATTCTTTCTTGTATTAAATACAGCTGAATCATTTTGATCATATATAAAAAATTGATTTAAACCATAAACATCTGCTGCTTTTTCATTTACACATCTTTTTAATATTAAAGTTATTAATTCTTCAACTGATATTTTTGTGATACGATTTAATGTTTTTTGAATCCACTGCTTAAAATTATCTAGATTAACTGGTATTGACGCAATATTTAAATAACTAGCCCTAATTGCTTTTGCATTTAAATTATAAAAAACCAATTGTATTTCATCAAATGTATTAACTTTTAATATAAACTTTCCAACTATATATGTTAAAATGCAACCTAAACTTACATGTGTCTTATTATCAAATCCATTTTTTTTCCACCACAATTCATCAATAAAAGGATCATTTTCAAATATCTTAGGATCATTTAAAAAATTAAAATTGTTATCTAAAAAACTTTTTTTAGTCTTTGCTGCGTCAGTAATAACGTCAGTAGCATTTTTTAATTGTAATTCAATATCATTAAATATTTCAGAATATTGTTTTGTTTGTTTAATTGAATCGTTTTCTTTTCGAAATTTTGAAATTTGTGATCTAATTTCATTTATGTCTTTGCTATCTATATTTCCAGTGCCAATTGCCTTTGAAAGAGAATTTGATAGATTTCCAAATGCGTTTACTTCTTCACCTTTAAATTTTTGTTTAAATATTTCATTTTTAAAAAATTGTGTATATCTAATCAATTTTGATTCAAGTTCTGCTAATGCAGAATCTTGTGGCATAGGTGTCCCACGTAATTCTGTAGGACCTTTCATTGAAAGACTTAAACTTATTGTAACAGTACCATTTTCATTAATATTATATGAACTATTAACAATAACATATTTTTCACGAACCTTTAAACTATTAATAAATTGTGCAATAGGATTTCTATTAGCAATATCATCGTCAGGAATAATATCAGTATCTCCTAAATTATGTTGCCAACCGTATTCCAATATAATTTCAGAAGAATGTACATTCAATAATTCAGGTTTAATAAATGGAGCAATTTCTGGCATTCTAGCTTTGTCATATAATATCATTTCCATAGATGCTGTTTTATAAAACATCAAACCTTTACTAGGTCTTACATCAAATGATAAACTTAAAATACTCATAAAAGGTCTGAATTTATCAATCACGGCATCTTTAGACACAACGCCTGATGTATTATTCAAATCAATATCAGCATTTACCATTGTTTGTGGCGCAAAAAATATAGCATTATTCATATGCTGACGTATATATTTTTCTTGAACTATTTTATTAGTTGATGCTGGCGAACTTGTGCTATTATCATTTGCTTGATTATCATAGCTACCATCTGCACTTGTAGGTCTATTTGATTTATAAGCTCGAAAAGAATATTCATCGTTTTTATATTCGCCATTAATAGCCCTTGAATTATTTGTAAAATTATTAGCATCAGATGCAAATTCTGAACCATATAAAAAATTATGTAATGATGCTGTTATATATCTTTTTTTCTGTATATCTTTAGTGTCGCCTGACTCTGCGCTAGCCTTTTGTTGTGTAAATGATTCAGGAATAATTAAATCAGCTTTTACATATGGAATAGCCATAGACATGTCTAATGTACTAATCATATTGAAAAAAGCATCAATTTCTTGACTATTTTTAAAACACGCTCTCAAATTTGGATTTAATATTTGTATAGCACTTAAACCTTGACGATTTAAATTTTTTGTATGTTTAAAAGTATTGTTTTTTGTATTTTTTGTAAATTGTAATTCATCTAAATTATTAATTTCTTTAGGATTTTCATTAAATAAAGTTGCAATATCTTTTTCATTCAATATTTTACTATTATTATTAGCAGTAGAAAAATTGACACTTTGATTATTACCAAAAAACTTATCTAAATCACTAGGCTTTATATAAGTTATTTTGATTGAATCGCCAATATCTTTGATATTTTTTACATCTTTTAATATTTCATTTGTAAATAAACCAAATTTTGAAACTGATTGAATTAATTCTGATATTTTTTGTAATTCTATCTGCGATGTTTGATCACCAATTATTACATTTGCCATTTTACCTAATTTTTTTCCAATAAATGACGTATCAGTAATATCAGCATTTGCTTTATTACCTTGAGATGATTGTTTTAAAAATTCTACATTTGAAATAATTGGTAAAAATCTAGAAAAATTATTTTCATTAAATATTCTACTAGTATTAGAACGATTTATATTTTCAGCCATTTATAATTAATCCAATATTTTATTTATTAACTATATCAATTATAAAAATAAATCTCAGATAATATATTTTATAAATTAAATCTTTCTCTTATTTTATCACGATCGGGTATTCTCAATACTGTATCATCATTTATCTGCAACCACCAACCTATTCCACTAGCTGCAGCTATTAACCACCAATCAAATCCATTTCCATATTCATTCCCTGATATCAAATCAAGTCTATCTCCTGATTTAAATACAGAAAACTTAAATGGAATCAATCCACTTTCACATGCCTGATATATCTCAGATGTCAATTTAGATGTCATATATTTAGATGATACCATCACACTATTATCAACAAATACTCCATTGTTTTTATATCTATTCATTTTTAATTTCCATCCTTAAATTTAGTATTTGAATCTGCATTAAATGATAATTCATCATATACACTACCACCAAATAATTGTCTATTAATATTTCCAACACGATATATTGGTGCACGCATCAGTCCATTATGATCCAAACCTGGTAATATATCATGTATAACATTCAACGCTATATTTATTTTAACACCCATTGGCGCACGACTACCATTATCTATCTCCCACGGTATATTTTGATCAAAATTTACTGATAAACTATTTATTGTTCCAGCTAACCCTTCACCCATAGTACTCTCAAATGCTTTTATTATAGGATTATTCACTTTACCATCAAGTGTAGATGACATAAATTTATTTAATGCATCATAATTTTCTTGATTCTTTTGACTTTTAATACCTTCATCAAAAATATAAGATATAAAAAAATTACGAAGAGCAGAAATAGAAAAATTATCGTAGTCACGTGTTTTTCCAGACTTGGCTTGTTGTTTAGTTAAATAAGCCAATATTAAAACATTCCCGTCGTCTTGCTTCTCTATACCAATTGTTGCATAATTTAAAATATAATATTCTTTATTTTTAGGAGGTTGATTTAAAAGATTATCATAATCTTTTGTTTGTAAAAAATCTTTTAAAATTGACGCAGAATCAGCAATCGCAACAGAAGGATAATATTCTGCTGTATTAAAATATAAAGGATTTTGTTCTATGAATGATTTCTTTAAAATATTAAATTTTTTATTTCCAGTTGAGTATTCATATTCAGATATATCCAATTTGTTACTTCTGATTTCTTTAGAATCTGCTATTGTCCATCCTATTAATTCATAAAAATTAGGTTTTGTTTGTTTAAAATCATTAAATAAAGATTGTAATCTAGAAAAAGAAATATTTATTATATTTCCTTCAGATTTTAAATTTAATGATTCATCAAACCCAAATATTTTGGCCATACTTTTTTTAGAATAATTTGAAGTGAATAAATCACCTAATCTAAGTCTAACTAACGGTGAAGTTGCAGGTAGTTGTGTAAAAGCTTGTCCAAAATTAACGCCTGCTTCTTTTTGATTTTCTATAAAAGCAGGTGTAGCCTTAGTCCATTGAGGATAGATTAAATTTAGTAATCTATTTATCATCCACCACATTGTATCGAAATCATCTTTACCCATTGCTATTAACCAGAAATCAACAGTTACACTTCTGGTTGTGCTTTTATATATTTTAATAGGATCCATTCTTCCAAATCCTGCGCCTGCATCTTCCCAATTTACAGTAAATTGATCTTGAAATCCTTCAACGAAAGCATGAAATTTAAAAACTTCGTTAGTTCTTAAATCTTGAATTGATAGAGGCATATAATCTGAATCTATTATTTTTTCTATTTCTTTTACATGTTCTTGATCCAATCTTTTTATATATTTACCTGTAAGTTCTCCTGACATTTTCATATTTTGTTCAATTAATTTATTATAATATTTAAAGAAAGAGTTTGAATTTTTTGCGCCATTTTGAATTACTGTGCCAAAAGAATATATTGATTTGTTTAATGAATTCTGAGTTTGTTTGGTTGTATCGTCTGAGTTATTTGTATTTGATAAAATATTTGGTCCAATAGGTATTGGTCCAATTGAATTTTCTGCACTTTCTTTTTCTAATGGGAGTTCTTTTATTTTTTGTATAGAAAATGGTCTATTTATTTTTGATTTATTTTCATTTTCTAATATTTTAAGTTGCTTTTCACCCGCTGAAATTCTTTGTCCGATGAATCTATAGAAAAATTGAGATAATGTGATTAATGATTGACCTGCGTATTCATATTTTTCACCGTTTTTTGTTGTTGTTTTAGCCTTAGGAATAATTACTTCGTTAAAATATCTGTTTGTGATTATTTTTCTAATTAACATGTTTAAATTATGTCTTGAAGAATCTACGGTTAATAAAGAAACGCCTATATCAACCAATATTGAAGCAATTACCAATGCTGGATTATTAGTTGACGCTAAATTTTTTCCTATTTTAAAGCCTGGTAATAAATATGAAATATAACCAATAATGAAACCGACTATATTTGTATATAATAATTTTGCAATACCTCCTACGCCATTACCAATAGGTATTTTTGGAAAATTCATTAATTTTTCGATTATATTCAGAAATGAAACTAAACCTTCTATTATAGGATTTAGAAAAATAGCCAATGTTGTATTTGTATTTTCATTAATCTTAATATAAGATATAAATCTTCCCATTCTATTTGAAATAACATCAGATGAATCTATTTTTGGTAATATTCCAAAAGGATCATTTGGTCCTGCTTGAGCAGCTTGTAATAAAGATTGTGCTAATGTAACAGCTGTAATAGGAATAATTGATCCTATTGATATATCAACAAAAGATAATAATGCTGCAGTTACATCATCAATATGAGAAGATGAATCTATATATAAACCATTTACTCCAAAAAAATTAAGTTGTAATTCATCAGCAAATATTTGTAATCCTTTTGCTTCGCTTCCATCAATATTTATTAATTCTTCTAGATTTAAATCAAAAACTGAATTATATGGTTTATAATAGTTAACAGGATCAACATCTTCTCCAATAACAGAATTTCCAAACGATTTATTAATCAGATTATCTGTTTTGCCAATTACGTAATTGTTATATTTAGAATCTATAGATCCTGTTACATTAAATAAATTCTGCGTATTTAATTCTGAAAATTTATCATTTTGAAATTGATTATTTTGATTCGCATCTAAAATTTTATCATTCAATCTCACATCTCTTAAATAATCATGTATAACACCTGATTTTTTATTTAAATCTGTTTCTGTTAAACTAGATTCATTATTTTGCGTTTTTTCAACTTTAAGAATTGAACCATTAGTAGATAGAATATAAGGTGCCATAATTATTCCTTATTAAAATTTTTAGACTGTGTCTTTATATTATTTACCATTTCGTCTAATTTTCTATCAATTTCTTTATTTGTAGAACCTTTATCTTTGGCCTTTTGATAAAAATCAATATGTTCTGACATGATATTATTCATTTTTTTACCATGATGATTTATTCTATTTTCTAAATAATTATTAATATCAATATCTGACATTGTTGTATTTTTTTTTATAAGTTCAAAAAAAGCATTATATATTTTTTGCTCTGTTAATAATTTTAAATAATCTATTTCAAACATGTATAATTAATCCTTAGTATATTATTAAGTATTAATTATAATAAATATCTCTAAGTATTTCTAAATCTATTTGATGGTATTTGTGAATCAGGATATTGTAATGCATCAGATGATAATGTTGGATATTGCCTTGTTTTATTTGGATTTCCTAACATAGCAGTAAATCCACTTGCTAATAATCCTTCACCTACAGCTTCACCATTCAACTTAATAATAATCGGTTTCTCATCTTTCATACTATTTAATGCTTCTATCATTCCATCACGTGATGCTCTATACATATCATCATATGATAACTGATTTTTCAATGAAGAATTAATTAACTTGTAAATAGGACCATTTTCTTTCATAGCTAATACCTGATCCTGATTATCTATTTTTACAATTGATCCATTTTGATTAATTACACCATCTTCAACAGCTTGATTTATAGGTGTTATATTTCTTTCAACTGTAAATGCGTTAATAAGTGCAGCAATATTATCTTGATTCGTTTCTCCAAAATCAAAAAATCCTGATCGTAATGTTTGTCCAATACCATATGTTAATCTTGTAATAGCATTAATAAAATCAGGACCTGATAAAATAGAAGTAAATAATCCTGATATTTCACTTTTTACATTTATAAAAAGATTTTTTAAAACTTTAATCATTTTACTAAAAATACCTTCAGTTGCATCTGTTCCGAAAATAGAATCTGCAATTTGGGTTAATTTTAATTTTAAATTAGAGTATTCTTTTGAATTAGGTGCAATACCTAACCAATCCAAAAATTTAGAAAATATACCAGGACCTGTTGATCTTTCTGTCCATGCTATTATTTCATCTAATGTATTGCTTATAACTTGTAATAAAGACGGTAAACCATCTATAATACTAGTTAAAATAGATTTAAATACTTGTGTACCAATACCTAAAAAGAATTTAGTAATTGGTCTAAAAGCATTCATTATTTTATCAAAACCTTTTTGTATATCTTTTTGTTGATTATTAACATAACCTGATATTGTTTGAAATACACCAGCAACGCCTTCTTTTGCTTGTATTAGAAAATCACCTTTTAGATATTTTGCTAATTTATTAATTAATTTAACAGCAGGACCAATCATTTCTGAAATTGCTTTTTGAGAAGTAAATGAAAATGATTTATATACTTCATTTAATGCGTTTGTTATACTTTCAAAAGAACTTCTTAATCTTGGATTCATTACAAAAGCATTTTTTAAACCTTGTTGAATAGGTCCATCTTCTCCAAATAAACTTGTAAATGTTTTTGTCAAATCTTGTTTCAATTCAACAATAGCATCTCTCATTTGTTCAATAGCTTTTAGCTGTTTTTTTGTAGGGTCATTAGCATCAGCCTCAGCCATTAATTCTTCATATGTTTTACCAGCGTTTTCTGCACTAAATAATGCTTGTGCTGCCTGTTCTGTTAAACCTGTTTGTTGAATCAATAATGATCTATTAAAACGATCCATATCTTGAAATGATTTTCCTGTTGCTAAAAATGCATCACGATACATTTCTAACATCTGATCAGGTGATTCTGCTTTTAAAAGTTGCATTGAATCAATCATCATACCAAATGATTGACTTAATTGTGATGTAGCTGTAGCTGCATCTTCAAATGTCTGAAATTTATTAAATATTGTCATTGCATCTTGCAACTCGACACCCATTTGCGATATTTTACCTACAACTGTTGCCAATTCTGCAGATGTTTTATGAGCAAAATTTGTAATATCTTTTCTTAATGTTAAAACATCTTTTGACATAACTTTAAAATCTAAATTAAAATGATCAGCAGCATCTTTTGTTGCCTTTCTCAATTCTTCAAATACAGTTGGGAATGACTTACCTAATGCAATAGCTGTATTTGTTAAATATTTAATATCATCATCTGCCAAATTCATCAATTTTTTAGCGCTATAATAATAAGTTGCATTCTTTTGCACTGCTTCTGCCATTATTGCACCACGAGTGCCCATAGCCTTTAAAATAGCATCATTTTCAGTCATAATTCTATTTATTAATTCATCACCACCAGCATCATATAATCTATTTAAAGGACTATCTCTATCAACATCAAAACTTAAACGCATTGAAGATAATCTTTCATGCATTTGCACAAAAGTTTTACCTATTCTTGAAGATTTTTGATATGATTCCTCCATTTTCTCCAAATAATTAAATATTTTATTATTTTCTTTCCTTATTTCTTCACCTAATTTATTTGCATTACTAATAATACTCAATGGTATAGCTAAAAACCCTTTCATTAAACCATTCAAACTAGTAATAATACCATTTAATGCAGGAATTAGTGATGCTACAACATTAGGTATATTTTTAATTGTACTCATAGCTAAACCAATCGGTCCTGTTAAAAAGCCAGTTAATAAATTACTAATTAACCCTGAATTTGGATCATAATTCATCATAGCACCTGAATTCAACATCAAAGGTATTAACATTTGTGTCGCTGCTAAAATAGGAGATTGTATAACAGTTTCAGCAAAATTCCTATTCATCAACGCTAAACCTTTTCTAAATTTAGCAAGAGGTGCAGAACTCTCTAATAAATTTCTATATCTTTCTCGATTCATATCAGTTTGATCAATTTGCGCATTTAAAATATCTCCAGCATTTTTTGTCATTGTTGATAAATTCAATAAGGCGTTTTCTCCAAATTGTACTCTATCTTTATTAAATTGTACTGTTAATTCTTTAGCTTTATTTAATAATTGACTTTTTTGTGTAGGGTTATCAATATTTTGTTGCAATTGCTCTTGTATTTTACTCATATTATCTTTATATTTTTCAATAATATTGTCTCTAAAATTTTCAGCTTGCTTTAAAAATTGTTTACCTTGCGTTGTGTCTTGCACGTGAGTAAATTCATCAGTTTTTGTTTTTAATTGTTGTAAAGCACTATCAAAAGAATTTTTAAAAACGTCATTTTGTATACCATTTAATTCAGTTTGAAATTCGTTTAGATCAAATAAGCTGTTATCTTTAGCATATTTCTCAACACTTTTTTCAAGACTGTCTTTTAATTTTTTTGCTTGTGTAATATATGCATCTGCAATAGGATTATTTGGTCCACCAAACATATCATCAAATAATGCTTTTAATTTATTTTCAAAATCCATTTTAAATACCTTTTATAACTTCCATTTAATCCCAGATATATTATAAAAAGTGTCAGCTAGTTTATTTTTTTGTTCAATTATTTGCATTATTTCATTTAATGAAGTAGATTTATCATTTAAAGATTCATATAATTTTTTTGATACATCTATTAAATTATTTAAACATGATAATTGTTCTTTTTTACCGTTTATTTCTATATTTATATTTTCGCCTAAAATATATTTTGAGGCTGCATTATGTATTAAATTATCTTGTTTTTTCATAAAAATCCTTTGTATATTAATATATAGTCTGATTTTATAAATTATACAGGTCTATTTAGTCTATTTGGGGAAATATTTCTATGAGTTGAGTTATTTGAAAACATGCGTGTTTCAGGCGTTTGTGTATGCATTGCCTTAGTGGGTGGAGGTGAATTATTTTCTTGACTTTGTTTGATTTCTTTTATAAATCTTTCTATAAACCATTTTCTTTGTCTGATTGGTAATGAGTTTGCGTCTTGGAATGAAAATCCCATATAATATATCAGATAAAATATTTCATCCCAAAGCAAAGGTCTATAATCATTTGTCAGGCCAAAAAAATGAAGCCCCAATAGGTAGCTTTACCTCGCTTTCTTCAAAGCAGTGTTTACATTTCATAGTAACATCCATATCCATACCTGGTTCATGTTCCTCTAAGAACTTTCTTAAAGCTAAACTGTCTCTAGCTGGCATATCTTTAATAAACATTCCAATTTTTGTACGATCTGTAATACCTTGTACTGAGACTATTGAGTTTGTTAGTTTATCAGTTACGATTGTATCTTGTTGAATACCCATCTTTTTCTTTTTTTCCTGTAAAGCGACTAGATCTTTTTCATCATATCCATTTGAAAATTTTACCTTAACTACTTTTTTAGAGATGGGTAATTGAATTTCAAATAAATTTGAACCTTCAGAGATTGGATCAATTTGTAGACGTTTAATACCTAATTCATTTAAAAAGAATGTTTGTTCTGATGTTTTTGCGCATTTTGGACATTCACATTCAACATTATAGTCTGAACCATATCCTGTAATACGTAAAGCAATCATGATTGCATTTCTATCACCTGCAATCATTTCGTCAGGATCTATGTTTTTATTTATTAAACATGATTTAATTAGTTCTGTAATAACAGTACCGTTTTTAATATAAGCCCTAGACATTAAAATATCTTCTTCACGTGCAGTCATTGCTTTAATATCTAATGTTTCTTGACCGTATAAAGGTGAGTCAGGAGAATATATAACACCTCTAGAAGGTAGAGGAACAGATTCAGTAGGTACTTCTAAACCGAAAATATCTTTTACAACATTTTGAACAACAAATTTACCTTGAGATAATTGTGCTGTATGTTTCATTTGACTAATATCTGGACTTTCTTCACCTGATAATTCAGAATTTAAAGGGTTTTTTGCCATATAATTTTTTCCTATTTATTTTATTTTTTTATTATTTTAATTAAAATATGTATTTTATAAAATTTAAATATCTATTTTTACTATTTCAATATTACTTTGACCTGGGAATTTAATATAAATTGCGCCTCTTATAAGATTATTAATCAAATCTTCTAATGATGTTGATTCTGCATCTAATTTTATTTTAAAGTCTAATATTTCGCCATTAGTTTTATATTGTGTTAATAATAATGTATATAATGAATTTAATTTTCTCAGTACATCATCTTGAGATTTTATTTGTTCAAAAATAAAATTTAAGCTTACAAATTTTATTTTCTTTTTAATATCCAATAATACATTAGAAATATTTAATCTTGATAAAACATTTGAATTTTTTTCAAATCCGTTTGTTTTGTTTGAAAAAAACGTGAAAGTATTTATTCCGTTTATTATATCTAGATAAAACATATTAACTTTTAAGTTGTTAAATAACTTTTGATTTTCTAATAATCTTGGATGATCATGATTTAATATATTACAATAATTTAATTTAATTTGGAAATCGCCAATATTATTTAATAATATGTTTGATATTGGATTCATTTTATTATTTGATATATTATCATAATTCATTAAAACATAAGTTGCTATTAATCCAGTTGGCACCATAAATTGTCTTGTTATATTATCATTTGTAAGTCTTGAAGAACCTAATATTTCAATTAATGAATAATTAAAAAAAGTTGAAATATTTGATAAGTTATAATCATATGTTAAATTTAATATTGTTTTATTTATATCAATTTCATCATTAGAAATAATATCTACATCACCAATGTATTTATATTTATATTTTTTAAAAGACCAATTAAATCTAGGTTCAATTGATTTGTCTAAATCTACCAATTGATTGCAATAAATAATTGAATTATTCACGTTATATAAAGGTTTATCAAGTATTAATAAAGAATCACGAGTTTCATTTTGACTGATTAGATATTCTATAACGTCATTATTATAAATTTCAGGTAAATATATTATTTCATTTTGTCCATTAGATTGATTCATGATACAATCAATTGCTATTTTATATAATTCTCGTAAATATTGACTTTTTTCTAAACCTTTATTATTAATAGAATATTCATCTATGTCAAATATATTTAAACCATCAAATCCGCCATTCAAATCTAATACAAAGCTTAAAACAGATGTTTCATCATCAAATTTTTGTGTTTCTTCAATTGAATCAATTGATTTAGTACTTTTATAAACAGTATTTTTATTACTAATTGTAAAATAATATAATATTTTTTCTACATCTGTTTTATTTTCAAATAAGTGATTCCATTCAAAATTAGAATTTAATAAAGTATTTATATTTTCGCCAGTATGTATATATTTTGATAAGTCCCATCTTTGAATATAGTTGTTTATATTTTTGACTTTTTCATTTAATAATACTATTTTTTCTAAATGAAACATATCTTCGTTTTTAAAAGCATCATCAATATCATTTTGATAAAAATTTTTGTTTAAATATTCGTCTAATTCTATACTTCTTTCTTGTATCAAATCTTCATAATTATAACAAATATAATTTAATTGTGGTTTGTTATATTTGATTGTATTTTTAAAAGTATAATTAACCTGATCAATATATGGATCAATTACAGCTTGAAATGATTCAAATAAATTATCATTATTATTTATAAATTTTATATTTTTAAAATTTTTTCCCCAAGCATGTTTTTTTGATAATTTTTTTGGATTATTTACATCTGTTTGAATTATTTTTGAGTAATTAAGTAAATTATGAATAATACCATTACTATTATGTTCAATTTTTCTTTTATATCCTAAAAAACCTGTAGGTACTGAATATTTTTTAAAGTTATTTGATTCAATATAATCTGATATCTCAATTCTTATCCACGGATTTTGATTGACATATTCACCTTCTACACATATATTTTTTGTATTTAAATCAAAAAATATTTTTTGAGAGCCAATTACACGACAAATATAATTTTCGCTTTCTTTATCTAAATTTAAATTTGTAATACCCCAAATTGTTTCTTCATTTTTTTTATTTATTAAAAACAAATCAAATGATGCAAAATTTTCTTCATCACCTAATGATCTAGGAATAATTTTTATACCTAAATTATTTGAAAATTTTCCAGGGTTTATTGCATGTATTTTAAATAATTTTTTAACACGCAAAGATAAATCTGTACGATCATTATATTCTGAATTTCCATAAAACCCTTGACTTACTACCCATGGAGTCTCTGCATATGTATATTCTTCTTGAAAATCCTTTAATTGAACATTTGTTAAATTTAATAAATTACATGAATTAATTTTAAATGAATCAAATAAATTATTTAAACCGTCAGCATAATTAATGAAACAATATCCAAAATCTTTTAATCTTTTATAATTTAAATTTAAAACATTTTTCCAAAAAATATCATCTTGATCTGTTTTATTGAATGAAAAAGATACTTCATTAAATGGTTTATCATTTGAAACATTTTTAAAAACATAATCTTGCAAAAATTTTTGTGATTTTGAGCTGTTATTATTTATTAAATAATTAGAGCCAGTTATTTGTAATAAAAATTCATCATCATTTAAACTTGAAATATTTAAAGAAACGTTTTCATCTGTTATAATATATCCTATAAATATATTTTGATTTTCTTGATCATTTAATATATTAAAATTTATATTATTCAATAAAGTTAAATCTTTTTTAGATACATTTAAATATAAACAATATATTTTTTGAGTATTTTTTATTTGAAATCCAGGTTTTAAACCATTATATTTTGTTTGATTTTTGTCTTTTGATAAATCTAAACCTAAAATTTTTGTAAAGTTTAGTTGTCCTTGATTCTCTAATACTGAATATGCTGAGATATATGGTAATATATTTTGATCATATTCTTTTAAATTTTCAATAAATGTACCATTTTTTGTTGAAAAATTATTAAAATCATTTATACCATTTTCAGTAAATAAAAATTCATTTGAAAAAGAAGGTACAAAAGGCAACCCTAATAATGAATTACCAATAATTGATACTGTTTGTTTATTTATATTTGGGTTTGATTTAATATAAAAATCTCTTGACGAATCTGATATTTTTATAGATACTTGTTGAGAGTTAATTGAATATGCCATTTGTCTTTCACTAATGATTTTATGTATAATTATAGTGAAAAAGAAATTATTTATTAATATTGTAATACGCAGTTATCAAATTTAATACTTAAATCAATCATTAATAAATCATCATTATCATATGATAAACTACTATAATTTGCACTTTCCAATTGACAACCTTTTAAATCCCATAATTCAATAACTGTTCCAACAGGATCTAATAACTTAATTTGACAATCTCTCTTATAGAAATCAGCATAACCTGCTCTACCTGATACTGTCTCACCATGTGTTCTAACCCATTCCATTACTTGCTGCGCGCCTGATGGTGCAATTGGATCGTAAAGATTAACAGTTATACTACCAAATGTAACTTTCCCAGCAATATGTCTTTGTGAATTAATATAATTTATTGTTTGAGAACCAATTGTAATACTAGGTCTTGCTGCTGACTTAATCAAAAATGAATCAAGTCCTTCAATTGCAAAAACCCATCGATTACCTCTTTTTGGTTCAAATTTATTTGGAATCATCTCCGCGACACTTAATGTTTCAATCGCCATGTTTTATTTCTCCTAATGTTTATTTCTTTATATATAATTAACTATGTTAATCAATTGAATTTCTAACTTCAAAGTCAAGAGAAATAAACTCAGTTGACTTTGTTGGTTGTAAATATATTTTGCCACGAATTGTATTATTCTCAACATCTGATTGAGTTGTTGTAGATGTATCAATCTGCACTTTATATCTTTCAACACCTTGTTGCGCTTTAATATTTGCCATAATCGGTTCAACAGCATTTGAAAATGCTTTTAATGTATCTTCTCTATTTGGCGAAAATAAGAATGAATTTGCTATTTGTTTAACTTTACGTCTAACATAAATTAATAAACGTCTAACATTTATTCTATCCAATGCAGATGGATTCTTCAATAATGTTTTTTGTCCAAATACATATACTTGATCTCTACCAGCAGGTATATATATTGGATTAATATCATTATCATATAACTCATCTAACTGCTCACGACTAATAGAAAATTCTGTTGCTGATGCATTAACTAAACCTCTATTAATACCTGCAGGAGCATACCATGGAGCATTACCACCATTATCTGCACGACTCATTACACCTAATGCTGCAATTGTTGGAGGAACTTTAATAGAACCACCATTTGGTTTATTTAATACAACATCTGGAAAAAATGAAGCAGCAAATGATGTATCTAATGATCTACTTGCAAATGTCTGAATTGTTTTATTAACTGATGGTATTGTTTCACTATCAACAATTACAGTGCCAGTCGCATCAACTTGCTCAGGATCCATCAAATATAATGTATCAAAACGACTCTCAGATGCTAACACACCATAATTTGTAATAGATGGTTCTCTAATACCAGGTACAACCAATAACTGAATTTCTGCAGCTGCTTTATCTGAATATACATCTATAGCTTTCTGATATGTTTCAATTGATGAACCTGTTTTATTTTGTGTTTTAGCTTCTTTTACACAAGCAGCATCAGATAAATGATGTTGATCAATATCAAAAATATTTAAACCATCAAATCCACCTTGCATAAAGAAGCTAAATGATAAATATTTACTATTACTTAAGCTTAAATCATTTTTCATTCTAAAAAAACGTCTAGATGCAGATGCGTCAGTAGGTGCTGTATCGCTTGAAACATCAGAATTTCTAACAAATATTGCATCACCCCATTTTGTATTATCAATTGAATTATCTACCTTTTTTGTTATACGAATTTTTTCTAAATGAAAGAAATTATGATCATTTGCATAATCAATCTGAGATTTTGTAGAATCACCTTCAATATATTTAATATTCCAAATATTTTCATTAAATAATTTTGAATAATTTTTAATACTATTATTAAATCTTTGTTCAATATATTCCTTAAACCCATTATCACCTACATCTAAATTAAGTTTTTCAGCAAATTTTATACCCCAAGGCATAACTTTTGGTTCCTTAGATTCAGTTGCACTTTGAACTATTTTACCAATTGATCTAATCATAGGTATAGGTGGCTCTGTCATATATTTTAAATAATTAGTCAATAACTTAGTGTTTTCTACAAAATATGCATCACCATTTTCTTTTGTGAAATGCAATTGCTTAATTCCAGCAAAACCACAAGGTAAAGTTTCAGCAGGTAAATCTAAATTTTTTACCTCATCTGACACTTCAACTCTTACATATTTATTTGTTACACTATATGATCCTTCTTCTTGCAAACCAGGTTTACTTGCATCAAAATCCCAATATACTCTTTTATCACCAATTATACGTGCTATATAATTTAATGAATTAGGATCTAGACTTAATCTTTTCCAACCTACTAATACTGAATTCTTCAATGGGTTTGTATCTAATTTTTCAATAGCAACATCAAATGTACCAAATCCACCAAACTCACCTTTAACCAAATTTGATACTGTAACCTTAATTTGATTATTTCCTATTTCACCATCATCCAATGCATGAAATCTAAATAATTTAATTACAGAATCACCAATACCACTATTATTACTACCATCAGGTTCAATACCAAAATCTTGACTTACTACCCAAGGTGAAACAGCTGTTTGAAATCTTTTTTGAAAATTTTCAAACACAACCTCTCCACTAGATACACAAAAAGTTCCGCATGCTGTAATGCTTGCATTTGTATTATCTTCTTTTTTTAAATCACCATCAGAAGGTAATGAAATAATATTTTTATCAATATCATAATGTGAATATAAATAGTGACCATATTCTTCAATCTTATGTGGATCTTTATTCAAAACTTTAGCAAAATAATTTGATTGACTTGGATCAAAAGAACATTCAATCTTATTAATATTTGTATCTAAATGTCCAACTAAATATAAAGTAAAACCTAAAGTAGTTGTATCAATATTACCAATGCTATATCCTACATCAGAATCTGCTTGATTATTCTGAGGCGCTTCTTCTTTACCTGCAATATTTGATTCAACAGTTGCTTTTACATTATGTGGAGTCATTAAAACACCACGTAATAATGTAAATAATTGTGTGTCAGAAGATGATAAATCATTCATTGTAATTGTTAATCCAGCTGCGCCTGTTTTTGTAACAGAAATATTAATATTACCTGATATATCATCTACAAATTGTGTTAATGTAACAGTATTAGTTGAAGATGTTGCAATAACTTTTTTTGTAGTATTAAAAGCTGAATTAATTGCATTTTTAATTGCAGTTGCAGTAGCTATTGCATCAGTACCATTATGTTGAATAACAGTTGCTGATGCAGGCCCATTGCCATCAAATGTAAAAGTTTTTTCTTCAGACTGAGGATCTCCATATGCCTTGATTGTCAAAGTATCACCTGTGTTAATACCATCTGATGTATTAGTTACTACTATTTTTGACACTTCTCTTAGTGGTATTTTTTTTATACCTGATTCTGATAGATATTTTGAATTTGTAACACTTTTTGCAAAATGACCTAACATAAATGTTTTACCAGCGATATTAACATTATTAGTATTGTTTGCAAAAGAATTACTAATCTCATTACCATTTGTACCTAGTTGTTTTGTACCAACTGTAAAACCAGGTGTATTACCAGCACCTAATAAACGAACAAAAGCACCTTGTCCAGGATTGCCGCTCATCCATTCATTAACTGCCAATGGCCCGAACAAATTTGAGTTTGAATCAAGACCTTTATCACTGAAAGAGCCAAATATATCTTGAAATTCTTGAATATTTGAAAAAATTGTGGGTATGAATGCAGGACCACGCTTTGCACGCCCTACTACACCTGCTGGTGTACCTGTTAGCACTCTATTAACAGGCGTTGGCGCTGATAAATCAATTTCCCTAAGGGAAACTCTAGCTGAACCTTGTCCGGCCATAATGAAATCTCCTATAAAATTTAATTTATTTTAAGATTAATTATTTGAGAACAAAAGATTTTGCTTGATAATAGTTAAAATAAATATTTTATTTTATGCAAATGTTACACCGCTATTAGTTACAACAAAATCCATAGCAATAAATTCAACAACTCTTGTAGGTACTATAATTATTTTACCACTTAAAATATTTTGATCAATTTCATTAGGATCATTACTAATAACAATTCTATAATTTTCAATACCACTATTTAATTTGATATTTGATAAAAATGCATTTACAGTATTTGAAAAATTATCTCTTGTTCTTTGATTATTTGGTTCAAATAATAAAGCTTGTGCTGCTCTTTCAACACCACGTTTAACTTCAATCATTAATCTTCTTACATTGACTCTACTTAATGCAGTATTTGAAACTTGTAAAGTTTTTTGACCAAAAATAACATATTGATTTGTTGGAAAAGTTGCAATAGGATTAATTTTGTTTTCATATAAATCATCACGATCATCAGCTTTCAATCTTACAGTAACACCTTTAATTCTAGGATTAGCACCATTACCAAAACCTGCAGGAGCAAACCATGGTTGAATTGTTCTAGATCCTTCACTCTTGGCTAATGCACTCATCGCAATAACAGAAGAAGGTAAATTTATAACTCTCTTTGATAATCCTACAATTTTATCTGATGCATCATCAAATAATACATCAGGAAAATATGTTGCAACATAATTATTATCAAAATTTCTAGCATTCAATTTTGAAATAGTACTTGAAATATCTGCCTTTTTATCAGCTAATGATTTATCACCAAATAATCTACCACCAGCTGAATCATAATGTAATATCCATCAAATAAATTGCTTTACCAAATTCTGCTGTTTTTAATGCTACATGATTTGTAATTAATTTTTCTCTAATACCAGGCAATAATATAACATGTACATATGCAGTTGCTGGTTCTAACATTATATTTACAGCATCAATATATGCAGAAACAATATTATTAGATAATTTTTCACCTTGTAAACTTGCATCTGTTGTATCATTCAAACCACTAGCATATCCAATAGCTTTCCCACCAGCTTCTGTTGAACAAGATCTGTCATTCATATTAACTGAATCTTTATCAAATATATTTAAACCATCAAAACCTCCAAACAATGGTGCTGTAAATTTTGAAAATGCTGAAAATTTATTGAATTTTTCTTTACTTTCTGATAATACTGATGCCATTGATACTCTTGTATCATTAGCAGCAACTAATATTTTATATGTAACTGGATCATATGTACCACCTCTCCAATACACAGCGCTACCAAAACTTTCAGATACTTGATCAGATACATCACCAACTGTTGTTTCATTAAATACAACTCTTGCCAAAGTAAATTTATTAGAATTTAAATCATCAGAAACTATTGAATTTTCAGCTGTTGTAACATTATTACCCATAAATTTACATAAATTTTCAACTAATGAATTAGTTTGCATACCTGTTGTTGCTCTATTATTAGGTGTATCGATACTATCAATATTAAAATTAATAATACCCCAATATTTATTTACATCAACATTTTCATATTGTCCTTTAGCACCAATAACTGATGTATTGGTAACATCAAATTTTCCTTTTGTTACCTTAAATCGAAATGGTAATGGCGGTGAAACATAATCATCAGTACCAGAAGTAATATCGGTAGAAATTGTTGGAATACCTTTAAAACCAAAAGGTAATGATTCAGGAGGGATAATTCCATTTTTTACATCTTCAGATATAACTATTCTAATTCTATTTGATTGATTATCATATTCTCCTGATGTAATTAATCTTTTTTCTGTTGCAACACTATCATCAAATTTTACTTTTTTATTACCAATTAATTTTGCAATATAATTACTTGATGAAGGATCTAAAGAACAATTTGTATATGATTCATATATTAAAGGTGAATCATCAGTATCATTTAAATCTCTAACCTCTAAATTAAATGTTCCAAATTTATAATCAACATCTGTAGATGCTCTTAAATTGCTGATACTAATTTTATATTTTCCTGCTGCATAAATACCATCATCAATTGTTTCGATTTCAAATAATTCATATTCTTTTGAACCAAATGGCTGACTTATAAACTTAGGCGATTTAGGAGAACTGAATTTCTTTGAAAAATCACCATTATTAAGTGTTATTAATTCAGCAGCAACTGCTGATGCATAAATGCTTTGAATTGGAAAATGTGCATATAGATAATATCCATATTCTTCCAATTTAAATGGATCAGTATTTAATACTTTATCCAAATAATTATTATCGTTTTGGTCAAAAGATATTACAACACTTCTTGCTTTAATTCCTGTTAAACCTACATTAACTGTTAATTTTCCACTTGCAATTGATAAAGTGCAGTCTTTATGTAATATAAAAACAGCACGTAATAATTTACCATCAGCTGCTAATTGATCAGCGCCTGCAAAATTATTTGAAACCTTGTTTTCATTTACATCAATTTGGTGAGTAGAACATAATAATTGCATATCTGCAGTAAAACCTGATTTATCTGAATTTCCTAATGTTCTAATATATTGAATTGCCCCTGTACCGCCTTGTTTTACTGTAAAAAATTCTGATACTGCGTGTCCTGCAAGTTTATCCTTTTGTACATCTCCAAAGACATTGGTATAATCATCCATTGAATTTAAAATGATTGGTACGAAAGCCGGGCCTTTTTCAGCTGCGCCAATAATACCAACTGGAGATGAATTAGGTTCTTTTTTGGGAGGTTTTGATTGCACCTCGATTTCTCTTTCAAAAAATCCTGGTGATTTGAATACTTGCTCGCTCATTTTTTCTCCTATTTCTTTCTATAAAGCTATTTAATTTAATGATAATTATCGTGTAGAAAAACAGATTTAAATAATTTTTAATATTTATTAATTTGATTTTATTTATTAGAGAAATTTAATAAAATATTTTGGGCAGCTAGACCTTTATATGCGACTTCACCTTTTTTTCTGCTAATATCATATACACCATATTTTGTAATATTAGTTTTATTAGGGTCTCTAATATCATTTTGGGCGATATACCCTGGTTTATTCGTTAATAAATTAATTTGGTTATTCATTGAATCAATACCTATATTAGATGAAGGCATAGGATCATCTTCTGCTTGTAAATCATCAAAAACGTGTGAATCAAAAGTGTTATCAATAGGTCCTCCTAAACCATGTAAAGGTAGAACAGCTGATTCATCTTGATAAACATCAAAAGAAATTTTAGGTGCAGAAATAAAAGATCTTAATGCTGTTTTACCACCCATCATATTAGGTAAAATAACATAACCATTTGCTGTTAATGTCAAATTCATTTTAACATATCTTTCATTTTCTGTCATATCTGAATATGATGTATCTGTAGATATTTGACTACTTACAAAACCTGAAAACCAATATGGTTTATCTGAATCTAGTCTAAATTGTTGACTAACATTTATTGTATATGATTTTAAAATTGTTTCAAATATTCTATTCGCTTCTTGCTGAAAGTTTGTCCAAATAGCAATTTCGTAAGTTGCACCCATATAATTTATAGGTGGCATTTCTATTATTTCATAAATATTTGAGTTAGACATTTTAGGTATTAAACTCAAATTTTTATTTAAAATATTTACAGAAGTATTTCCTTCTTCTTGTCCTAATGTATTTTTTACATTTTCAAGATTTTCTTTATTTCTAAGTTGTTGTTCTTGTAAATCTTCTTCAGATAAACGTCTTTTTATAATATGCGGTAACATAGCATTATCAGCTGTACCTTTTGGCGCGCCTTGTTCTAATGATGTCCTAGATATAGAAATTAAAGGTAATATTATTGCACCGCTTCTATCTCTAATTGGCTTCTTTTTTCTTAATATTGCAAAACGTTCACCTGTTGCAAAAATAACTGGTATTCTTTTTCTTTCTCCATCTAATTCATAAAATAAAGGTATTTCTTTATCAAAAAGATTAAAAACAGCTTTATCTAAATCTTCAATTCCACATGAAGGAATTGTTAATCCTGTAAAATTTACACCTTCATAACCAGTTGCGACTGCATTAAAATCTATATCATCCCTGGTAAATCTTGTAGTCATTTTTAATCTCCTTCACCATAAAATGATGATTTTATAGTATTTGCATTTATTTTGCTAGGTTGGGGTTTTACTTGCTTTTGTCCTGTAATTGGTTCTTCCAATATACCATCTTTTCTTAATTGTCTTGTATCACCAGTTTCAATACCAGATGATGTTTTTTCAAAACCTCTTTGTTGCTCAAAAACTTTTTGTGTTGCATTTTCGTCAATATACATATCACTAACAGGTCCATTTAATCGTTTATTAATAAGATTAATACGTGCTTGTTTACCTTGCATTTTATAACCAGCAATACGTTCAGTTTGACCAAACATAATTTTTTCAACAATAATTGTTGTAGCTTCAAAAAAATATTCACCGAATTGAAAAAAATCACCTTCATTTATACTTAAATCTTTATCTTTTAAATCACGAGGATGTAAAAAAACAGTAATGTTTTTTGTTTGTTCATATCCAAAATTAGTCAATTTAACATCAGCTGCTTGCCATTCAACTAAACAATCAATTTCAATAGGTGGATCAAACGCTTTTTCTATACTTTCCTCATACAATGCATGTGGATTTGATAAATCTTCTCTAACATGATAATAGTATATCTTTTGACCTATAACATCTTTAATAATTTCTTTTGTTAAATCTGAAAACAGATCTGCTTCTTTTTCAGTAAAAAATAATCTTGCCATTTAATTCACTTTATCCCATCAAAAATGGCCCATTTGGAATGGGTATTTTTTTCAATAAATTTTGTAATTGATCGGCTTGATTATTTTGATTTTCAAGAATCTTAGACATTGTCATCTTTTCTAATGTCTCTTTTAATTGAGTTTTTAATTTCTCTTGATCATCACGACCGCTAGAAATTAAATCAGAACCATTTAACTGCAAATCCCCCCCAGGTATAGGAATACTTGAGAATTTACTTCTAACTATACCTAACATTTCTCGACTTAAAGCCAAAGTAAATTCTCTAATCCAATGCCTAGCAATTGAATTTAAACCGTTATATTGCAAATTTCCATATGGAACATTACTAATATTTGATACACCGTTAATTTTATCATCAGGTATATCTGGTTTTAAAGGATTTAAAGGAAATGCAAATCTAATAAATAAACTATATGGATTTTCTTGCGTTGGTTTAGGATATATTCGAATATTATTACCATGTAATTCATAACTGTAATTAGAACGTCTTATACGATTACTTATATCTAATTGCCCTGCACGTAAAACATCTTCAAAAACAGGTAAAACATAAAAAACAGTTTCAGGTGTAAATGATTCAAAAGCAAACTGATTATTTAAATAATTTATTGAACTGGTTGTATCAAAAAAACGATATGCTGCCTGAGGACTAAAATGCATTATTTCATATATTCTAGGTTTTGTTTTTTGACGTTTTCTAGAATCACCTGCTGGATATTCAACAAAAATTAATTGAGTAGGATCATCTGGGTCAGGTTCAAATTCTCCTAATCCTAACTGATTAAATACCAAATATTCTTGCCCGTCTTTTTTATATGTAAGTTCTGTTGTAATATTATAATCTTGTCGACCTTGTTCTAATTTAATATATCCAATATAATGATCAACATTACCTGCAACGCCACCTTCTGTTGCATATACTTCAGCTTTTCTAAGAAATATATCAAAATTTTCTTTAGGTAATTTTCCTTCTGCACCATTAGGTCCTATATTTGTATTTACATTTGTGATTGGAATCCCTAATAAACTATGCATATGACTTTCAAGCATATTTTCATTTATAAATCTTGAATATTCTAATGTTGCTTCCTCAAAAGCTGCCCATATTTGTTTATTTGTTAATTCAACGCTAATTATATCATCACCCAATTTACGTCTAACAAATGTTAACATACTATCTGCATCCATCTGAAAATGTATGTCATCATCATATATTGCAAATGGTGTTGCATTTGTAGTATTTGCAAAACTAGCCATAAAAAAAAAATCCTCTCATCAATATTCTATTATTTCTAATTATGAATATCTCGAGAGGATTTTACGTTATTCTATTAAATTATATAAACTTAAACTAATTGCAACTTGCCTTTAACTTGTATACTTAATACGTCATCAGCATTTTTTAAAACAATATTAGACAAGTCGTGTAATTCACCTTCCGGAAAACTATGAATAGTAAATTGTCTTTTTTTCTTATCTACAACTTTGGCGCCTACAACAAATTCTTTTTTAACATTTGTTACCTTAACTTCTTTAACTTCTTTTTTAGGTTCTGCAACCTTAACCTCAGCTTTAACTTCTTCTGATTTTTTGGCAGATTTTTTGACTTCTTTTTCTTCGACGACAGCGTCTGCCTTTTTTTCTTCACTCATTTAGAATCTCCTTAAGAAAATGTTATAAATTCAACAACAAATTGCACAGTACCACCTGCATCAATATTTTGACTAGCAACTAAAGCACCATAAATATCTACGTCTGCATTACCAATTTTTTGAGCCCCTGCCTTCATTGTAAGAGGTGTATTTGTATCGGCTGTATCTAAACCTGTTGATAAACTTGAAGAAGTGCTATTTCCAATACCTACAGCAAGTGCATTTAATGCATCAGCAGCAGCATCACAAAGCGAATTATCAACTAATTGTAAATATGTTTCATCTGTACCATCAGCATTGTTTCCAAAACTGAAACCTACATCTGCAACATCTGCAAAGCCTAATGCTGAAGTAATTACAGCATGATAGCCTGTGATTAAAGAATTAGCTGGAATTGTAATAGGGCCTGATACAATTAAATCATTACCACCAGCTGCAACGCCAGAGGAAGATCTTGTTTGTTTAATACCTACCACACCGCCAGAAGTTGCACCAGTTTGATACAAACCTTTGGCATCATCAATAATAATTTTAACTGACATAATCTTTACCTCTATTCTTACGCAAATGTAATAAATTCAACTGTAAATTGTGCAGCACCTGCTGTTAAATTAGCAGCAGCTGTAATTGTAAAATGTGCAGTTGTTTCAGCGGCTCTATAAGCTTGACCAGCCACAATTACTAATTGTTCATTACCTGCATCGGCTGCTAAAGCTGTGTTTAATTCAGGATTAGTACTTTGGCCTTTTCCAGCAACAGCCTGTGCTGCTGTATTTGAAATTTGTTTAGATAGAGCTAATTCATTACCAGCTACAGTAGTACCTACAGTTACTGATGGGGTTGCGCCACCTACTAATGTTGTAGTTACAACTGTATGAAAAGCTGTAATTAAAGAATTTGCTGGTACAACAATTGCGCCTGAACTAATTGTAGCACCTGATACCCAAGCGACATTTACTGTCTTGGATTGTGTTAAACCGACCACACCCTTACCTGATGTTTGATATAGACCTTTTGTGTCATCAATGATAATCTTTGGCATTTGACTCTCCTATTTTTATAGTATACATGATTTCATGCCACGTGTATATTCCGTTTGTCAATTGGCATGAGCTTAATTATAAATATTAATAAAAAATTATTTTACACAAAAAAAATTATTTTTCTGTTCTTTCTTGATTTAATTCTTGTTCTTGTTGTGCTTGATGCATTTGTTGCATTTCTTCTTCTGAAGCTGTATGAGGTGCTAGTAGTTCAATTGCTTCTTGTAAAGCGTGTGCTTCTTTCAATGAAAAAGCGCCTCTTTTTTGTGCTAATTGAGCTGCTGCTAATAAAAGATTGACTGAACCTACTTGTTCTGGAGTTAATTGCATAATAAAATATCCTTTGTTTTTATTTTTTTAATTTATAAAGGATATTATAATAAAATAAAATTACTTTTACAAAAAAAATAAAAAAAATTAATTATATCTTCTTGCTTCTTGCATAATCATTTGTCTGAGTGAGTGTGCATCTAGTTTGATGACATTTTTTCTATTTCTATGTGATTCTAAAAGTCTTTCTTCTTCGATTTTTCTTGCTTCTTGCATAATCATAAGACGAAGTGATTGTGGGTCTAATTTGATAGGATTATATTGTGTTCCTTCATTTAGTCTATTTCTTTTTGCGCGTGAATATTCTTCTGCAATAATTTGTGATAATCTGTCTTTGGAAATTCTCATTTTTTCTCCTGTTTTTGTTTAATTATAATTTATATAATATATATGTATTATTTTCCAAACATTTCTTTCCAAAAAAGAGCAACTGTCATGATAATTTGAACAACGCTAAAAATTGTGAAAGCTTTTATTTTAAATTCTTGTAGTTGTCTAATTGAATCGTCGATATCTTTAAATTTATTAGAATATCTTGTATCATCATTATTGTGATTTGTTGATAAATTAATTAATTCAGTATCATGTTGATCTAATTTGTTTTGAATAATTGTAATAGTTTGTTTTTGTGATTTTAATTCTGTCAAATCGTGTAATGTAATAATTTGAGATACATCTTTTTTCCAATTTTCTAGACTATTAATTAAACCGTCTTATGCTTCAAATTTTGCGTTTAAAGATGACATTTCTTTTTTTAAAGATTGAATTTCTGCGTTTAATTCACTAGTTTGTTTTGATATTTGATTTGAAATATGATTGAGTTGTTGAATTATTAAAGCGTTAAAATCATTATTTGAAGAGTTAATTCCCATATTAGACATTTTTAAACCCGATATTCTATATTATTATATTTTATATATCCTAATTATATATTATTTTTAATCTAATTTTTGAATAAAAAAGCATGAAGATGCGCCAAAAACACCAATCCCAGCAGTGATAAATCTGTCTAATAATTTTTCATTTTGTTTTATTTCGCAGACAGCCAATTCTTGTTTTTTATCAGATAAAGTTGATAATAATTTATCTTTTTCTAAATTAATATCTTTTATTTTATCATTACATTGATTTTCTTTTTCTTTAAATTCAATATCAAATTTTATTTTATTATCTGATATTGTTTTTTCTAACTTTTCTTTTTCTGTTTTTAATTCAACAATTTGTAGCTTAAGATCTTCAATTTGCTTACTTAAAATATCCTGTATACCAGGCATATTACAAATTCTTTCAGCTGTTCTTAAAATTGAATTTTCATGTTGATCTGGTAAACCATTTTGATTAACATCATTTATTTTTTCTTGTGCATTTAAATTAAAGCATATTAAAAAAAAAATGGTAATTAAAAATTTATTTTTCATTTTTCACTTCATTTCATTAAATTCTTTACAAATTGATTTGTATTCTTTAATCATTTGTTCTTTGTTTTTTATTTCAAAAAGAATGGCATTATTTATTTCTTGTTTACATTTTAAATCATAAGATTTTTTTTCATCATTATATGTTTTATTTAAAACATTAATAAACTCATTTGATTCTTTTAATTGGTTTTTTAAAATATTTATTTCTTGATTTCTAGATCCTGAACCAATATTAAAGCCTACTAATAATGAGAATAGTGCCATTAAAACATTAATAATTCTTGTGATTTCATTTTTATATTTTTCAAAAAATTCTTGTGACATAAAAGCCTTTTTATCTAGGAAAATCTTTTCCTCTTTGTACTATATTAAATTCCATTTCATCAGCTTGAAATGTATCTTTGATAATATTACTGATATTTGACCAATCAAATGGTTTGCATGAAAAAATATCAATAAACGCGTAATTTTTCATAGGAAACGTATGAATACTAATATGTGATTCAGCAATAATCACAATCCCTGTAATACCTTCATCTTCAGGAACTAAGCCTGCATATGGAAAAACATATGGTTGCGTAATTTTTGTCATTCCAATTTTATCAGGCAATTCATGTAAAAACTTAAAAACTTTATTGTAGTCGTTTAATGCTTCAGTATTTTTACATTTTATATCAAATGTAAGATGTGGTCCAAAGGGTTCTAAATTCATCGTATATTTTTCCTTATTTGTAATTTTGATTTAATAAATCTTTATTCAATTCATTATTTATTGAATGTAGACATGATTGTAAATATGATTTTTTTTGTGCAAGTTGCAAAATTTCTGTATCAATTTTAGATATTTCTATATTAAGATTTTTTAAATTTTCTCTAAGTTCAATAATACCTAAATCATTATAAATATTTTCTTTTAAATTACTCATTTTAATAATCCTAATTGTTTTAATTTTTCTAAACAATATACATATGTTTCTTCTTGCGTTTTATTCTCTGTATTGATATAAATCACTTTGTTTTTTGTCCAACTAGATAATTCTTCATACTTGTCTCTAATTTTAAACCAATTATCATTAATTCCTTCTAACTCGTCTTCCTGATTTGGTAAATTTGTCCTTGTTGTAATAATTAATACGCTGTTTTCAATTGACGATAATAAATCATCTAATTTATGAAGAAATTCAAAATCATTACCTCTATTAAATACTTGACTATATACCCATTCTGTTGTCCATGATCTATCTAAACATACATCATTTCTAGAATTTTTTAAATATGTTAAAAAATAAAGATCAGTATATCTCAACATAAGTTTATATCTATCAGGGTGTTTCCATTCACCATGTTCATATGGGTTCTTATGATATGGCATATTTAATTCTTTAGATATTCTTTTAGCTAATGTAGTTTTACCACAACCATCTGGACCATCAAAAATAAATACTGACATTATTTCTTTCTACTTTCTTCTAACTTTTTTAATCTACCTACAAATCCAATGTTTTTAAAATCTTCAATCATTTCTTTTTCACCAGGAAATAATAAATCTTCAGGTAAATCTTGTAATTCAAAATACCATGCTGATTTACTAAAATCGTAATCACATGAACCATCTAATAATGTTGGAACCTTATTATTTGCAGATGGAGCACGACCTGTATTTCCAAAAACTTTATCAACATTTAGACATACTTTACTTCCTCCCATGCCGTCCATTTTATTTAGTAAAATTGACCAACCGCTACCTTCACATTTATCTGTTCCGTCTGCATTTAAAAATGTATTTTTTAATTCCCTTAAAATTAATCTACCTACTAAATTGAGTTCATCAGTTAAACCATTTTCGCATCTTCTTGCAAAATACCCTAATAATGCAGCATAATTACATTGCATAATCATTGCTGTTTGTTGTCCATGTAAAGTTAAATATCTACAATCTTGAGGTGGAATACCATCATTATACATATCATCATATAAATCTTGTGATAATTTAGCTAATAATTGTGCTCTTTCTGAGAATTTTTCATGTCTAGCAATATTTGCTGGGATTGTTACCATATGATTAATATGTTGAGGCATTTGAGATTCAACAACATAAGCCCAACCTACTCTACCTCTTGTGATTTGTGCCAATGCAACTCTACTTAAACCTGTTACTTTAATTTCAAAATTTAATACTTCCATAGGTGTAGGAAGTGCATTTCTACTTAATACATCTAAACAAGCTTGCCAATGTTCTTCATTTGTATGATCAAATTTAACATCTTGTAATGTAATCCATGTTTGTTTAAACCAATCCCAAAACATTTCAAATGGCTTTTCATGTGTTGTTCGAACAATTTCTACACCTACAGAATCTAGAAAACTATTTTTAAAACCTTTTTGCTCTGTCATAAATCCCTCTTTTTAGTATAAAATAATAAAATAATAAATGTATATAAAATTATTATAATTAAAAATTTAAAACTTTACAAATATTTATTATTTTATTATTTTATCGCCAGAACATCCAGAATTAAATAAAGTAATAAAATAAATATAAATTATATTCTTCAATATAAGATTAATTCTGGATGTTCTGGTGATCATTTATATATAAAATTATTATTCTTTTTTATCATCATCTAAATCATCTAAATAATCATAATTCATTTCATCAAAATCAAAAGATTCGTTTTCCATTCTACTCAACTCTTCATCTGATAAATTTTCTAAATCATTAAACATTTGTTGATCTAATTCTTCTTGGTTATATTGATTATCATCTATTTCTATAGACATTTTATCTAAATTACCAAATTCTCCAAAATCCAATATAACAAAACTCTCCCATGGTTTATTTTTATTAGTAGTTAATGCATCATTTCTATAACCTACATTACCAATATGTAGATCTTTAACTTCATCATTCTTTAAAAAGTTACAAATATATGAAATATCTGGTGTTATTTTAATCTTAATATTAGCATCTGATAATCTCTTTTTAAATATATTTACAAATTTATTTTGTTCATTTATTTCTTTATGATACATCTTAGTAAAAGGATTGTCTATAGAATATATATGTTTGCCAAATGCATATATCAATATCAAATTAATAAAAGTATTAATAAATGCTTCTTGTAAATCACCAGTTTTTTTATAATTAGTTGATACCTGTTCAATAAATGTTATAATATTATGAAAAATTTCTGTTGCATATGATTCATCTTTTTTAATAATAGCATCTAAATAGTTACTACGATTATAATATTTACTATAATAAGAATCATTCATTATAAAATTTAGTATTTTACTTAAAAAATTTATAAAAGGTGCGAACATATCATATATAACTAAATTTTTATTATTTGGACTAAATACATTAACTTTTTCAAATATAATCCATGCTGAATCTTTATGATCATATGCATAAATCTTTGTAAAAAGATCATTTCTAGGATAATTATCAGGACCGTAATTAAAATATTTATCATATTCATTTGAATTTGATCCAGTTATATTTCCAAATGAAGCCGCTTCTAATTTAACAATAAATGGTACATCTTCACGTGCATATACTTCACGAAATGCTCCAAACCCTACTTTCTTAAAACCTAAATCGTTTCTTAATATTTCGTCTACTTTCTCTATTTTTTGTCCTAACGAAAAATGATTTGTACCATAAATTTTAGGATCAGGTTTATCTAAACTTCTCAAAATATTAGCAGTATAATCTAAAAAATCCCAACTATTTGGAGTTAAATTTTTTTGTTTATATCTATTTTTAATATCAGAATTTTTTTGTATAATATCTTCTTTGTATCTTTTTTCTAGATCTGTTAAATTACTTTCTAATAATTTTTTAATTAAAATTCTAATTTTTTTTTCTGTTATAATCATACGTCGCCTGTTTTTATAAATATTTATAAATATGGGCAAATATATTCTATTAAATTTAATTTATTTTTTCTAGTCATTTTTTTAATATTATATTCTAATTTTAATGCATAAGATTTATTTTCTGTTATTGTATACCAGTATAATTTAACAGGTCTTCTACTTAAAGTATATTTTGCGCCTTTTTTAGAATTATTATGTTCATTTATTCTTTTTTCTAAATTATTAGTTATTCCGCAATATAAAGAATTATCATTGCATATTAAAAGATATACAAAATACATTTTTGTCCACGTATTAGATTGGTTAGATGGTGTTGTTGTTTATTTTTTTATACCCATAACCCAGTTTTCATTATCTTGTATTAATGAATTTTCATTTAGTTTTTCATAAAATTCAGTAGGTAATGCACCAATAGAATATCTATTACTTGCAAACCATTCTCCAGATTGTCTCCATCTATATAATTCTTCATGTAAATATTTTTCTTTATGACCCATACCTTTAAATAAATGAACCAATCTTAATTTTATTCCTGAACCTGTTTGTAATTGTTTTAATCTTTTTTCAATATTTTTAGTTCTACCAATTTTAAAATAAAAAGGGGCTTCTTCCATTTGTATAAAATATAAATCATCTTCTTTTTTATTTTTAATTTTTTGTAATATTTCAATATTCATTTTAAAATCCTTATATTCATTTAAAAATTATATTATTTTTTATAAGATTCTACAATTATTATTTTTTAAATTAAAATTGATTTTTACTTGTTTTTTCTGTTCTAGGTATATTGCCAGTTTTGATTCTATTTGCTATTATATCATATCTTCTAGGCAAAATTTCTTTTAATCTTTCGCAATCGTTTTGAAAATTTTCTAATAAATTATCTTCAAAATCGGCTAAAGAATTATCTATTAAATCTTGAGAAACCTCATTACAAACTTCACTTATTTTATTAATAATATCTTCTTTGGATACGCTAAAAAATATTCGTTGAGATAAACTATCATTTCTGAAAGGATATAAGTAAGTTCCACCCGCTCCATCCCTGATATCACGACTAGGCATTCTTCCAAATTGATCCAATTCAGTAACATCAGTCGAATCAGCAAACTGAGAAGGTTCTTTACGCTCACCTCTAGCCCTATAAAAACCAGAACCACCAGGATCAATACCTGTAACACCTTTTAATTTGTATTTATTTGTAGCTTTATTTTTTTCTATATCATAAATCATATTTTTTGGTTGATCCCAGTTTGCAAATAAAGAATCAACATAATATCTACTACCTACATGTAAACCTGCATCATGCCAAATTTCATTTACATATTCTTTTATCTTGTAACCTACACTTTGATAACCACCTCCTCCACCAAACTCATCAGTTACAGTTGCTGTTACAGAGCCAATACCTAAATTAACACCACCACGATTATTATTCATCATAACTAACTGAACATCACTTGGTTGTCTAAAATATTGTTTATTTTCAGGTCCTGCATTTGCATATAATTCATATAATTTAAAAAACAAATATTCATTTAATGCATTTAATATTGGTCCATCATTTGTAAAACGACCTGTTCCTGGAAATTTTATAAAATATTCTTTACCATCTCTAGAACCTTTATACATTGGATGTGAGCCTTTATCTTTTGGAGATATTCTAAAATTTTGAAAATCTGTTGATTTTAAAGCTTCTTTTATTAATTTTTTTAATGTATTAATTAACTTTCTTTCATTTAATAGCATAAAAATACCTTTTTTATTATTTTATTTTATATTTATTGAATAAATTATGAATATTGTAAAAAGCACCAATATATTTATAAAAATTTATTATGAATATTGTCAAATGTACCAATATATTTATAAAAAGATGTATCATCTCCAAAAGTTATAATATGCATCTGCTCAGGTTCGTTTTCATGTATTGTACCTGTACCGTGAT